TGATGGCACGTGGACTGGCATCGGGGATTATGAATTCAACGAACTCAAAGAACAGGTTCTCGATGCTCTCGACAACGACAACTGGTTTGACAGCGAAGAGGAAGAGGAGGAGGAAGCGCCCGCTGAACCTGCGGTATCTGATGAGTTCGAGGAACTTGAACCCGGCAATATTGCAGATGCAATGGCAAACGCCACATACGAAAGACGGGTATGCCCCGAGCCTGTGGCTGAAGCCCCCACTGAAGTTCCACAGATCAACGACGATGATGTTGATGCGATTATCGCCGCAGCAATGGCACACGATGAAGAGGTTCTCAGAGCGAATCAGGCTCTGAGCGAGTTATTCGGATAAGGAGGGTATATGGATCTGAGTAAGTCTTATGAATATTTTCAGCCTGAGATGGTCGATGGAAAAGTACACATCATTGGATGTGGTTCCGTCGGTTCAACGATCGCAGAGAATCTTGCGAGATGTGGTATCACAAAGTTTGTTCTGTGGGATTTTGACAAGGTCGAATCCAAGAACGTTGTGAATCAGATGTATCTTCCGCGTCAGGTCGGTATGAAGAAGACCGAGGCGCTGAAGGAAATCCTCACCGAAATCAACCCGGATTGTGCAGACGAAGTTAAGATTCGCTCCGGTTGGGAGGGTCAGATTGTCTCCGGTTATGTGTTCCTCTGTGTTGACTCGATCACGGTCAGACAGGAGTTCATGAAAGTCCATATGAAATCGCCAACAGTGAAGGCGGTTTTCGACTTCAGAACAGAGCTCGAAGGGGCACAGCATTATGCGGCTGACTGGAACAATCCACAGATGAAGGAGGATCTCTTCAAGTCTATGGATTTCACACCAGAAGAAGCCGACGCAGACACTCCGGTTTCAGCGTGTGGTGTCACGCTGGGCGTTGCAACAACCGTGCGGTTGATCTGTGCATATGGGGTGAACAACTTCATCAACTTCGTTAAGACAGGCGAAATTAAAAAGCTTGTTTTAATGGATGGGTTCCACTTCACACTCGATGCGTTCTAAAGATACAAAAAACAAGTAAGTAAAATTTAGTCTAATGCAATGTCTTGATCGTTTGGTCAGGAGCTTCTGCTGTCAGCGGAAGTTACAACTTGAGAGGGAAAGGAGGCAGCAGGAGGAGCCGCAGCAGGCACCTGCTGGCGGGAAGCGAGCACGCCGTCACCTCGAAAGTACAGGATGCGCCGAGGTTTTTATTAAACTTACCAAACTTTACCAAACTTTGCCTAACTTTTTGCAAAATACTTTTGCAATTTAAAGCAAAAATGGTTTCAAAAAGGATGAGAGTGTGTTATAAAGCCCTGCGTTTACCTGGAAATTCTGGATCGTATCCGGATCCCAAATATTACGAGATTAGACTGTATGAAAGGAGAGAGAAATGTTTTATGTGATCACGCCCGCTCCAAAGTTTATCAATCATCAGATGACTTTGGAGGAATTGTTTTCGGGAAAAATAAATTTCCATTACACAAACTGTAAGGGTACAAACACAGTGACATACCGGTGTGACGGCTATAGCGTCCCACGACGGATGTCTGAAAAAGTCGGTGTTGATATTGACGCACTGATCAATAGGCTGAAACGATTCAATGAAGATCATAAGGATTTATTCCTTGACGATATGAGCTCCCTGTACAGGGAGTTTTATATTCCAAAGAAAACCCATGGCTTTCGAAAAATTGATGCGCCAAATAAAGAACTTGCGGATGCTTTAAGGGAGCTGAAACAGATCTTCGAATGGGGAGGGAGCACCTCGGGGGGTCTTTCCCTGTATCACACAGCAGCTTTCGCGTATATCAAGGGACGGAGCACGGTCGATGCGGTTAAGAGGCATCAGGCAAACGAGAGCATGTGGTTCGGGAAATTCGATCTTTCAAATTTCTTTGGAAATACCACCAAGGAGTTCGTGCTTAAACAGTTGTCGATGATATATCCATACAATATCGTCATGCGAGATATCGGTGGCAGGGCATTATTATCAAAAGCCTTAGACCTTGCATTTCTTGACGGCGGTTTACCGCAGGGGACTCCGTTTTCTCCGACGATCACAAATCTCATCATGGTTCCAATTGACCATGAGCTTGCACGCAAGTTTCACCAGCTCGATAAGCAGAGATTCATTTACACAAGATACGCTGATGATTTCCTTGTCAGTTCGAAGTATGACTTCAACGTAAGGAAGATTGAGCAGGTGATCAACGAGGTTTTACAGCGCTTCGATGCACCGTACAGACTGAACGCAGAGAAGACAAGGTATGGATCTAGGTCTGGGCAAAACTGGAACCTTGGGGTCATGCTGAACAAAGACAACCAGATCACAGTTGGGCACAAGAGAAAGCGGGAATTGAAAGCCGCAATCACATCTTATATTCTCGACAAGCGCAACGGGAATAAATGGGAACTCGGAGATGTTCAGGTTCTTCAGGGTAATATCTCATATGTGATGATGATCGAAAAGGAGTGCACGCTTGGGATTATTAAAAAGCTGAACCAGAAGTTCGGGGTCGATATCATGGCTTCAATTAAGGCAGATCTGAAAGGACGTCAGGAAGATGAAGTTGACCCTTATGAGAGTCCATTCTAATCGAAAGGAGGGTAGTTATGGGACTGGATATGTGGATTAAAAAGCGTCAAAAGAAAAGCGAAAAGAAAGGCGAGGAGCTCGGATACTGGAGAAAGGCAAACCAGATTCGTGGATGGATCGCAAACAACGTCGACGGTTTTAGAGACAATAGCGAAACCGTGATCCCGAAAGATAAGATTGAGGAGCTTGCTGATATTTGTGATAAGGTTCTCATCAGCCGATCAGAAAAGGTATCAAAGGAACTTCTTCCTGTGTCGTACGGTTTTTTCTTCGGGAGCGATCAGTATGACGAGTATTACTACGATGATGTTCAATACACTGCTGAACTCTTTGATAGAATATTGAAAGAGGTTGACTTCGATAATTACGATGTCGTGTATGACGAATGGTACTAAACTAGTCTAATTAAAAATGCTTAAACTGCAATGTCTTGGTTTTTAATCAAGAGCTTCTGCTGTTAGCGGAAGTTACAACTCGAGAAGGAAAGCATGTGCCCTCCGGGTAACGCAGCAACTTGCAACTTGTAGCGTTATCCCGAGATGACAAAATCGTTCAACTCTGATATGATTTATAGGGATTGAAACGAATATAAGTATTCTTGTGTGGAATAAAATTATTCGAAATCGGAATACTTCGATTGGCAAAACCAATAGATCTTCTAGTGTCCCCCGAGTTTTTATACAGCTGAGCCGGCGGAAAAACACGATCCCGTCGTCCCCAGATGTCAGGAAATAAAAGAGAGTTTAAGCGCTCTTAGCCATATCTGAAAAATGAGAATGGCATAAACGGGTTCTTCGGCTTCGACCAAGGATCATACTGCTCATTGAGTTGGAGATCAAAAGCCGATTTCATCTTGGTTACTAAGGGTTTTAGTTGGCTATGTCGGCCCTTGGTAATATACATAGCCTGCGTATGCTGGGAGCATGATTATATCCTCCTCAATTACCTCCAACATCTTACAAAGTAGTCATATGTGACAAATTCCAGTATGCGCAGGCTTCGCCTCGAAGCAATTCATATCAATACATAGTAATCGATATGGCTGTTGCTGTCAGCGACAGTAATGACTCGCTCGCGAACCGGTGTTTCTAATTTTTCCGGCCTTCCGTCCGGAAAAATCATCCGGTTTATCGCGAACTAAGACAGTATAGTTCGCCTGTTCGAGGCTTATCAAATTGCATGGGCATTCGTTTGTTTAAAATTTCCACAAACGGCCACCGCTGTAAGCGATGGTAAAGATTTGTCCGGTTTTCTTCCGGTCAGCACTTATGCATTTATCGAAATACTCGCAGCTTTAGTTTTATACATGCTCCGTAAACTTCGCATGTCTAAAACAAAAGGTGCTCGCATTTAGATAAAAGCAAATTGCACTAGCCATGTAATCTTATGAAAGGAGAAAGAAATGGATGAGGTTTTTCAAAACATTCGAGAGGGAGTTGTGTCGCTCAAGAACAGCGGCCTGCCTCCCGAACTGATCGCTGAGCAGTTGAAGTATTACGACGAGGAAATTAAGGAATTGAGCAGGGTCTGCGAAGCCATGCTTTGCAAGTTAAAGGAGGACGGCAATGGAGAAGCATAGAGCAATGCTTGTCTGGATGGTTTATTCGGAAGAGTACAACCAGATTCGTTTCATGGAGGGAGGCGTCAAACAGTACGGTATTGGCGACTCCGTTTTAATTATGTGGGGTTCCAAACCAACGGTTTGCACGGTTGTCGGAGCAGGGTATCTTGACGACACGCCAACAATCCGCAAGACGCTTGTTGATAAACACAAAGCGATCTCTGTGAATATGTGGAACATCGTTATCCCGGATGAGTTTGTCGAAAATCCTCCACACGTGCAGAAACTTGCTGACCGCTATGAGGAATGGCGTAGGTTTAAAAAGTTCGAAACTCGTGTGGCTTTTAAGAAATATGATGAGCTCGGCGATGATATGTATCTGCTCACCGATGGATACACAGCTTATCTGATTTCGAAAATGATGGGGCTTGGCACGCTCGTTGGGGAACTAGAGGAGGAATGATGGGAGTTTTGCATAGCATATTAATTGGGATAGGTGTGGTATTATCCACTATCCTAGTAATTCGTAATGAGCTTTTATACGCGATCTGTCTGTTGAACTTTGTTATCATATGCCTTCTTGTCGAGGTATCTAAGCGGTAAGCAACGCGAAAGCAAAGGGGTAATTTATGGATATTAACGGAAATGATCGGGCAGAATTTCTCGGCAATATCATGGATGCGATCGAAGATTTTCTGGAAGAGAAGGGTATTGACATCCCGAACAGCGAAAAAGAAGAAAGCGATAACCCTGCGATCTTATACGGGTCTGACTACGGGATTCTTTGCTACGACATTGAACGGGTTTTAATTGCGTGGGGTGTCTTGGAAGATGATAAATGGAATCAGATCCCTGCAGTTGATGTTGCACCTGTGATCAGATGCAAAGACTGTGAGTTCTTCGACATTGACTACGGCTCAGACAGTTATTGGAACGTTCCGACTGTCTATAAAGTTTGTCGCTTAAGAGGTGGTGGTAACTTCGGAACAGACGAAAATGACTTCTGCTCATGGGGAGAAAAGAGGGAAGAAGAATGACATTTGTACTCGGTATGATTACTGGAGCGCTTGTGTTGACTGTGTGCTGTTGCGCGGTGCTGTCCGGGAATTTAAGCAGAGAGGAAGAACAGCGTACGTTTGACGACTGCACTGAACGCATGGGCAATTGAACGGGTTTTAATCGCGTGGGGAGTGTTAAAGGAGGAGACATGAATAATTTCGAAAAGTGTGATTCAATTCTCAACAAGCTTAACTCAATGTGGGCAAGAGCACGTAGCGAAAACAGCAAGCGGATTCTCTGGGATGCAATGGAAACTATCGAGCATCTCGCCACATGCCTCGATGATGCGAATGACAGGATCGAGGATCTTGAAAGGGAATTCAGATGAGCGTTTCTATCAGTAAGGGAAATTCAAAGCTCGGGACAATCCCGAGCATTTCTTTGCCCGCATATCTGACATGCAGTGATGATGTCCCTTGCAAAAAGAAATGTTATGCTGGGCGGTATATGAAGCGCCGCTCTAATGTCAGGATGGCGTATTCAAAGAATTATTCAATTTTACAGAAAGACCCCGTCGAATACTGGCGGGAAATCGAGGCGTCTATGATGATGTCTCGATTTTTTCGTTTCCATGTAGCAGGAGATATTCCTAACGAGAGATACCTTGACGATATGGCGAGGCACGTTAGAAAGAACAAACATTGCAGGGCTCTGTGTTTCACAAAGAAGTATGACATTGTAAATAACTATCTTGATCATCACCGTATACCCAAGAACCTTATCTTGGTTTTCTCAGTATGGCCTGGGTATGCATACAAAAATCCACACAATTTACCGACAGCACATATACGATTCCGTGACGGAACTACAACCGCGCCAAAGAATGCCTTCCTATGTGGAGGGAGCTGCGAACAGTGTGCAATAGCAGAGAAGGGCTGCTGGTTTCTTAAGCATGGACAATCAGTAGAGCTTAAAGAGCACTAATAAAATAAGGAAGGAGGGTTCTTAAAATGCAGTACGTTTTTTCAGGGCTGCTGACATCTCGACGGAACGGTTATTCATTATATGTTCCAGACATTGATCAGACGTTTGTGAGCATGAGCCTCTTTGAGGTTATTCACAGAGCAAGGAAGTATCTCGCAATGCTTTCACACGATGGTTATCTCCCAGATCCATCACAACCAGCTGATGCAATCGCAATGGCGGTTTCGGCGGGGAAGTTTGTGGAAGATGAACCGACCGATCAGGATGGAGACAGGCTCGGGCTTGAGCACATCTATATTGATCTGGATACATATGAGGAAAAATGCTAGGAGGGGTTATGAGCAACACAGCGAACAATGGAGGAACTATGACAGAAATCGCAAACAGAACAAACAACAACGACAAGTATTACAAGATTGAGACAGCAGCCAAAGAGGCAGGTGTATCTGTTTCAACCATCCACAATGCGATCAACAAGGGTGTTTTGGTCGCGTCAACAGTCCCGGGCAGAAATGGAAGACATACATACATGATCAAAGAAGCCGATCTGCTCGCATGGGTCGAAGACCGCAAGTCGGTAAAGGTCGAACAGCATGATGTTTCCAAGGCATTAAAACTCGCGACAGTCGAACAGCTCGCCGGGGAATTTAACCGCAGATTACAGGCGAGTTTTGACGATGGCGTCAAGGTTGGTGAGAAGCGCAAGGCAGCCGAGTTCAAACTGATGCTGAAGCAGGGTGGTTTCTAATGTCGAAGCCGACTTATGCAAGCCTCAAGAGGTATTGCATGGTCTGCGGTAAGGAGGTAGGCATCCTCGGAATTGAGAGATACGGACATGGAAATGGGTATCTCTGTTATGATTGCGACCAGGCCTACCTCAAGGAACGCAAAGAGGAGATTTCTCGGGTCAGACGTAGCGCAAGAGATCGTAAGACCCGAGGCATCAAGTCGATGTATAACAATGGTTCGAAGCCGTCTGAGATAGCCAAGAAGTATGGTATCTCGGTTGAGGAAGTTTACAAACGGCTCAACAGTAGTGTGAGGTGAGGTTATGTATTACAGATATGAAGTGCGCATGTCAGACAATGAACCGTGGAGAGATGTCTTCACGGTTTTTGATGGGTATGAACGCAACAGAGTCCTGAAGGTATTACCAGAGCCAAACTGGAATGCGAATCATCCAGAAGTTGAAACTGAATGGTGGATGACGCAGTATGCGTATGAAAGATACGGTAAGGTATTCGATGAAATTATCGGGGAAATGTACAATTTCCACCCGAAGAAGGAAATGGAACGAATGAAGTTCAGACTTCATACGGTCGAGAGGCCGGACAACATTGTATTTGAGTCACGCACGCAGTGCCTTTCCAAGGTGAGCACTGCATGACGAGCGAAGAGGCAATAAATATTTTGACTCAAGCTACAAAGGTTTGTGGGAAAGCGGTTGACTTGGTTATCCCCGGCTTTCTGGATGCGATGCAGATGGCGATTGACGCCATAAGAAACGGAGAGTGAATATCATGGATTACCATAAATGTATTGGCAAGAGGGTGGAGTTTAAAGGAAGCCTTGTCGTTGACGGTATTTTGGTGCCTGCCGGTTTGCACGTCGAGTCTTATTTGGGGCGCGTGTTCCGGATCAGCAATATAACAAGGTCTTGGTACAATGGCAGAGTATATGTGAAACTTGAAGGCGATGATGCCCCGGCGTCGTGGATCGACGTTGAGATGTTAGATTTTGTGTATGATTCTTATGAGGAGTTCGGCTCCTTTACGGATGAGGATCGAGATCATTATGATCGGGCTTTTAAAAGCCTGTTTTTAAATGCTTAAATAGGAGGTGTATACATATGAATTTATTCTTTGCTGCTATGCTTGTTCTGAACATGATTCTCTGTGCCGTCGTGCTTTACCTGTCTTTGGGGAATTCCAAGACAATCAAAGGCGATGCGGATGATGTCAAAAAGCTCGACAAAAGAATCAGCTCGATGGCTAACCATCTGAATGAGGTTGTCGAAGCAACGAACGCCAACACTATAAGTATGCAGAAGGCATTCGAAGGGAACAGTACGGAGATTAAGGATATCATTAAGCGTATGGAAGCAGCCGAAGAGGGTATTCGTCAAGCCGACAAGAAGGCAACTGAGATTAGTAAATACTATTGCAACTATGTATCTAGGGAGGGCTATAATAAATGAGGTGGTTAATCGGCTACCTCGTGCTGGCTTGTGTCGCGCTTGTCTTCGTGCTGGCGCTATTCAACGTCAACCCCAAAGATGATTAAGTGAGGTTTTATGACACTAGGCTTTATATGTTCATTCGTCCTTATGGTATTCGGCATTCTCTTTTATGCTCTTTTGTTTGTCCTTAAGTTAGCTGTCGGTGTAAACAAGGGGAGCTTTGAAAGAAATGCAATACCAGATGAGGAGATGTTCATTCGGAGAATTAGAGCCAGTGATAAAGAGTACAAGAGAATATTTGATGAGATCATGTCTCACTATAAAGAAGACAACAGGGTGAGACCATATACACAGAACTATTTAATCAAGGAATTTAAAGACGATCTGTTTTATATCTACGGCAGCAACTACAAAGATGAGGTTTCTTTGGATGGGTTCAGGGCTCGTGCCGGATACTTCTCGGAAATCAACTTTGTGAACTGGTTTGTTGCTTTGCGTTTGGCAAAAGTTGGCAAAGCCATCCCCGAATGGAAGGACGAACTGAGGCTGAATTATGGGGTAGAAGAACTGGTTAATCGTAGAATATGCCGAAGGATTGAATATTACTGGAATCAAAAAGGACTTGATGTCCACCTCGAGCAAATCGGGGATGGGCGTCTTGCCTATATGAAACCTTCAAAGTTTGTTTATCACTTATTTGATTCGCCGAATTACAAATGGAAATAAGAGCCCGCTGTTAAGGCGGGCTTTTAAATTGGAAGGAGAAAATACAATATGTCTAAACTCAGAGCTATGACTTTTGATCTTGTCTTCAACAAACCTATTTCAGAGACACTCGCTTCGCCAGGTGGCTATGAGGTTGCTTTCGGAGACAACGTCGTACAGTTTGATTTCTTCACATCTATTCAGTGGCTGGATGACAATGATCCGTATGTCGTTCATTGCGAAGTGCGCGACCTCGACGACACGGCATTTGCCAACACCGACCTTCTCCAGTATGAATTGATGTCACAGTATCCGGTTGTGTTCAACGAGTTCTATATCGACCTTGAGGGTTTTGAAGACGAAACCCTTGACGCAAACGTGAAAGAGGGTACTATTGAGATGTACTTTGAAGGGATTGAAACGAGAATGAATATACTCAAAGAAGAGTAAGGAGGGGAATATGGGTGAGTCAACAATCAACGTCAGGGTTTTGAAAGAAAACAGGGCGAGAAAACTTGATGCCGGCATGATTGCGCCGGCGAAAGAGGTGACGCATTGTGAGTTGGCTCCAGAGCATGCAGCGGAGCCAATCAAAAGCTTGCATGACATTAACAGGATTTCTAAATTCCTGATCTCCAAAGGCAGATATCGGGACAACATGCTGTTCATTGTTGGAATTAACTTCGGGTTAAGAATCAGCGACCTTGTTGTCCTGAGGTTTTCAAACCTGATCAATGATAACCTGACATTTAAAGATGCGTTCCCGGTTTTCGAAAAGAAGACGAGGAACACAAGGAAAAGAAAGAAGAACCGTTATGTGACGATTAATAACGCAGTCGTCGAAGCGGTCACATTGTACCTCGAACACACTCCCGGGGTTTCCCTCAGCGATTACATGTTCAGATGCGAAGGAAACCGTGGTAAGAACTCGGGTAAACCAATCACTATCCGGTCTGTAAACAGAATACTGGGCGACATTGCGAACGAGCTTGGAATTACAGCCAAGGTGTCTACCCACACGCTAAGAAAAACATTCTGTTACCACCAGATGGTGATGAGCAACAACGACACAAGAAAACTTCTGCTTCTTCAGAAGATGTTGAATCATTCTTCGCCAGCACAGACGTTGGATTACATCGGTATTACGGGTGAGGAAATTGAGGAGGCTTATAAGAAGTTGAATCTTGGTTCAGAGACAGAGAACTATCTGGTCGACAGCTCGCTGGAAGAGTACGACTCGCCGGACGTTATGGACAACGAACCGGAAGTTGCTCCACAGAAGTATTCATTCACGCTCCCTGCAGCTCCTGTGGCACAACAGTCAGAGCCTGAACGACCGTCAGTATATAACTAAGGAGGATTTTAATGTTTCAAAGAGGAAAGCCCATTGACGCCGAGATTAATCTTGGTCTCAAGGAAGGCGATGAACTGATTTGCACAAGGGGTTTTGTGTTCAATGAATCAGTCAGCGGTATCGGCCCGCACAAGCCAGACAGGGTGGTTGTCGTCAAAGAATACCCCCGTTTTGTGCTTATAAAAGCTGAGTTTTATAACAACCGTGGCAAGGAATATAAGGAGTGTATCAACAAGGCGGCATTGATTGCTGGCGATGTTGAGTTTAGGAAAGTCTTCCGAGAGGAATAATATGATCAGAGATGATGAAATTGTCGTTGCATTCTGCAGTCCGAATACTGCAAAACAAGTGCCGCTTCCTGACGATACGTGTGTCATCACAGGGCTTATGCCAGACGACGAGGTTATCGTTGTGCCAAGACAGGAATTCCTTGACTGGCTTTACGAGAAGGCAAGTTCAAATTAATGGAGGATGATATGGATTTAGGAGCTTACGGACAAATTGAAGAGCTGAGCGAGATCGCACAGCGAAATGGGATCGACTGCCCAAGGTTACGAGGCTATAGATTAATGAAGGACGAAGAGCCGATTGACTTTGACAAATGGAAGAAAGAGCATATGCGATCACTTGAGGTGGGCTGCTTGTGCGAATTGATTAGAAGCAGGTGGGTTTATAACAATTGGTTTTCAGACTATTGCCCAGGTACTAATAAGAATATTGCGCGATACATCAATGGTGATTGGTGTGACGAAAACAGTACTGTCAGATGGGATCGGATTCACGGCAGAAGGAAAAAATTGCTTAAAACCGCAATTCACAACGACCTAGTACGTTACAAACGCCAGTGGGAGGTTTGGAACAAGTACGCCGGAAGGAGCGATGTGTTATATATTCATGCAAAAATTGGCGGTGGGAATTGGCCATACTACTACAGAGAGGTAGTTGACAAGCCTTGGTTTATCGAGAAGATCGATGACGCAGTCGACTCTGTGTATTGTGATATTTACGCGAGGATAGAGGATGTCTCAGTTTGAATATATTGGCGACCATGCCATTCTGTACAAAGGTAGAATATGCCAATTGCTGGAACACGACGGGTGGTCAGTGGTTAATGCTATGAACCGTGTAGACGAAGAAGAAGCGCGGGAGCGCGAGCGCCTGAAAGAAAAGCTAAAGGCAGAACTCATATCGGAATATACAAAACGGGCAAACGAGGAGGGCGATTCATAATGATTTATCTTGACAACGCAGCGTCGACAAAAATGTCTGATGACGTAATAAGCGTTATGAAGTATTATCTTGATGCGGGGCTTTATGGTAATCCAGATTCAAGGCATTGTGTTGGGTTTCCGCTTTCAAACATGGTAGAGAATGCAAGAAGGCAGGTGGCTGACGCAATTGGCGCAGACCCCGAATGTATCTATTTTACATCTGGTGGCACTGAGGGTAACACCACTGTAATCAATGGCTTTGACAGTCGCGGAATTGTCACATCTTCAGTTGAGCACTCATCAGTTTATGAAGCGGTCAATATAAGGAAACCACACAAGTTTATATCTGTTGATAGGGGTGGGGAACTTAACTACGATGAACTTAATGATGCGATTGGTTTTGGCACTGGCTTAGTTTCGATAATGGCCGTCAACAATGAGGTCGGAACGGCTAATGATATTTCAAGGGTCGTTAAAATGGCGCATTCAAAAAAAGCATTAGCACACATCGATTATGTCCAGGCCTTCGGACAATATCCAATCAATGTCAAAGAGCTTAATGTGGATTTCTTGACGATCTCGTCGCACAAAGTACACGGCCCGCAAGGAGTTGGCGCTATCTATGTCAAAGATAAGTCAACGATCGTTCCGCTGCTGGCGGGTTCGCCAACACAGGGCGGCGGGGTAAGGCCGGGAACAAAGAATGTACTCGGTATCATTGGATTTGGGGAGGCTTGTAACCATATTGCAGAAGCCAAAGTTGATCCGAAACTTTCCAACATGTTCAAATCAAAGCTGTATGAAGAATGTGTAAAGTACTTTGGAGCGGAGGTTTATGATATAATTCAAATTAATGGGAAGCCTAACCCAAAGATCTTAAACCTTACATTCCGTGGTGTTGATGCTGAAACGTTAATTTTAATGCTTTCGTCTAGGGGAATCTGCGTATCTGCCGGGTCAGCATGCCATGCCGGTGAGACAAAACCAAGCAGGGTTTTGAAGGCTATGGGCTTATCTGATGAAGAGGCGATGAGTTCGATCAGGGTTTCTTTCTCAAGTATGAATACAGCCAGTGATGTGGAAACGGCAGCGACCAACATCGCGGCATGTGTTAAAACGATAAGAGGATGATATGGAAAAGTATAAAATTAATCTAGAAGAAGATTATGATGCGGCGTTTGAAAATGATCCGATAATAAAGGCGCTTATGTATGCGGCTGCAAACGCTAAGCCCGGAAAGCCCGAGAGCTACGAAAAGAATGAATCACAACACAACAAATTTAATATTGCTTGCGACCTAATGGCAATAGCATTTCCGGTTGGCGGAAGGAATTGCACACTCAAACCCATGATAACCAGACAGGGCCGTGTCGGTACAATTGGCTTGAGGACAAAACCTGTTAGTGTGAAAGACATGACGGCTTTTAAATACGCCATCTCTCTTTCCGACTCGCTTGAGGTTGAGGCGAGAACGGACGGATTTGTGGATATTAATTTAACGTTCTTTGATATGGCCACAAGATCGACCGACAGGAGTAAGAATTAATATGGATTTTAAAGCGCTGATTACTAGTATCGCCAATAACGTAACTGATAAATACGATGGCGTATATGCGGTTGACCTTGGTCTCCGCGAGGAATTTGTCGACACCATCCTAGCAATAGAAGATTTCATAAAAAATTGGGACGTGGAGAATATTGATGTTGACTTCGACAAGGACAACATGGGCTTTATAATAACTATGGAAAGTTTCTATGTAGAAGAGACCGTGGCTGATTCGTCATTCGTTTGTGATGTTATTATGCGGGCCACCGGGCTCAGCTTTGAAGCGACCGAAGAGGCGAGAACAAAATGGACGATATCAATACCAGGTATATGGGTTTTAATTGCTAACTAGGAGGGGTAATGAACGACAAAAGAAGAAACAAGATTTACAGAGCCGTTTCGATTTTGGAAACGGCTTTTTCATTAATCGACAACGCAAGAAGCGAAGAACAGGATTGCCTTTATAATATGCCCGAGAATCTTGAATACTCTGATCGTTATGAGAAGATGGAAAACGCGGTTGATAAATTGGATGACGCCGCGCAAGGGATTCAGGATGTAATTGATCTTTTGAATGAAGCGGCGGAGTAGTATTGCTGACGGCGTTCGGAGGGAGGAACAACAATGGATTTAACAGAATTTAAAAACTACATCAATCAGCATTGCGATGGCGTTGCCGTATACGATGCTGGCTCTAGCAAGCTTGAATATAGCTTCGATATAACCACGGCTTTTACACAGGCCATGGTTTTTTACATACCGGCAACGCTGGTTTTAAAGGGTCGATCTGTATCGATACAGTTCGATAACGTTAAAAATATAATCCCAACAAAGAAGGAGGACGGGAAAATGAAGTTTGAAATCATCTGCACCGACGAGGTCGGAAATGAATACTCTGAAACTGTCTACTGGGTAAACAAAGAAAATGCGTCACGATATATTGACGGAGGCAAAGGAATGTGCTAAAAATTTAATCACAAAGAAGGAAAGGATAGAAACGAACTTAAATACAGAACCAAGTAAAATACCGAGCCTCGGCGATATCTACCTTCTTAGATTCGACGGAACCGATCAGGAACAGAGCGGGGTAAGGCCTGCGCTCATTATCTCGAACAACAAGGGTAATCAGTATAGCCCTAATGTAATCGTGCTACCGCTGACAACTTCGCTTAAGAAAACCAACCAGCCAACACACGTAATCCTCAACGCCGGGGAGGCGGGATTGCAACATGACAGTATGGTTTTATGTGAAAATCCGGTATGCGTTTCGAAGAAAAAACTGATCAAGTACCTGACGACTATCAAACCGCAACAAATGGAGGAGGTCTCTGTTGCATATCTTTTGGCAACAGGAGCGATCTCAAGAATAACGGAGGAGAAATTAATTGACGTAAGAAATCGAGCGGTATCCCTTGACGCAACGCAAGTTGCGTAATACATAATTATGGAAAGAGGGATATTATGTATAACGACAAAGTCAAAAGAAAGTTTTTGGAGTCTTTGCCCGATAATGATGGTCGGCGTAAACGTGAGGTGTTCTTTGAAAGCATCGCCGAGTTTGAAACCGAAAAGCATAAAGACATCTCGGAGTTCACAGTGGAGGAATTTTGGGAGTTAATATCCGTTAGGGGCGGGAGAACGACCAGAACGGCAGCGTCCCGGGCCTCCGATATACGAATGTATGTTCGGTGGGTCATTCAAAACGAACCATCCATCAAAGTCAATCATGATTTATTAAACAAAAGAGATCGCACCGATCAGGGTTTAATCAATAAGGAGTCGTTCAAAGGGCTTCACTTAAAAAATCCGCAGCACTTAAACGAAGTTTTAGACAAAATAAGTGTCGCAATGGGCGAACCACTTGACTACATGGGTGCAAACAGAACCAGAAGGGTTTATTGGTGGCTCGCTTATGCCGGGATGGAATCCAGAGATGTCTGTGACGTCCTCGCAGAGGATGTCGATCTAACGGAAATGGTAGTCCGTCACAAAGGGCGGGTGTATCCAATCTACGAGTTGGCGAAATCAGATTTCGAAGCCGCAGTAAATATGCGTATGATACACACCCTCAGGGCTGGCAAGTACGACATTACTACCCCAAGAGCGGCAGGTTCACAGCTGCTCAGGACAATTTCTGAAATTGAGTTACCAACGCTACAAGCCGGAACGGCAAGGGTTATGACCAGGGCTTTGAAGAAATTCCCGGAAATCCCTCGGCTGAAGTGGCAATCAGTTCAAATGTCTGGGTTATTCTTTGAGGCCTATCGCAAAGAACTCGAGACCGGGATTGAGCCAAACTTCAGGTCATATGCCGCATCGACGATCGCTTACAAAGCGCAGATTGACATTGACGAGAACGCTTCGTATACAACCAATCGGAGCGAATATGTGAGGATCGCATCCACAGCAAGCACACTCCTTCACGACTACAAAACCTGGAAGTCGGTCTTCTGGGAATAAAAACGATGCCCGTCAAAAGCGGGCTATCGATTACATATAAAAAGATAGAAACGAATATAATGGAGAAAGGGTTTATGACGGTTCGACTCCGTCAGTCTCCGCCAAGTTATGTGAAAGGATGGTAAAGATTAAGACTTATGAGTGAAGATGTTACAAAACTCAACTTGGTTCAGAAACTTGCCATGGTCAGAAGCATGTCCGGTGTGGTCGGAAAAGACAAAAAAGGTTACGGATACACGTATGCCGACATTGCTTCTGTATTGGCTGGTATCACCGCTGGTATGAAAAAATACCATGTGTCACTGATCCCAAAGATTGTGCCGGGCTCATTTAAATATGAGCAGCTCCGCAACGAAAAGGTGAAGTTCGCTAAAGACGGCACCCAGTACACAGACGTAACGTATGAAGTTCTCATCGATGCCGAGATGGAATTCCAGTGGATCAACGATGATAACCTCGACGAAACGATCCTCGTGCCGTGGCATCTCGTTGGTTCGCAGGGCGATCCGTCGCAGGCGTTCGGTTCTGCGCTGACGTATTGCACAAGGTACTTCCTGATTGACTACTTCCAGATTGCCACGGTCGACAATGATGTCGATGCCTACCGCAGCAAGCAGAAAGAAGCTGAGGCGCAGGAAGACAAGGCAATTGCTGAGGCGCTGATCAAAGAGTTTGATGATCTCATTAAGGATTTCCTCGCCAACAATGGTGATAAGAAGGAAGAGATCAAAGACTTCTGTGGTAAGTACGTAAAGAATTCTGACTATAACAAGATCAAGGATTCTAAGACTGCGGCTCGCATTCTGAACGACTTCAAGGCGGTTTATCTTAATGAAAAGCCTAGCGAAGAGCCGTCTGAAGGTAATGGCGAGCAGGTTAAGGCAACAAAAAAGAAAGGGGAATAAAGATGGGTTTTAGAAAAGGCGCATACGCAACCGTTTGGAGTGTCGAAGGAATTTCACAGACACTGACCAAGGCACAGATTTCAATCAGCAGAAAAGATCCGAAAACAGATAAATACGTACAGGATTTCGGGGCATTCGTTGCATTTATCGGCTCTAGTGCAGCGAAGAGGGCTCTCGAATTAAAAGAAAGAGATCGTATTAAGCTCGGTGACGTTGACGTCTCTACAAAATACGATAAGGAAAAGAGAGAAATGTACACAAACTTCAAGATTTTCTCTTTCGAAATGGCTGATGACGCAGGCGACAATAGCCACACCGAGCACACAGCCCCGGCTGAAGAAAAAACTGAGCCACTGGCGGAAATTGACGATTCAAATCTGCCGTTCTGATCGTGAGGTAGCGAAATGTCAGAAGGGAAATATGATTCTCTGATTAAGAAAATGACATGGAGCTATAGTCGCATTGACTGCTTCAATACCTGCCGGTATAAGTGGTTTCTTGAATACATAGACGATCCGCTGCGGATCAATTCAAAGCCTATGTTTTACAGCTCGTATGGCTCGTTCATTCACAAGCTTCTGGAGCGGTATTACAAGGGCGAACTCCCCAAAGGGGCGCTTGCTTCTGAATTCTTGTCGAAGTTTTCCGAGAACGTCAAAGGCGAACGCCCTCCCGGGGGAATCGTGGACAAGTATATCAGGGCTGGTTATGAATACCTGAAATCGTTCGAACCATTTCCATACAACGTTGTTGACGTGGAAAAGAAAGTTCGCTTCGAGATCGCAGGGCATAGATTCGTGGGGTTTATTGACTACCTTGGGGAAAAAGATGGGGAATATTACATCGTCGACAACAAGTCAAGAGACTTAAAACCACGGAGTAAACGCAAGAAACCGACCCTGAAGGATAAGGAACTAGATGAAATGCTCCGCCAATTATATCTGTATGCTTCTGCCGTCCGCGAAGAATACGGGAAATTCCCGGTCATGCTATGCTTCAACTGTTTCAAAAGTGGGGTGTTCATCGAGGAACCATTCGTGATGGAGCGTTACGAGGAAGCAATTGAGTGGGCAACACACACTATCGAGAAGATTCAGGCGACAAATGATTTCTATCCGAACATTGATTACTTCTTCTGCCGATATCTGTGTGATTATAGCGATGAATGTTGCTTTGTAGACAGGAAGGGAAATTCAGATGAGAGCTGACGATATAAATAGCATTGAGAGCGAGGCCGGGATAATTGCATCGTTGATTCATAATCCGGAATTAATCTATTACTCAGAGTTCTTACTCCCAAACCACTTTACCAATAAGGAAAACCGCCTGATTTACACGGCGATCAGCGATCTGGTCAAAAGGGAAATCAAAAACATAGACCCCTACAATATTATTGAGGATCTGAACGCCTCCGAAGCCACAAGAAAACTGGCAGATGCGCTTTCGGTAGAAAAGTTGCAGGAATTATTTGAAATGAGTGATGTTTTGAAACGAAATACCGTTGAAGAATATAAAATGCTCGTTTCAAACGTCCTCGACGCCGCATTTAGACGCGATACGTTCAGAAAATTACAGGAATGTCAGGGCTTATGTTACGACCGGACGGTCGAGGGCGTCCAGCAGAAAATCTACACACTCATCGACGAGACAATGTCGTCTTATTCAGTCATCGATGACGACCCCGTCTTCGGTGATGTTGTTGATGAGCTCTGGGCTGAGGTCGAGGCGCATCAAGACGGCAAATTCGCCGGCACGCCATTCAAGTTTCCTACTTTGAACGATTTTTTAACTATCGAACCTGGCGAACTCGTCGTGCTTGGCGCACCAGCGAAAGGTGCCAAGTCAATGTTCATGCTTAACGAGGCAGTAGACCTCCTGAAGCGTGGAAAATCCGTAATGTACATAGACAGCGAGCTTTCCAGCAGATTGTTCCTGTGCAGATTGGTTTCTCATCTCACAGGGATCGAATTCAGGCGAGTTCGCAGTGGCAGATACGACGAAGAAGAAGGCCAGAGAATTAAAGAGGCGATAGCGTGGGTCAAGACCTGTAAATTCAAGCATATTTATATGCCGTTGTTCAGTCAGGAGGCGATTTATACCGCCGTTCAGAAAACTTATCACAAGTTTGACGGGCTTGACATCCTGATCGTCGACTATCTGAAGTCGAGTGGTGATTCTGATGCCTTCGCGACCTATGCTGAGCTCGGAAAGCTCACCGATATGGTTAAGAACGACATTGCCGGTGCCATGGGAATCGCGGCATTGGCTGCAGCCCAGTTGAACAGCTATGGAAAGCTTGCGGACAGTGCAAAAATCTACCGAAACGCAAGTTCGATCCTTCTCTTAACCGATAAGAGCGAGGAGGAGCTTGAAACGTACGGCCCGGATTGTGGAAACAAGAAGCTGATCGTATCTCATAACAGAAATGGCATGCAGCATGTCTCTGGAGAGTGGATTGACATCGAATTTGAGGGAAATACATGCATGTTGACAGAAGCTAAACAGCATATTCCCGAAACGCCATACTAAAAAGGAGTGAAAAGGTAACGTGGAACTTGTAGATTTGATCAAACAGATAGACATTGTTGATTTCATCGGTCAGTACACGGAACTTTTCCCAAAAAATGATGAATTTTGGGGTCTGTCTCCCTTTACGGAGGAGAAGACCCCTTCATTCTCAGTAAGGCGGGAAATCAATCAGTGGTATGACTTCTCTTCCGGGCAGGGTGGCAACGTTTTTCACTTTGTTAAGAAGTATTTCCACTGTGGAAGCAAAGAGGCAGTCGAAATTCTCAAAAAATATGCAGGGTTTGATGGCGATGTGGTCATCGGGGAGCCAAAACTGTCAGCCACGCTCACATGTAAGCGGTTTGCTGAGAAAAAACACGAGCAGAAGGCACTCGCTGGCGTTGTTTTACCAGATGATGTCATGGAAAAGTACGAAAGACCGGCCGACAAGCTTGCCGTTTGGGAGGCAGAGGGGATTTCTAAAGAGTCTTTGAAGAAATTTCAGGTCTGCTACGATCCTTTCAGCAACAGACTGGTCTATCCGATCAGAAATATTGCCGGGAAGATAGTGAATATTGGTGGGCGGACGCTTGACCCAGACTTTAAGGAGAAAGGACTGCGTAAATATACGTACTTCTACCCTTGGGGTCAGATCAACATTGTCTATGGCATCTGCGAGAATATGGAATCCATAAGAGAAAAGCGTGAAGTCATACTGTTTGAAGGTTGCAAAAGTGTTCTGATCGCCGACACGTGGGGCATTCATAATACCGGAGCAATTCTGACATCGCACTTATCTGAATACCAGATGCGCATCCTCGCTAAGCTGGGCGTGAATGTGGTGTTCGCCCTGGATAAAGATGTGCAGCCATGGACAATAGAACGGCTTTTCAAACTTAAACAATACGTGAATGTCAGTTACTTGTATGACGATAAGGGTTTGCTTGATGAAAAGGACGCACCTGTGGATAAGGGGAAGGACGTGTTCATGGAGTTATACGGCAGGAAACGGAGGATTAGATAGGAGCGATAGCGATGAGAGATGACATACCATACACATTAAGAGGGCCGTCGTCGATGCGCATTGTAGATAGGGCGACCGGCGACGCCGTCGCCGAATTTGATTGTAAGGAGATTGATATGAGATGGGAAGATATACCAAATTTCGTTAGACCTGACTTAAATTACACAAAGTTTCTAGACGCTGAAATCAGATGGAGCCCGTTTAATTGGCCAGTTCCGCCGGCGCATGTTGCGCTTGACGAGTTCGTTGACGAAGGAGCCGACCTTACTCCGGGTGGGAATCTCCAGAAATTGTTTGAGCAGGAGGAGTCAAAATGCAGTGGAACGTGTACTACCACGACTTCAACAGAAGAAAAATAACGACCTTTAATGTCTTTGACCACGGGCGTTTTTGCGCCGACCTCGCGAAGCTTGCAAGACAGCGCAAAAAAGGCGACGATGGTAAGACGCATTATATTAGCAAAGAGGAATTTACAAAGGGAATGAAAAGTCTGCTGATGTACTATTATTGGTCGAAGTGCGAGTGGGAAATTGTCATAGGCCCGTGGGTCGGTGACTATGAGAAAGAGGCCGTTAAGATCGATGTTTATGATCAGCTGAAGTTAAACTTTGATATTTTTGCGGACTATGTCTGGGGGCATATCAGCGAGGTAAGAAAGCTCGACAAACAGGAAGAATGACAGGGAATTATTTCTGTTACCACATTCACTCCGACCTTAGCAATGCGGTCACAAACATAGATAGCGTTACTAAATTTGGGGATTATGTGAAGGCGGCACAGGAATGCGGAATGACGACGTTTGGGTTCTCCGAACATGGTTCCGTCATGGAATGGCTGCACAAAAAAGAAGCGATTGAGACCGCTGGCATGAAGTATGTGCACGCAGTCGAGGCGTATTTAACTTACGATCTTACAGAAAAGATTCGTGATAATTACCACTGCGTCTTGATCGCTCGTAACCATGAGGGGTTTCTCGAATTAAACAGGATGATTTCCAAGAGCTTTAACAGGAATGACAATCATTTCTATTACGTGCCCCGAATCTCTTTTGAGGAATTGTTCAATGCGTCTGACAACATCATCATTACATCGGCATGTGTCGGCGGGGTTTTCGGTAAGGCGGAACGGGGGATTAAAGACGAATTCCTTGAGTTCTTGGCAAGAAATAAGCATCGGGCTTTTCTGGAGATCGGTCATCATATTGATGAGAAACAAAAGAACTACAACAATGAACTGATTGAGATGAGCAATCAGACCGGAATCCGATTGATCGCCGGGACTGATACACACGCACTGAATGGTGCCCATGTTGAAGGCAGACGGGTTCTGCAAGCGAGCAAAAATATCCATTTTGACGGTGAAGATAATTGGGATCTCAGGTTTAAGACATACGACGAGCTCATCGATGCCTATCGTAAGCAAGGGTCAGTCCCCGAGCATATATATATGGAGGCAATTGAAAACACCAATGTTCTGGCAGACATGGTGGAGCCGTTCGATGTCGATCGGTCGCCGAAGTACCCTCATATTTATGAGAATCCATCAAAGGTTTTCAGAGAAAAGATTGAATATGCGATTGACCATCATCCATTCGCACTTAAAAACCACAGTCGGGAGGAAATTGAGGCGGCGGTTAATCAGGAGATTGCTGTATTTGAAAAGACAAAGTCAGTAGACTTCATGCTCATGCAGACATATCTGCGTGAATGGGAAAGAAAACATGGTATTCACTGTGGCCCGGGCCGAGGTTCCGTATCTGGCAGTATGGTGGCCTATCTGCTCGGCATTACGCAGATGGATAGCTTGAAATTCCATCTAAATTTCTTCAGATTCTCAAATCCAGACCGTGTTTCATTGGCTGATATTGATACAGACTATGGTGGTGTTGACCGCGACCGTGTCAAGGAGTTCCTTCTTAAAGATAAGATGGGACTCGATCAAATCAGAACCGCAGAGATTATTACATTTAATACAATTGCTCTTAAAGGCGCGATAAGAGACGTTTGCAGAGCCTTACTCGCGACCAAAGACGACCCATCTGGCTATATAAAAAAGGCTGAGGAAATTATTCAGGTTGCGGAGAGTGATATTGAGCTCGCAAGAAAGAAGTATAAAGAGGTATTCAGGTTCGTTGACATTGTAAACGGCACAATCGTGTCCGTCGGAACGCATCCAAGTGGCGTTTTGGTTAGCGATATGGCAATTAACGAAGAAATCGGGCTGTGTTCACTGTCAAGTACAGACTACCCAGTTTCAATGCTAAATATGAAGGAATTAGACTCCTTGTTCTTCGTGAAATTGGACATCTTAGGGCTCGATAATCTCTCAGTTATCACTGGGGCTTGCGAATTGTTGGGGATAGACCCACTTACGCCAGACACTGTCGACCTCGAGGACGAAAAGGTGTGGAAAAGTATTCGAGATGACACGACTTTGATCTTCCAATGGGAATCAAACAGCGCTCAGCAGTACATACGCAAGTTTATGTCGGATAAAACGCTTGCAGTAGCAAAGTCAAAGATCCCGAACTTCTCAATGCTGAAGTGGATGTCGTTTGGCAACGGGCTTTTGAGACCTGCGTGTGCCAGTTTCCGTGATAGCGTGGCAAATGGGGTATTCTATGACAACGGATTCGATGCATTGAATGAATTCTTGGCACCAGAAGCCGGACGAATTGCCATGCAGGAGACAATCATGCAGTTCCTTGTGAAATTCTGCGGATATACAGCCGCCGAATCAGACACGGTAAGACGAGCCATTGCAAAGAAAAAGGGAACTGAGACGCTGTTACCAGAGATTGAACGGAGATTCGTTGAATTCTGCACACGCGAGTACCAAATGTCAGAGGAACAATGTGAAGCGGTAATTAAACCGTTCATTCAGATTATCTTGGACGCATCCGCATATGGATTTTCATGGAATCACTCCGATGCGTACTCGGCAATTGGATATATTTGCGGGTATCTGAGGTACTACCACCCGTTAGAATTCCTCACAGCAGCTTTGAACACATTTGGCGACGACCTTGAAAAGACCGGACAGATTATAAATTATGCCAAGAAGGTCGGTATCCAGGTCACGATGCCAAGATGGGGCATTTCCAAAGACGACTACCTCTGCGACCCAGAACGCCATATTATTGCCAAGGGTGTGAGTGCAATCAAATTCATGAATAAGAAGGTTGCAAGTTCGCTATATAACCTTGCTCATAGCGGGAAGAAATACACACACTTCATGGAAGTGCTGTATGACATCGAGCACGAGACACAAATCAACGCAAGGCAGGTCGATATATTGATCAGTATTGACTTCTTCGCTGATTTTGGCAATCAGAGAGAGCTGATGTACATAGCGTCACTTCATCGTGAGATGTTTAAACAGGGCGAGGTTAAACAGATCAAACGAGAAACGGTCGATGACACGTTGTACGAAAAAGTTATTCGCAAATACTCGGTCGGCGTCACGAAATCTGGAGGTATTGCGAAGAGCTATACGATTCTCGATGTTATGTCGGCAATGTGCGAATGTGAAGACATCATATTGTCACAAAAAATGCCTGATCTGTCTGACACATTGAAGGTTAAGAAGTTCGTTGAGGCGATGGGCTATGCCGGATACGTCACTGGCAAAGAGGAAGACCGCCGGAAGCTGTACGTTCTTGATATTAAGCCTGTGAGAAGAAAAAAAGACCAGAAAATCATCGGCCGATCTGTGTTTACTAAGTCAATTGGCAGCGGCAAGGAAAGCAGATTCACTGTTTGGGACAGGGTTTTTAAGGAAAAACCGATAAAACAGAACGATGTGATCTACTGTCGGTCATACTCGCAAGATGGGAAATATTTCACATTAGAAAAGTATGAAATATTGGACTAAATTACTACACAAATCAATCCTTATGCTCTATAATATAAATATTCAGAAAGAGAAATCCTGCTGAATAACAAGGCTGCGAAAGGCAGTCTAAGTTATAGGGCTTAAGAGGTTGAAACGAGAGTAAATTACACGTGGCGGAATAGGTAGACGCTGGGAGTGATGAAAGAGCATGGATGCATACATGATTGTCGCACTCGATGTCAATAAACTCTTTCATGTAAGGTGCAAATCCTTACCGTGTGATTACTAAAAACGGGGTTTAGGCAAAAGTTACGAAAGCAACACCTTAAAGACCTCTTAAAACTCTAAAAACTACTAAAAGGAGGCAAATGACTGACAAACAACTGAAGTACATTGACGAGTACGATGTGCCCGGTTGCAGCTGTGTTTCCAACGCTAAGGTTTATGGGCTTAATAACAGCATCCGCCGTGCCAAGTTCCCCATGAATGTTGCGCTGGAAGACGTCAACAGCGACCTGACCAAGGGCATTGAGGCACTTGCTAAGTCTCCAAGCGGTAGCGGGGAGGATCAATGGCTGACCGGGGTCATTGTACAGTTCGACCTGACCTTTAGCAACAAGGTCTGGGTTGAGGCTGAACGTTACCACTTCCTAGACTTCGTGAGTTCGCAGAGCACGATGCACAGGATTGCAAAATTCGACATTGAACAGTCTTATAACGAATACGTTGACCAGAGAATTGTTGAAATTATGCGTGAGAAGATTACGCTCTACAACAAAACGACGGATCGCGAAGAGCTCACAAGACGATATCTCGAAATTCTGTACAGCAATCCTGCTGGATTCATGCTTACGGCAGGGATGACAACGAACTATCGCCAACTCAAAACGATTTACAAGCAGAGGTTAAACCACCGGTTGCCAGAGTGGAGAGAGTTCTGCAAGTGGATCGCCACATTGCCATACGGGTATTTGATCACATGTGATCATGCCGAGGTCGGCTGATGAAAGTAGTAGTCATCTCCGGTCATGCGCAGAGCGGTAAGGATACCACGGCAGGCTTCATCAAAGAAGAGCTTACACGCCATGGATTCAGGGTGCAAATCATGCACTATGCCGATTTGCTCAAGTTCATTTGCCGGAGTTACTTCGATTGGGATGGAAACAAAGATGAGAACGGGCGTCACATTCTCCAGTATGTTGGCACGGACATCATACGAAAGGAACGCCCTGACTATTGGGTAGACTTCATCTCCTCCTTGCTTGTGTTGTTCAACGGCGTGTGGGATTACGTTCTGATCCCCGACGCGAGGTTCCCGAATGAAGTTGATGTGATGAAGAAATACTTCAACGGAACTCATGTAAGAGTCGTTCGGCTGGGCTTCACGTCTGAGCTAACCGAGGAACAGAAAGCGCACCCGTCCGAAACAGCCTTAGATGATACGATACCAGACGTCATCTTATATAACAGCGGAACCTTAGAGAGTTTCAAGGCTGAAGTTATTCGGGCGCTGACGGACATCATCAAGGATTAACAGGAGGCAGTGAAATTGAGAAGTAAAAAATTCCATGGGATCGAAGTGGACTTCGATGACGAAGACATCAAAGAAGCACTGATCGGGCAGTTCAACCTCGACGACCTTTACCTTTACAAAGACATTGAAGACAGGAAACTTTACCTTACAGGGGAAATCGAGGTCTGGAGCGTGCTCGATGCGGTACGCAAAATCCTTCAGTATAACGCTGATGATAAGGGTATTCCGATTGAAGAGCGCAAGCCCATTCTGCTGTACATCACCTCGGAGGGCGGGGTGGTGGACGCTGGAACAGAGCTGATTGATGTCATTCTGGCAAGCAAGACACCGGTTTATACGATTAACCTCGGCTACTGGTATTCGATGGGGCTTCTAATCGGCCTTGCAGGCCACAAACGAATCGGGTCTAAGAACTCAAAAATCCTTCTCCACGACGGATCGAACTTCACATATGGCAGCAGCACCAAGGTGCAGGATCAGATGGAATTCGCAAAACGCGTTGACCAGAGAAACAAAGAATATGTGATCTCACGCACTAAGGTGACCGCTAAAGAGTACGCAAAAAACGCACGGGTTGAATGGTACATGTTCGCTGACGAGGCGAAGGAGAGAGGATTCATCGATTGCATCCTTGGAGAGGACTGCGATCTGGATGAGGTGATCTAGACAAGATGCCCTCAAAAAAGAAAGCATCTAGCGGTGCAGTTCTGCCAGAGTCATTCAGAGATGAGCCGTTTTACGGCCTGGTACTGGACGAGGAACAGATATTATTTGCGGATACGTTGCTTAACCCCGACATTGATATCGTGTTTGTCAACGCCAAAACGGGTACTGGCAAAACCACGATCGCTACCGGCGTGGCAAATCTTCTCGTAAAGTGCGGGATGTATAACGACATCATCTACATCATGGCTCCATACGGAGAGAAAAGGCAGGGGTGGTTACCCGGCACCATCACTGAGAAAAGTTCCGTATACTTCGAAGCGTTCTATCAGGCCTTGGAGAGGTGCCACGTCAACCTCAACACGGCAATTAAAGACACGTCTTTAGCTGAGAAGTCGCAGGGTGGATACATCACATGTATTACCGATACGTATCTGAGAGGTTCTAACCTTGATGACGCCGTCGTGATCATTGACGAAGCCCAGAATTATACGGTGGCACAACTGCAAAAAACGCTCACTAGAATTGGTAAAAACGTGAAAGTTATTGTGATTGGGCATGAGTTCCAGTGCGATCTGGATAGCCCGGAACTAAGCGGGTTTACCAAGTATATTGAGCACTTCAGAGGTCAGGAGCGAGCGGCGGTCTGCACTCTGACCAAAAACCATCGGAGCTGGATCAGCGAGTGGGCAGATTCAATCTGATGTGAAAATAGATGGACGGGGTGGGGCTCACGCCCCTCCCGCCGCAAACTGAGGTGAAGAACTTTGTACTACGGAGCGATTAAGAAAAATGATATTGCCGATGGAATCGGAGTGAGAGTCTCACTGTTCGTGTCTGGGTGCACGAATCATTGTGAAGGGTGCTTCCAACCGGAGACATGGAGCTTCACCTTCGGTAAAGAGTACACAAAAGAAACGGAGCAGGAAATTATAGACGCTCTGAAGCCGTCACACATTCGCGGATTGACATTGCTTGGCGGCGAACCGTTCGAACCTGAAAATCAACTCGTCTTGGTAACATTGCTTCGACGAGTAAGGGCAGAACTACCGGATAAAGACGTGTGGGCATATACGGGTTTTAGAATCGATGACGATCTCGCGCCAGCCGGGGTCAAACATTGTGCAGTAACCGATGAAATGTTGTCATACGTCGACGTGTTAGTAGATGGAAGGTTCGTAATTTCAAAAAAGAATATCGCGCTTGCGTTCCGTGGTTCGGAAAATCAGCGGATCATCGATGTGAAGCGCACATTAACAGAAGGTAAGGTGGTGACGTTGGAGTATGGCAAGACCAGTATGTAAGACTTGCGGGTATCACATTAAAGGCATGTGCCTGTTGACATGGGATCAGACCGAAAACGACACCCCTTGCCTTTTTAAAAAAGCTGAGGACACAACAACGATCAAGTGCACGTATCCAAAGAAAAATGTTGGTAAAAAAGAAAACAAAAAGGAGCAAAAATGTCCGAAGAAAAAGTCTACAGAGTCCCCTTCACCAAAACCCAAGGGGCAGTCACGCCGACCAAAGGATCAAAAGAGGCGGCAGGGCACGACTTATACTCAGACGAGGCTTACGATATAGCCCCTCACTCTACAGTTAAGGTCGGCACAGGCATCAGCGTTGCCATTCCAAATGGAACATTTGGCGCGATCTTCGCAAGGTCTGGAATTGCGGTCAAAAGAGGGCTTCGCCCTGCGAACTGTGTTGGTGTAGTGGACTCCGACTACAGAGGTGAGGTCATCGTTGCCCTTCACAACGATACCGATGAGATGATGTCAATTGAAAAACACGAACGGATCGCCCAGCTCGTCGTAATTCCCTATCTCCCAATTAACTTTGAACGGGTTGATTCACTTAACGACACCGACCGTGGGACAGGCGGGTTCGGCAGTACGGGTAAACTCTGATGACGAGTGCTGTGTACTGGGTGTTGGCGATTGCCACCATCATCATTGTGTACGAAATCTACCTTGAAAGCAGAGGAGGAATGTAATGGGAAAAGGCTCTATATTCACGATCTTGCTCATTTATATCGCAGCTTGCGCGGTTAGCTTCGCTCTGACGGCGGGAATCCTTTATCTGATATGCGCATTGCTGTCACTTGATATCTGGTCATGGAGACTCAGCCTCGCTGTGTGGCTGGTGCTCTGGCTGATCAGCGGCACCAGATCGGGGCACGGTGACTGATGTACGAATGTTTCCACTGTTTGAGCAGGAGCGTTGTCTGGGATGCCGACTTTGACTTTGAAGATTATGGTATTCCCGGCAAGGGAATTATTCACGAATGCCACTGTGCCAATTGCGGCGCAGAGATCACTTATTACATAAAATGTGACGACGAAGAGGAACAGAAAGATGACGCTGAACGATGTTCCAGTCAATGAGCGGTACGCATTCAGTGTCACCGTCGCCTCACAATACTTCGGGATCGGGGAAAACAAACTGAGAAAGATTGTGTGTGAGAACAAAGACGCAGACTTCATTCTCTGGAACGGCACCCGCCCATTAATCAAACGAAAAGCTCTCGAAAAATATCTTGATGGTATCAACGCTATATAAGGAGAAAGAAATGGCAAAGACAAATTATGATGTCATGCTTGAAAACATGACGGTAGACAAAATGGCAGACCTCATCAAAGACTCCACCGAAACAAACACATGCCTGAATTGTGCGTATCGGTATGAAGCAGAGGCGTGCCCTGACTTCGCCTGTTCGCTTGGGGTCAAACTCTGGCTGTTGAAAGAAGCAGACGAAAAATGATCCACATCAAAGATGACTGGTATATCGACGTCGACGAGGCTTCATACAATCTGATGCAGTATGCCGGCAAGCGACCCGACAAAAAGGGGGAGCTTGTCGACTCCTACAAGAATATCACGTACCACTCAACACTTGAAAAGGCGCTGAAGCAGTACATCAGATATCGCGTAAAGGATAGCCTGCAGGGCGATATGGAATTGGTAGAAGCTGTACAGACCGTGCAGGCGTGTCTAGCTGAGGTGGCTTCTGAACTCAAAGCGTGCCTCTCCACAGAGCTGATTACTCCGATTTGATGCCTTAACGAACAGTTTTGAGAGGGAAAACCGAATGGTAAGACTAATTGACGATAGTGGGCTTCTTCCAACGGAAGCCGTGATAGGGGATAGAATCGTGTGGGTAGTCCCGTACCGCGATATATATGAAGCGCCTACGGTCGATGCAATCCCCATTGAATGGCTCATCGAACAGGCAAAGTCGTGGGATAAAACACTCGAGTGCGCTGAGTCCCCGTCGGATATCGAATGCATTAAACATATACAAAGTGGTTACTACGACATTATCGATGAATGGAGGAAACACTGTGACCAAATTGATTGACGCAGATGAGCTCAAAGCAAAACTAAACTGGGCATTCTCACACGACACACTTAGCGCCGACGGCATTATTGATCTGATTAATGCGACGCCGGCGATTGAGGCGATCTGCGCAAAAGACGTCGAAGACCTTTATGTGGCGGCAGTTAGCTACCGCGACACAAAGCGCCCGTATTCAGATGCGTGGATTTGTGCGAACGATCAGGCGATCGGTGTAAGGTCTGTTCTTGATCAATGCAGAAAGTGAGTTGCAATGAGACTGATTGATGCAGACGAGCTGGAAAAGTCAATTATCAAAAAGCTCGGAATCGCAAGCGAAGAGTTTTTGCTTGAATCTGAAAAAGCAGTATTTGAAGAGATAGACAAAGCACCAACAATTGATGCAGAGCCGGTCGTGCATGGCGAGTGGATATGGTGGGGTTATGGCTGGATGTGCTCGAAATGCGATGGCTGCACAGACAACATCGATCACGTCCGGTGCCCGTGGTGTGGAGCAATAATGGACGGAGACGATCATGAGGTTGATTGATGCAGACGCGCTGATTGAACACTTGCGGGATGATCCGCTGTATGAATTCATCGAGCAATATGGAGTAACGGGAGTGATTAAGGCAGAGCCAAAAGTGGACGCAGTCCCTGTGGTCAGGTGCAAACACTGCAAATACTGCGATTACGATACGGCATATGGCGTCATCATCCCCGGCACTGAATTCTGCACTTTGACACAAGATTACTGTATTGACGAGAACGATTTCTGTTCTAGAGGAGTAGAAGCAAAATGACAAGGCTGATTGATGCGCAGCCCACAGTCGACGCAGTGCCTGTTTCGTTCATCAGAGACTTGATCAATTTGGCGAGGAAAGCCGGCGCAGATAGCCACGCTGAGTCACTGGAGGTTCTCTTGGCAGACTGGGCAGAAACAAGACAGGCTCCGAAAACGAACATTAGTCCCTGTGAGGGCTGCGAGGATTATGTATACGGCGGCGGATGTAAACGAGACGGGGAGTGCGTAGCTAGGTAATTAAATATGGAACACAGAAATAAATATGATTTCGGACTCGATGGATTCGACATGCTTACATTATTGTTTATCTACTTGAAATTAACGCATGCGATTGAGTGGTCGTGGATATGGGTACTGGCACCACAGTGGATATTAGCTGCACTTATATTACTTGGGGAGAGCCTTCAAACTCATCAGAGAACAGAGGCAAATACGGGCAGATGGATTCCATTATCCGAGAAGAGGCCTGACACTGGTGAGCATATTCTGGTCACGGTTAAATGGTCTGACAATGATTACGAGGTTATGGAAGAAGATTGGGGCGTACTCGAATGTGAAGTAAAGAACGGCTCTGCGACGGAGGTTAGTCGACTGATCTACGAAAAGGCAATCGCATGGATGCCGATGCCGAGGGCTTATAGGGAAAAGAATGTTTGGAAGATGGAAGATGGCCGAGTGATTAATGATTGAGAAAGCACAAGTAGACAAGTCGACATGGAATAGACCTTACGTAATCGACGACCCTTTTACTGGCCGTCGCACATACAAATGCCCGCATAAAGCATGTGTGTTCTGCGACCATTGTACAGATGTATGGTGGGATTATTCGAGCGGGCCATACATGATGATGTGCGAAATTCACGGCGACGTAGAGCGTGGCGTTATTGGCGAATGCGAGATGTTCATTGAGGAAAAAGAGGAATGACATATATACAAGGATGGGCAATCATTATTCTCCTGACTCTAATTTATATGAAACTGGACAGATAAAAGGGAAAGAAGAATGAACGAATACATCATACAGGCACCGATGGCGGTTATTGAACTGGACAAATCAAAAATGACATGCTTCGGGGAACCGGTGATAGAGCTAATACGATGTAGGGATTGTAAGTATTTCATTGAAAGCATTTGTGTGCACATTGACAGCAGCACCCAGTTCATAGTCACTAACGTCTGTTCGAAGTGGGGAGACCGGAGAACAAAAGAAGACGGATACTGCTTCATGGCAGAGAAAAGGGCTGAATAAAACTACGATTTTATTATCAAGATTAAAAGGGAAAACCAGATGACAGTTTACGAATTAATTCAGAATCTTGCTGATTTCGATGCAAATCAGGAAGTCCATATCAAGATCGAGGCTGACTTCCAGAACCTTGTCGATGCGGTCAGAGACAACCTCACAGAACTAGAGGTTCACCTCGACGGTGATATATACGAGGTGGGGAAGGATGGTTCCCATGTCCAGATCGTGTGCGATGCATACTGAGGAGGGGCGATGAACGGAGCATTCTATTTATTTAAAGCGATTCTCATACTTTGTGTGTGGGTGGCTTCACTAATTGCAATCAAGTCCAATGAGCTATCTGTGGTGGGCTACGCGATCACCCTGTACGCAATGCATTGCCTGATCAATATATATACCGAATATCGGGAAGAGAGTGAGGACAACGAATGAGCCAGATGACGGACAGGTTCATTGAATGGCTAGAGGGAAAGCACACTGGCCAAGCACCGTTCCCGCCAGTATTCATCTTAGAGGGGCTGAAGCATGTCCAAGTTGAGAATGAAATCGGGTTCGGCGCATACAGCGAGGCGGAGGGAGTGATCTATGTAGCACGCGACATACCTAATCCTGAGTACAACATTCCGTACACGATTGCCCATGAATATAGGCGGTACCTACAGAAGATGTCTGGACGTGGATTTGACGAGGGCGACGCGCATGACTTTGCCAGACAGACAATGATTGAGTGGGAGAGCGTGAATGGTTGAATTTTACATTGGGATGTGGGTTGGAGCCGCTGTCTGGTGCATAATTAGCAAGTCTACCGATCCTCACAAGAATGATTACGCAGATGGATATCACGACGGTTACCAGTCGGCCATCAATTGGATCAACGGTAAATTGGATGTGATTATCAAGAAACAAGAAGAAGGCTTAAGAGAACTGGAGGGGCAAAGAAGCAATGGAATACTATAGGAAATGTCCGTTGTGTGGTAGTTATATGATCCCGGAGGTATCAACCGGCACCAGCGGTACGACATGGTCGTGTTTGTGTGGTTACCGAGACCCGGCGGTGATAGTTATGACCGCAAACGGTACAACTCCGTATGTCAAGGAACCAATCACAGGAATTATTCCAAAAGACAAATCAGTGACTGAGTGTAAGCACTGCGTCAATCATCGCGATCGTTCTGGGTACTGTGATGTCTGGCGTGAATATACACCCGCTGACGGTTATTGCTTCCGAGCAGTAAAAAAGATGAGCGAAACATTTTCGAAGGAAGCAAATTTATGAGCGTATTGCCGACCGTAGGCAAAAATACTAGAATGTCCTATACATATCACGGCGGCTCTTCTAAGAAAGGAGAGAGTAATGTCTGAGAAAAGAAAGGACAAGAAGGGCAGATTACTACAACCGAATGAGCGGCAACGTAGCAACGGCCAGTATGAATACCGTTACAAGGACGGCAACGGGGTCAGGCACAGCATATATAGCTGGAAGCTCGTTCGAACCGACAAAGTGCCAGCAGGCAAGCGTGACTGCGAGGCGCTTAGAGATGCTGAGGCGCGTATCGCCAACGAAGATTATAGCGGGTTGGATACGCATGTCGCAGAGACACAAACGCTTAACGACGGCATAGTGACACTCATGGAGACAAAAATGTCACTTAACCGCAAAAGCAAAGACCAATACGAATATACGTACACCACAAAGATCGGCCCGTATATTGGTCGACAAAAGATTTCAAAACTGAAGCGCAATGACATTAAGAAATTCTATGTAAGGCTGCTAGACGACGGGAACTCTATTGAGACAGTTGCCAAAGTTGATCAAACGTTGAAGCTGATAGTCAAGAACGCAATCAATAATCGTGGGCTCAGGTATGACCCGTGTGATGGTGTGCTGGCAGAGTTAAAACGTGAGATTAAATACATTCCAAAAAGCAAGCATTGCCTTACGATCGAGGAGCAGAAAGCGTTCCTCGGGTACATTGCTGAACACGAGAGATATTCCCATTGGTACCCTCTGTTCAAGTTTATGCTTGGCACTGGGTGCCGGGTGGGAGAAGCACTCGGCTTAACTTGGAGCGACTGTGACTTCGACAATAACCTTATATATATAAGGAGGTCGATGATCTATTACAAGACGGACGGAACAGACAACTACGGGTTCAGCATAAGCACGCCAAAGACAGCAAGCGGTGTCAGGTCGATCCCAATGCTTAGCAGTATCCGAGACCTGTTGCTAGAAGAAAGAGAAAAACAGACCAGATATATCTCCAAGGAGATTGAGATCGAAGGCTTGACCGGATTCATCTGGCGAACCAAGAAAGGGTCGTTGCCAATCCCCGGTACGGTTAACGCCGCATTGTATGCGATTCAAAGAGATTACAACGATGAGGAGATGAGGCGGTCAGAGACTGAGAACAGACAGCCGTTGTTGCTACCAAAATTCTCGGTGCATGTTCTTAGGCACACCTTCTGCACAAGGCTCTGTGAGAACGAAACAAACCTTAAAGTGATTCAGGATGTGATGGGGCACGCATCAATCACGACAACCATGAATGTATATAACGAGGCTACGGCTGGGCAGAAACAGAAGAGTTTCGCTAACCTTGATGGTAAAATCGTTTGAATTTACCACAACCTCATATTTACCCCAAGATTTATAACCGGCTACCACAATTTCTACCACTTTTGACCGCGACAATACGTGACGAAATGTGACGATATGTAACGGCGAACATGACAAAAGCAGCGAAATGTGACGATTCGTGACAATTCATAAAGAGGTTGGCACTTGATGCTTGGAGTAGCTAACAAATTCTAAAAGAACCGATAAAACCTAGATTTAGATCGAATCGCGTAGCCAAAAGTACCACCAATTTACCACTTTTCAAAACGAGGAGAGCTGCTGTGATATGAATTCTTCGTTAGAAAGCTGGTTAATTCCCTCCGTGAAATCCAAAGTTATTGGATTTGGCAGAGAAAACGAATCGAAATATCACTTGTGCTATCAAACCAAAGCTTGATGGTAGAAGTGGTATTCCGATTAACGATTATTAGCCTGTGCATGGCTTGTACAGAGGTGTGGTGAGCGATTCTGGTGACAGACGAACACTTGATCGAAGATTTAAACCGCCTCTAGAAATGGCTTGCGCAAGCTCATACAGAGAGGTGATTAAATGTTTTATGTTACGGGTGACACTCACGGCTCATACGACATCGAAAAGTTGACGACGAAGAATTTTCCAGAAGGAAAAGAGCTGACGCGAGATGATTACGTCATCATATGCGGTGACTTCGGATTGGTCTGGCGAAACCAAGAGGATTCGACTGAGAAGTACTGGCTCAACTGGCTCGAGAACAAGCCGTGGACAACGCTGTTCGTGGATGGCAACCACGAAAACTTCAACGCACTGTATAGCCGATTCAAGATTGAGGCGTGGAATGGCGGCAGGGTACACGTGCTTCGCCCCCATATCCTGCATTTGATGAGAGGACAAGTGTTCACAATCGATGGCAAGAAATTCTTCACAATGGGTGGTGCCGAATCGATTGACCGGGGTAAGTTCACACACACTGAAAGAAACGATAGGGGCATTTGTTGGTGGGACGAGGAGATGCCGTCCCAGACAGAGTACATAGAGGCACATAAGAATCTGGCCGCTGTTAATAACAGGGTTGACTATATCATCACGCATGATATCCCAGCAGATCTCGCCTACAAGATATACGGGTCAAGGACGAATCTGAATGACCTGAACTTATTCTTGGAAGGCGTCGAGCACACTGTTGATTTTGGTCACTGGTATGCTGGCCACCACCACGTCGACGAAGACTTCGGAAACATCAGCATCTTATATTACGACATCAGGAGGATTGATTAGAGCGGATGACTATTACTCACGAAAGAAACTGCGATAACTGTATTCACTTTCGATGGTATTACGATTTGTGCAAGAAATTCGGAATCGAGGTTGATGGACGAGAAGTTCATGACTGCTTTGAAGAGAAAACCAATGAGAGGAGGCAATCTTCGATGGAGAAATTCAATCATGAAGTCCCCACACTTTCAACACCATGCCGATACTGTGCAAATCACCCGAGCAACGGAGGAAATGGCATTTGTCACTGCACACTTGGAACGTTGGAAGTGAGATGAAAAGGAGGATATATGTGGATCGTAATTTATGCAGACAAAAGCATGGAACAGTACGATGACAGCATTACGCTTGATACTCTTGTCAAACTGATTGACCATGATTCCGAACTTCTTAGCATTACGCACGTTCAGCGAACCGTTAAAGTTTAAAGGAGATGATTATGGGCTGGAAATACTATCTTGCAGTAATTCTCGGTAACATCACTGGCATTCTGATCCACAGATCGATACGGTGGTATTTTGAGAATAAAAGGTCACACAACGGTAATAAAAAAGAATTACGAAAGGATCAAAACAAATGAGTATTAATGCTATAGCTATAGGCAAATTTATTGTGAAAATCTTGCTCACTTTCGTTTTAATTTGCACGGTGCTTTCGGTACTCGATGTAACAACTGGCATTGGCAAAACTGGAAAGATTATTGAAAAAATCGTGGATATAGCGGGGCTCGTATGTTTTGTAGCATTTGTTATACTCATATGCATTGGAATCGCCATGGGGGCGTATGCGATATGGACTGTGTGGTAGGATAAAGGAATACAGGAAGGAGAATGAAAATGACTGAATTAATTGAGAAGGAAGCGTTGCTTGAAAAGGTTCAAAAGATACAAGATGAACCAAGTTATCAGCATGAGGGTGAAGACTGGATGAACGGTGTTATTAAGGTAGAGGAAATGATATATTCTGCACCGGCTAAGGAAGCTGTACCAGTCGACTTCATGCGTGAATACATTCAGCGAGACGACATGAGTATTCACGACATATCTGTAATCGGTCAGATGTATGAAGCCTATAAAGAACAGGTGAAATCAGATCGTTAAAGGAATACGGAAAGGAAAAAGAGGAATGAACAACAAACAGTGTCTGAGCGTATTCTGCATCACTTGCATTACAGCATCGCTTATTTATGTGGCGTTGCAGGATTGGACAAAGCCTTGCTACTTTCTGCTGTGGGCAGTCATGGCAGAAATTAGAATCAATTCATTGAATAAAAGGTGAACAAAAGGAAACTTTATGATTGATTTCGCGAAAAATATATGTTCTCTCTATGCTGAGTCTTTCCTTTTTATAATAGCAGTTTGGATAGTGGTCTGGTTTGTGTTTGGTTGGTTCGGAGGGGATGACTAAAAGGGAAGTTTATGACAAGCGAAAACAAAAAACGAAAGCAAGTAAATGCTTACGTTATCAAGACCGCACTGAAAAGCAAAAATTGGAAATGCAAACGGATCATGTTTTACAACTCATCAAATCGCAGAGAGTTGAACAAATTGGCAAAAGCCGAGCAAAAGGAAACTTTAGGTGACGATATGGCAGAATTTATATACACAAAAGAGCAGATTATTAAGGTTGGCGATAAAATCAGCGTCACGAATGACGGATTGCTTCCGTTTGAAGTCAAGAAGAACGGATCGACAACGAATGTTGCTTTCAACAAAGACGGCGAATATCTTGTGTCAATCTACGATGGGGAAGTGACCGTAACAACGTTGCAAAGCCAAAGCGGTTACGGAAAGCACGTTAAAGGAGACAACCAATGATTTGCATTCTTGGCACAATAGCAGGAATTATACTCGGATTTATACTAGGCAGGAGTAGCTGTTAATGGACGATTATGAATTTATCGCAAGATATGACATTGCGGAAACCTTCAGACAGAAAATAAAGTGTATTATTGCTAAACTGTTTGGCGCACATGTGGTGACTCCTCTAGGCAGAATCATGTTACTTCAGAAAGATTATCGCGCACTCGCTGAAGAATACGATGTGTCAATTCCGTGGTGATGAAAGAGAGTAAAAGGAAACATTATGACAGAACAAGAACATGTTAACCTTCTCTATTCTGAGCGCAAAGAAAGACAGCGCAGTTTCACAGAGGATTATCTGATCGGTAATATCTACAAACTGGAAGCGGACATCAACTATGTTGCTTCAATACTGGAGTATTATCGTGATGGACATGAATCAAAGGAATTTGAATTGGGCGTGTTACTCGGTGAAGCGTATGCGTATAAAAAGTTGTTATACGAACAAGATCAGAAGCGCAGAGCAGAACTGAGAGCAAAAGAAAGGAAACTTTAAATCACAGTCTTGCAAGTTACCGGAAAGTTAAATGTGCTATATTAAGGCTATGAAAGCATATAGTGAAAGCGATCTCCTTGACGCATGTTACAGCTGTGACAAATATCACGCCGATTGTTGTTACTGCGAGATTCGTGGCATTGAAATAGATTGGGAAGACTACCCAGTATACGATCAAGAACTGGATGAGCCGTGCGATAAGTGGAAGGTTATAGTGGATTGGAAGGGTAAATAGTATGGAAACAATAAGGCGAGGAGTAGTGTGATTGCCATTTTAAGAAGAGTAATTGTCTGCGGGACGAGGACTTTTAATGATAGGGAGCTGTTATATTCAACTCTTGATAACATTCTAGGAGATCCTGTAAATGTGGAGATTATATCCGGTGGGTGCCGTGGCGCAGATAGGATCGCTGAAGACTACGCAAAATCAAGGGGGCTTCGTGTGACAGTATTCGAGGCCTATTGGGATGAATACGGAAAGTCAGCAGGGCCGATCCGCAACAGACAGATGTTGAATTATGCGCTCGGAGCGGAGGCAATAGTCGTCGCCTTCTGGGATGGAAAGAGCAGAGGCACAGCAAACATGATAAACATTGCCAAACGTTCCAACGCCGAGGTGCACGTCATAACTTCGGGGCTCTAAATCTACAAAGTATCGCGGTCGATAAAAATACTATTTCAAGTAAAGGGGGTGATCATCTTCTAACGGGAGGTGATACTGTGGGTTACCAGCGCAAGCAAGAAGACAAAAGAAGGCTGGCCAAGCTTTATAGCGATGTATTCAGCCACAGGCGATGGATCTGCTCTGGCGTATGCCACCACTGGACAGACGAAAGACTGCATAGAGTCTACAGAGGGAGACGTAGCAGAGAGTTCAAACAGATCTGTAATAGGAAGCTTCGCCGCATGGATGAGATTCCCAACTATGGTGGATACAAGAAGTGCTCTGAGTTTTGGTGGAGCATCTGGTAAAAAGAAGGCAGACTGACAATCAAAGTCAATCTGCCTTTATTATTATCCCCATTGATCAGCCATAGCACTCGCTATGCCAGAAAAGGTTTTACTTCTTACTTGAGCAACTCGGCTTGTCAAAGCCTTGCTCTTGCGCTTTGTCCCGTCTGCATTCTTGGAGCCTCCACTTGCCCAACACATAGTAGGCTCCACGATATTTGTGGGATGCAGCTTTTCCAATCCTTTGATCCACAAACATGTTTGCTTTTTGTATGGATCGCCAAACTGATATGGCTCAATGATCTGCGTTGGCTCAGGGAGCATGTATATTCCCATTGGGACGGGATTTTCAACGACGATTTTGTCGCAATCCGCATTTAAAATCCGCATAAAAAAATCGCGACTAACAATTCCTTGTTTGAGCCGCTCGACATTAACCATTTGGAATGTACCGTACGATGGATAATACTTTTTTTCTTTTCGAAAGAGCCTAACGGCGCCACCCTTTGTCAAATATGTGCAAGGCGGATGCCCGATAATTAAATCCCATTTGCCAACCTGATGATGGGTAACGCCATCCTCAGTTTCGAACGAGCAATTTCCATTCAAATATGGCAAGACATCACCTTTAATATGCCACTCCGGGTACCCGCCACTGTTTGTCCGTAAATCGCAGCTGAATGCACGGTGGCCTTTACGTCTGAAGGCAATACATACCGCCTGCGATTCTTCACACGCAACCAATACATTCATAGAATTATCGTTTGTGATTTCAGACGGGTCGATGAGTGGCGGGAGGCTGGAACTCCACTGTTCTGCCATGGCTTTGGCAATCCCAATAAACGTCTTGCTACGCAGCTTTGCCGTCATCGGATCATTCCATGCAAGGATTTTTCCGTTCTCATCTTTTGCACAGTACAGGTCGCCATGGTTCTTACTAAAGTCACCATCATACTTCAGATGGAGATTATCAGTTGGCTTTAAGTTGGGAAGATTCTTCAGCCAAAGGCATGTTTTCTTAAGCACCGGATCTCCAAACTCATATGGCTGGATGATTTGATCCGGCATACGATATCGTGTACTCATGAAGCCAATCGGATTCTCAATAGCGATTCTCTTGCACTTCGCATTGACAAACTTCATGAAGAACTCTTCTGCTTCGTCACGCTTATTTGCGCGTTCGATTGCCTCGTCGCCGTACACATCAGCATCGAACCACCTGTTGCCGGTAATAGTCAGATATGTGCAGGGAGGATGGGCGATAATGAGATCCCACTCACCAGAGATTTCATGTTCGGCACCGTCTTGAGTAACGAATGTGCAGTTGCCATCAAGGATTGGCAAAACATCTCCAAGTATATGCCATTCAGGATGGCCTCCACTACACTCCTGAACGTCAGCGCTAAATGCTCGATGCCCCAAATTTCTAAATTCAACGCACACTCTCTGGGATTCTTCGCATGCGACAAGTACATTCATTCCTTTTCCTCCTAAACAAAAAAAAGACCCAAGCCTCTACCTGCGAGAGCTTGGGTCTGTGGCCGTGCGTGCAGTTTCAATCACGCGAATCCCACGCGGAGTTGCACATGTCGTGTTCCGCTTACTGGGCAGCTATTGTCTTACAATCTTTTAATGCTTGATCACCGGCCTTTATGGCACCCGTGGCGGGAATCGAACCCACATCGAGCGAGTCAAAGTCGCTTGCCTTGCCGTTAGGCTACACGGGAATAAAAGTTGCGTATACGCAGCAGCTGTATACGCAACAAAAGAGCAGTTTTATTCAATTTTTATCTGTCAATGAACCACGCAGTTAAATCGTCCGCCTCTTCCGACATTTCTTTCTGGCCGTTTCCGGTGACAAAATGACGGAGTAAAGAGATTTGAGACTTGCCTATTCGCTGGATGCCTTCATTGACTTCCTTGATCTGGAGCTGAGTGTCATCTGTTTTCTTTTCCAGATGAGCAATCTTTTCGTCGATCGCCTTGAGGTGCTCGAAGTCGTTGTTGAGCTTGCGTTCATTCTCGGCAACACGAAGCTCTAACTTCGCCGCAGGGGTGAGTGAGTTCAAGTACTGGATCGCTTTGATAGCCGCAACGATTACACCAAGAATCGCAGCGATCTTACCAAGAAACGACCAGACAATTTCAATCTCCGTTCCGGTCGGCATCTGTCGGCTCCTCAGGATATACAAACCCCGCATTCGCCGAGTCGATGAGTCCCTCCGAAACAATATAAGAGATAACGGATGCAGCAGACATAATCAGAGCGCTGACCTGAGTAGCTTCTGATTCTGTGCGGCCAAAGAATACCATCAGACCGGATACAAATCCGGCGATTGCCAGCCATAATTTACGGCTGGACAGCTTTCGTTTCCAATCGATCATGTTTAACCTCCTGTCCGATTCAACCGCGTAAAATGTAGTACGAAAGATCTTGGATTAACTTGCTTTTAACGAAAGGGGAGAATAATCTCCCCATTTTCCTTAGTTGCCTTCTTCTACCTCGTTAAGACAGCGGCACTTGACCCAATAGCCAAGCTCTTTTAAGAAAGCACGGTCATTCTTGACGTCAACGGCGGTAACGGTGTAGGTCTTCGGGAACGCGCAGCCGGATCCGACATGCACGATCTGATCCTTTTTGCCGTCCAATGCGTCAACTTCGTCAACGTCCTTCAGCGGGAACCAACCACCAACCCAGCTATTGTATCCCCACTGGCGGATGTAATCGATCTTCTCGATATAGAAGCCCCAGCTCTTGACCTTTGAACCAACAGTGAGGATCTGATCGGGACGCTTTGCCGGTGCCGGTGTCGGCGTCTGATCCATGAAAATCTTCGGACGGAACACACCAATGATTCCCTGCCAAGGAATACGTGCGACTGTTACATACGGATAAGGTTGATTCTGCCCTAAGAAATAGATTTCTTCCTGACCGTTGTCATGGTCATAAATGGCGATATGGGAATACGGGCAGTGAGGTGAACGGTTTGTCCACACTACAATATCGCCCGGCTGCATCTCAGCCTTAAGGCCGATATCGACGCAGAAATCCAGGATGCCATTTGTGGAACGCTGATTCGCAATGTCCTTGACATAACCAGTCTGGCCACAATGAATCTTGTGGCCGCCGATGTAGAGAAAATACTTGTTTGCCAAATCCCAGCACTGGAATTTCTGCTGTACGGGGAATCCATCAAGATCAATCTTCAGGCCAAGGTGAGACTTCTTAAAAGCGGCATATGATTTAGCCATAATAGTTCTCCTTCCATTAAAAAAGGGAGCCTTTGCGTGGCTCCCGTTTGTATAAATATTCAGCTGTTTACCGCATGGCCGGCTAACCTTGGCCAAGCGATATGTATTGCCATAAAAAAAGACCGACTATCACGGTCGCCCAGTAGGGTGGACGGTTCTGATTTCCACAGTTAAACTGTGTCTACCTATTATCTGTAAATGTGATCACTTCACCTGCAACGTAAGCATCAAGCAAAATTGGATCTTCCCATTCGTATCCATTTGCTGTTTTAGTCAACACCTGTCCAGCACTACCGCCGGCAGGAATATCCATTTTCCCAGAAATATCCTGATGTTCTGTGAGGAAAGTTGCACCATATGTTGCTGTGATGGCTCCGTTTGTTGCGGACAAGTCTGTGACTGCATTACCTGTGCCTGTTGCTGCGACCGTTGTTACTGTATCTGTGAACACGGCATTCGCCGGAACGTCCGAGCTAACGGTGTGCCCATTAACATATTGTGCATACTCGCTATATCCGGACAATGTTCTAATTGCTCCGTTTTTATAAATATATATTGGGTGATCATATGTCAACGAAACTCTATAATTGTCACATGAATGACCAAGTTTAATGTAAATATAGCCATCATCGCTTGATGGTAATTCCTGTGTAATTGGATCGGCCGCAAGTTTCGCCTCAATACCATTTGTTAATGTTGCTCGAATATAAACGTCTTTATTTGCCGTCAAAGTGGCGCCAGTATTAAACGAATACCTTATATTTACTCTCGCGTATGCCGACCAAATATAAGAGGCAGTTATAAGCGTTCCAGCAGTAACGGTTGCTGTTGAAGAGTAATAATAAACTGGAGCGAACGGGTTAAATGACTCTGTTGTCAGTGCTTTTGCGGTACCAGTGTTATTTGATACTTCAGTAACAGGTATTATTTCTTCTTCGTTTTTTGTCAAACATACCTGATAACGGTATAAATTTGTTGTTGGTTTAAACTGACCGTAAGCAATTCGTACATATCCAGTTGTTGTATCATTCGAATCAGAATTATATCCCCAATATGCGTCCCAACATCCACCATCAACACGAGTGCTGTTATAAACAAATAACCACGTGTATGCTACATTGAAAGACGTGCCAACTCTACTTTCTTCTCCATTCGTGTGATAAATAGGTTTTGCACCTAAATTATTTACATTAAGAGTGCATCCAGATGCCGAGGTTATCACACCATTCTTAAGCATCACACATACACCATCCGCCAATTCGGTTATGCCATCAACCGTTGCTGTAAAAACGGTGGCTGTGGATGTACTATCAACTTGACCGAATGGGATGGATTTGGTTTTATGCACAACGGCTTGGTTGGCTAAAAATGTTTTTATTTTATTTAAAAAATATGATAAGCTATTAGGATCTAAATACTTATTTGCCATAGAGCGTCACCGCCTTACGCAAATAATGTATCGATCTCAGCCGTAGTAATTGCAATCATGTCTGTCTTCAGCATATAGCCAGACAGGTCAATGTCTGTATTGCCAAGCTTCTCAAACGATGTACCAGCCCAGACATATTCGTCATATGCATCTCCGGCTCCGTGTGAGTGAGCAACCAGATAAATGACACCGTTTTCACCTGTTGCCGGCAGGCTTGTAACGACTTGATAGCTGATAGATGTAACGCCAGCAATTGCATTTGCAACTGCTGTTGTCACGAATTCGGTGGTTGCGATCTGAGTTGTATTTGTTCCTGCAGCCGCAGTTGGAGCCTTAGGCGTTCCTGTGAACGTAGGGGTTGCAAGCGGGGCCTTCGCACCAAGAGCTGTGTTGATTACTTTGTTTTGTACGGGGTTGGCGCTGGTGGAGTTCAGCTCTGAATCGATTGTTGTTTTTGTTGCGCCATCTGCAATACCATTAAGCTTTGATAACAATGTATCAGTGAAGTTGTTGTCTGTATGAACGTAGCTTGCATCTGTTACAAAGTTACCATCATTTGTAAGCTGAGAAACTGCCGTCGGCACATTCACGTCAACAGCCTTAGCCGTAATGTTTAAAGCATTTCCATTAACCTTAACAGACTCGATTACGTTTACCTGAGCGCCGGTAGCGATATCCCTCAGCTTATTCTTTTCTGTTGTTGTATAGTCATTTGTCGATAATCCTTTGCCGGTTTCTTTGTCAACTTTGTCGGAAAGCGCTGTGTCGACATCTGACTTTTTTGCAAATAAACTCTTCAACTTATCGTGATAATACCTGAGACCAGTTAAGTTCAGAAAACTATCGGACATGTTCATTTCCTCCAATCTATCCAAAAAGCAATTCATCAATATCCTGATATGAAATTGCATTCATCTCGTGTTGAACATGCAGTTCAGACGAGAGTTTATTTCCCTTTAAAGCCACGCTGTTTATTTGAGGGAGCGTATCCTCTTTTAGTTTGTTGTAGTCATCATTAAAAACGGCATCAACAGCCATCGAAAGTTGCCCTGTAAGTCTGTTCTTCGTCGACAAGACACCGCTGAGCTTTCCGTTTTGCGACAGTGTTCCACTAAGCTTATCAGGCATCAATCTACCTCCTCGATAATTCTAAACTTTCCATTGGCGATGAAGGTGTCAATGTCTCCGTTGATATGCGTCAGTTGAATATCATAAACATAATCAGCCGGCTGTTTTAACCACTTTGTGTCTGCAGGGTCAATTTCGAGTAACAAGGTGTCAATTGGGATTTCTTTTTCAAGCTTTATTTCGGTTGAGTTATAGTTTTGCTTCATAGCGAAGCGTACCTCGTCCCCTGGGAGAGGGACGTATACACTACCATCTTCGTTGAAAATCTCTACCGTAGCCTTAAATGTATCACCTCTTGTGAGGGTGATAGTCTTGCCAGAAATTCTCGCCGTCATAAGTCGAGTACCTCTCCGGTCACAGTCATTATTGCTTCGGGGTGTTTATCGAGCCATGCGTTTACAATTTCATCAATACCACCGATAGTGGTCTCATCAAATTGGCTCTTTAAATCTTCAATGCCAGCTCTCGCTTGTACATCTGCGATATCGTAGTAAATATCATTGTCTTTGTCATTAATTTTTGAAATATAAGTCATAAGTCACCCGTTCTTTCTCATAAGAGCTTTCACAGAAATAATCTGCGTGGTTCCTGATGAATCAGTTACTGTATAAGATTTGTCACTAGGTACATATAAAGTCGCTGTTAATGTCGTAACATTATCGGCCGTTAATTCGTGATACTCTGGATTAACGCATACGATGTGCTTAATTACAATCGGGACGTTTACCTTGACGTTAGGCATTGTATCGTCACTATATCTTGAATAGATCCACATGCCAATATCAATGGCCGGGAAAGCATTTCCAATAGCGTTGGCATCCTTATATGTGTACTTAACCGTTACCTCATATAAGTCCCAATTTGCTGCCGGAGCATCAAGTGTAGCTGTATGCTTATATGCAGTATTCCCACTAGTGAATGTTGCAATATTGTCGTTCACATTACCGTAATTGTTATAACCAAGTGGAATTCTTGCATAACCAACAAGTTTTTCTTTTAGGGTGCTTATTGATTTATGTCTTATATGAACTGGATAAGTGTCTTGGGAACTTGCTGATTCTGCCACCCAAACACCATCAAGATGTGTTTTACCAACATAAAATTCTGCGTGAAAAATACCATCAAGTTTGGGCAAATATTCATCTCTTCCTTCGAACAAAATATCCCCAGGCTGAAGACTATCTAAAGAGAACCCTTCTCCAACATGATAGTACATGCCAATACTGTCCAAGAATTCTGCAAATTGCCAAGTTGCTAGTCGTCTGTACGAAATATTATCCGGTAATGACTTTGTTTCGCCGTGACCAACGATCAACGTATACTTGCAAAAGTCATCAGAAAGGAAATTGATAGGGGCTCTAGGATATTTTGGAGTATTTGACCTATCTCCAAATACAGATTCTTCAAAGCCTATACCCATTAAGCATATCATAACTAACGACTGGCAGTCGATCGGATACTTCCCGTCGACAACCGAACTCGCTAATGGCTCCGTAATCATCGAGTTTACTTTATTGACTCTATTAAAACTATTCGGATTTCCTCCTAGGTTTGAATACCTAAGTTTATCGTTGTTATAAAGCCATGTTTTTAAGCATGGAAGAAAATCATAGTTTGGGCCGGATGCCGTTGGGAAACTATTCTGATTTGATTTATTCCCGACAATATCGTACCAAACATCATTATCTTTATCGTAAATTTTATTAACAAATGCCATAGATTACTCCAAATATAAATTACCAGACACAACCTGCGGATTAATCAGCGTCGGAGTCGTAAAGTAAAATACGCTATCAACTCCGTTGTAACTTGGCAAATGCGAATTTATATTCTCATCTCTTACATATGCCATGCTCTCGTTGTGATAACGAATGACGATGTTATTGATGAGAGCCGTTTTCTGATCTGCCGTAAGAACTCCATCATTCGTAGCGCTCTCGAAAGACAGTCGAATATAAGCGGTGTTCTTCTTTGTTCGATCGATCGTATTAGTCGTTAAATCAATGTATTCCTGATTAGCGTTGTAATACGATGCAATGTACTTTGTTCCGGACTGAAATCCTTCAATTACAATCGATGGCGAATATGGAATGTAGTATGTCGTCAATCTTCCTGTTTTAGTGTCGTCCGGCGCGCCGCTTGTAAGACCAAAGTCAAAAGCGTTTGACGGAATCCTGTTGCCAGAAAATCTGACTGCTTGCGAATCCATATAGTAATTCAGAAACAGTTTGTCCGGATTCGTTCTGTCGCCAGGACTTCTGAATTTCCATAATCCACGAGCCCATACATCACCGATCAGTTTCAGATTAGGTCTCATGATGTAAGGATATAAATGCTGTCCTGGGATTTCAAAGCCCTCCCAAGGACGTAAATCGATAAGTGCATCAGTGCTCATGGCCTGGATGATGCCAATCCCATTCGTATAGCCATCCATGGTGCAACCATCAATGAGCATTCCTACGTGCGCACAGTGTTTATACGCCCCGTATCCCTTCTTGGCGAAACTTGTCGATGGGAATTCTGCCCATTTATCGTCGTCCCAAATATAAAAGACCACATCGCCTGTTTTTACCTGCTTCGGGTCAGTGTATTTGTAAACAAGGCCGTTGCTCTCTGCGTATTCCAACAGTTCTCCAGCCCATCTGATTCGTCCTGAAGGATTTCGTTCCGGATCAACTTTGAAGAACCGTTCGAATGTTGTAACTGGACTAATGTTTGTTTTTCCGTTATAAGGAGAATCCTGAAATGGTATACCCATCAAACAAAGAAGCACAAATGTCGAACAATCAAGCTTGTCGTATACGGTTCCGCTTCCTTCAGGATCTAATGCGGTCATGCTATTACCAGAAGTATTGTTTGTCAGATAGTTGCCATAACTAAATTTGTTGTTGCTTCCTATAGACCAAATATGCATGTGGTAGCTCATCATCGCATTATAGATGACTTGAGTCGTCAGAATATCAAGAGTTGATGACGGATACGCGTTCGCATCAATCTTGTCGCTACCGATTACCAGCGAATTGCCATCGATAGAAGCATTGACAGATCCACCAATGTCATACCAGATGCCGGACGCTCTATCATAGACTTTACGTAGTATCTTTTTTTCTGTCATAAGTCACCTCACTATTTCTTGACACTTCCTACAAATATACCGGTTTCGCCTATTACATTCGTAGAACCGATGTTTAAAGCGCTCTTATTTTCAAGAGATGCTAATGGCTTATGAATAACCGTAACAGGCCCAACATATCCGATTCCAAGAAGCGATACAGAACTAGCACTATAGTTTGGAGTTGAGATGTTTATCTGGTTATTAGGACTGCTGAAATGTATCATCCCATTCCGATCGTTCCCAATACATACACCGCTTGTGGCACGTAATTCGAGAACTGAATCAGAAGCATCAAAATGGAAATTTACTTCGCCATTAAAAACTGTAATATTCTTGACTGAATATTTGCCTTTAATTCTAATCAGCGCCGAACTTGTAATAATAGGTTCATCACAAGGATCTGTAAATGATCCCCCAGATTCTCCAACATTAATAGCTGACGGTTTAAAAATACAGTTAGTCAGCTGATTAAGACTTCTAAGTTCGTTCGATGCCAGTCTAAATTTGTTAATCGTGGTGTTGTTGATCGAAAATGTATTATTCGTCAATCCCCAACCGAATGCTCCCTGAGTTGGCGCCACGCTGGTTATTGGAAGTTCTACAACCATTCCGTTTTTATAACCGAGATTCAAATCGCTGTAAACAGAGGCAATGAGATGATCGTCAACGAATTCCATTCCTTCAAGTTCTCCGATGAAATATCTATTCCAAGTGTCGTTATGAAGCATGTGATAGAATCCATCTATTTTTGAGGTCTTGCCTTTTTCTAGAACGCCAGTTGCTATAATACCTACTGGCGATGAAAGATAAAAACGCCCATTGTTCACGGCAAAATCTTGGTTAAAACTATAATCTGTGTCGTTTGTGGCAAACTGCAAATCCGAATTGTCGACATCGACCGTTGAATATTTTACAATTTCATTTTCCGATTTAATTTTATAAACATCATAGTTATAGTCGATGTAATATAACGTGCCGGTATGGTCGTCATATGACACACCCAATGCCCTAGTAGGAAGTGTTACAGAGTCAACGGTTGTAAAGCTAGTACCATAAACATATAACTCGTTGATGTTAACCGGATTTCCGGATGAATAATCCCAAATCGGAGCAATATAAATTTTGCCATTATCCGGATCATACGCTGCCGAATTTGCATGACCAAGTTTTATACTCTTAGCTTTACCAGTATCCTCGGAATTATTTGAAACATTAAATGCTCGTAACGTTCCTTTATTGTCGGTATTCGTTGTTGCATTAAATGTATAAAAATATCCGTCAATTAACAGACACGAACTAGGAAGATCTTTTGTGAGATAGTCACCTTTATAGATTGGGGCAAATGCAACTGTATCGTCATTTGAAAAAGTATTATCAGATGTATCAGTATCAATCACCAGCGCATCGCCATCGATAGAAGCATCAACAGCGCCACCAATGTCATACAAGACGTCAGATTCTTTATCGTAGATTTTACGTAGTATCTTTTTTTCTGCCATAAGTCGCCTCAAACTTTCAAGAACTTATCTGAAGTGACAATATTCAGCTTCAAATTTGCAGCAGATACATAATCCGAATCTGTATACAGGCTGACTTCAGTTCCATATGGAATCGGAATCATAAACTTTCCAACTCCCACCATCGCATGTTCGCCAGATCCGTTGAGAATCGAATCCGACCATGAATCAAGTGTATTATGATATGTGATCACCCATTTGACAGCAGCAACACTGTTAGTGTAAATAGGATCAACAACAAGCACGCATGCACCTCTGTATTGTTTGGCATGGCTAAATACCCCGCTAAACTGACTGTTTACACTTATTGCGTTATCTGATCCGTGACAAGCAACGTTATTTCTTTCAACAACGAGATTTGTTGAAAATGCTTGATTGTCTTCATCAAAACTAGTAGTAGGCTGCGCCATTAAATTCAGTCCGTTGTTGTAGCCGGGAGTAAAAGCAGCGACAATATTATCGCTGTCTCTTAATGTACGGACTTTCAATGCAGAAATATTTGGGCTACTATTCACAGATGAGCATTCAATAATCAACATATTTTTCTTGAGAGTTGAATAGCCAATGAAGCCTGCTAACAGTGCACAATGACGAACACCCATGAAATAATCATTAACGCTTCCATCCTGCGCAAAGAAAAGAATATCGCCTGGGTTATAAGTGCCTTCTGCTTGATAGCCGAGTCCAGTGTTCATGATCATGTTATCGCCAACAGGTCTTAATACTCCCATATCATATAAATATCTTGCAAGTTTCCAAGTATACAGACCATGATGTGAAAGATTCGGATATGTATACTGGTTTTCAAGACCGTAAGCAATAGCATCTTTGGACTTCGGAGCAAAGACCGGATTCGTTGCTAAATTCTTATAGGTCGGTGTGAGTTTACTGTACGTTGAATAAGTGTACGGCACTCCTTGCAGCACTAAATTTGTGAATATAGCACAATTCATTGCCTTCTGACCGTTTTGATTAAGCGCAGGAGCATCCTCTTCTGGATTGTCGAATGTTCCGTTATAAACGAATCCTCCCTTTCCGCCAATTGACATGTCATAGTAAAACTGATCCCAGTTCTTCAGATAGTCATCGGCAATGGTTAATGCTGCGCACACATCATTCACTCCGTTGTTAAAAAATGTTGAAGTTGATGGATTAATGACTTTCCTCAACTCACCGTTTTCAACAACAGTTGAATAATACTGTTCAGATGGAGATACATCTGTTTCGGAAATTAGAAGTTTGTTATAGCGATAGTCATCTGACACTGGATCGGCTGTGCTTGCCACATTGCCGATAGCTTTTCTTGCTACCTTATCGACTGCTTCACATTCGCTCGATCCACCTTCGCCTTTTTTGTCGACGATCATCGTGTCGCCATCATAAGTAATATCAGCTCCGCCTCTCTGAGCTGCTTCATTGATAGCAGATACGAGGTCGGTCTTGGCGGTTGTTTCCAGTTTTGAACGATCACCAATTGCATCGCCAACCGTTTTAGCGTCTGCCGCCGCACCGCTAACTGACAGGGTCGTATCTACTTCGACTGCAACACCGTGATCTCCTCCACCGCTCCACGATGATCCATTCAGGTCAAGCGTTTCTCCGGTCACAGTCGCAGGCCGTCCACCCTCGGCCCAACGCGTACCGTCCTCAGTTTTGGTGAGAACCTGGCCAACCGCACCATCGTTGTCCGGGAGCACACTGCTCGCCAATTCAATTCCAGCCTCCATTTTGTTTAATCGTTTGGCTGTAATTGCTGTTTCGTTATCTACCCATTCTGTTTTTATATAGGGCATGAGTTCCTCCTTCCGAAAGAAAAATAAAAACGCACTTTTTAAGCTGTGCGTTGCCATATATACACCGCTAGATACGGTTCTACGAGCGTTGAACCACGCGTATAACCAAATACCGGCGTGTAGTGGTTAAATGAATGATCAACTGTTTTGTCTTTCATCGTTGCAGAAAGTGAATACTGTTTAGTACTTGAAGGCCCCCAAGCACTTGGTGGTGAGCTGACATAGCCAATTGAGTTAACATCACTATCTGTGGCACCGACTGCGGCACGCGGGCCATCTGCATCCTGACCGTCCATAAAGTGTCTATGAGTATATGTACCACCGCGTTCATTTACAGCAGGATTAAATCCTCCAACTGTGACATCACCCCAAGTGTTAACTGTATTTGCTTGCAAACTGCCCGCACCAATTAATGCACGACCCTGTGCAACTTGAACCCAAGTACCACCAAAATATGTGCTCGGATTCACATCTGTAACACTCATGTAGATTGCGCCAACGGGGAATACATTGAGATACTTATCGCAGTCTGCTTCGCCGCCAATGAAATGCTCCCCAACAAAACCTTCGGCTTTGACTGTGCGCTTTCCAATCCAGACGGATAGCTCTGCGATACCAATGCTCGCTCTGTATGTAGCAGTTTGTCCAAACGAGTCCTTGACAGTGACGTCGCAATAATAAGTGTGATCCCTTAACAAGGTCTCATCTGGGAGGGTTACTCCTCCGCTCCATGTGCCACCAGCTTGGGCGGGCGTGTAATTCGCCGATACCGCGCCGGAGTTAATTCGATAATTCCACGTCACCGAATTTGTCGTGTTACCAGCGGTGCCACCCCAATAAGAACCAGTGGGCTGGATAAAGCCGGTCGACACGACAGCCGAGTCTCTGTCGAATGCCACCTTGGTGATTGAAGGGTACGTATACTGCTTTAGCGTACCAGTAGCGTTAGCGCTTGTTGAAAAACCACGGGAGTCAGTCGCCGTAACAATATATTTTGCCACCGACGGATTATTAACGATGGCAGAATAGGTGTTCCCAGACACCAAACTCATTGTGACATTAGTTCCGTTGTCACCATTTTTTACCTTGACAGACGAAATAGACGCTCCGTTTCTCGCAGACACGGTGACGGTTATTCTTTTCTGCGAAAGATACCGCACAATCTCAGTGTCTGCGACCCCACAGGTCTTCATAGTGCTGTTTGCCTCAGCCATAGTTGGTGAACTTACCGTTGGCTTGTTAGAAGCTGCGGCGAGCGACCCTCTTGCAGTCGCGGAGGAAGACCCACTGATGCTGCCAGTCGATAGTGTTAGGGTAAAGTTGGCGGAGTTTGCCTTTGAACCAATTGCGCTGTAAATAGTATTGAGCTGCGCTTTGGTAAATGTAATAGTATCGGAGTGTGAACCTGCTGATGATGTGTATGTTTTCGAAAGCACGTTCGTATTGCCTATTGCACAACCAAGCGTAAGCGCCCTGCCATCGAGCATATCTTTGTACGAAAAGGTAAAACCGTTCTCAACAGTAAAATTACTGAACGATGTGATCGTAGAACCCCTTGGAATAGTCGGAAAGGTCAGGGTGATATAAGTGTCAATAGGGAAGCCTGCCGTGATGCGGTCGCCAGTGATGTGCGCTTGTACAGTTAGAGTGCCATCATTGTTATGCCTTACCTTACTCCAATAAAAATCAGAGTAGCTGCCAGATGCATCTACCCATTCTGAACTATCGCAGTATCCAAAGTTCCACGTTGCAGTTGCGCTATGCGTATCGTTTGCTGCACCCGTACCCGTGATTTTTATAGATTTAGTTGCTGGATAATTTGCCCATCCGCCTGCTGTATTCGTTATGCTTTTTTGGACATAAAAGTATACGTTAGAATAGTTATCGGAGTTACTCTCTTCGCACCGCGCAATAACTCTCCAATAAGCTTTAACATTGGCGTCGCTCGTGGCGTCAGACCACCAATCTACCTCCGCCCATTTGCTTGTAATGTTAGCCATATTTTACGACTCCATATTTTCTATCAATTCTTGCTGCTTACCGATCCACGCAAGGCCTGTGCCCATGGTTGTCTTCTCAGCCTTTTCTTCAGCAGTACCATTTTCTGGGTAGTCCCATTCGCGGCCTTCGATAGCTTCAAATCTATGCGCACCGATAGTTGCGAAAGTGGCAATCTGCAAATTGTTGGTGTATGCGATTTCCTTTGTGAACTTTGCAACAGTAACCGTTTCTCCTTCGACCTGCTTGGTGACTAGTACGCCGTCACCATTGATTGTAGATGTACTATCACTATTCTTTGTTGAAACAGATAAACCGTTCTCGTCGAGATTCGCAACCGTGTCGTAAATGTACTGACCTTCTTCAGTACGCCACACACTTGCAGTAATCGTCTGAGACGTCATGTCTAAGATAGATCCCTGTTCGAAAGTTTGCGTCGCCGAATTATAGCCAAGCTCGTCTTTAGTGACATAGTCGCGTCTAACGTCTGTAACGCTCATCTCGATAGAGTCTGCACGCTGATTAATTGCCGACACGTCGCGAGAAAGACTATCCACGTTGCTCTCGCCGGTTGTCACACGCTCAACAAGTGCCGTGATAGCATCCTGTGTTTGCGTGAGCGAAGACCGAGTCAATGACGTCACTTCCCAGAGATCATTCAGTTCTTTATCAAGCGTCGGGTCTCCATAGACGACCTTGCCATCACTGTATGTGGTAACAAGCCTATGCCAGTAATAATGTCCCTCAACATAGTCTTGTGGCGTAGTGCTCCATTCCTCCGAAGCAGAAGGGTAGATATCGCTTCCAACAATTGTCGAAGTGCTCGGATAGATTAACGGTGTGATGCGTTCTTTTGATCCGCTCAATATGTATTCAATTACAACACTGGTGACGCTTACACCATCATCGCCTTTTGCTCCAGTAATATCCTCAATTGCCTTAACCTCTGTATCGCCGTCCTCATAGGTGATGGTTGTTTTGCGCCACACGCGCTGATCTTCACCCCACGTCTCAGGGAAAGCAGTTGTCCAGTCTGCATCAGAAGCAGCTGGTGCCGTTCCGTAATCGCGAACACAGTAAGTGTACTGCGTGTCTACAATCATCTGGCTCAGCCGCTCACTGATTGTAGAAACTTCCGATGAGACTCTGTTGTCAATAATAGTAAAAAGATCATTGCCGTCGTTGTCCTTAATGACAAGCTGATTGCCAATGATCAAGTCGCCTATGATTGTCTCTGCATTAACGCCGTATGTTACTGTACCGTCACCAAGAATAATCTGACCGATGGCGACTTTACAAGTCTCCCATGCGTCATCGGTGAAGACGAGGCTCTTACCCGTCAGCTTAACCTGCCTCGGGTCATATTCGTCATCACTAATCTTTTCTCTGCCGGTGTAACCGGAGCCATCGATAGTGACTTCTTCATTCTCAGAAGACAGAGCTGCATCCATCGTCAAGTCTCTGGAAGCCTGAATCTGTTCGCGCATTGCGTTGAACTCACCGCTCTTGATGGGGTAGACAGTCTCTTTCAAATAATTAAGTGTATTGGCAGATTTATTAATTCCGCCAAGGACATTTTCAAATAACGTTTTCGGATCATACTTGTTGAACCTGTTTCCAAACGTCATTGATAATGCATGGTCGTCATAGTTGATTGTAATGTTAGTTAAGAAAAGGGGCGCTATATCATCGTTGTCAAGTTCGACATTAATGAGGCAACCCGTCTCTAATTGTCCTGACCAATGCTCGAATTCCTTTGCAAAGATAAAGTTCTCAACGTCCAGCGTGAACTGCTGGGTTGGCTTACTCACGCGCTTCAGCTGTGACTGCGCACGATCGTACAGAATCTTCATCTGTTCAAAGCGTTCGATCGGGGTCATGATGTCCGTGATAACCACGTATTCATCTGTATAGCTTCCCTCGAAGATGTAGTAATACAGCTCATCATACTCTTCTTGGGTGAAGTAACTTGTCAGAGCGACCGAGTCGACAATGCCTTTAATGGAGGCCTCGAGCGCATCCAATTCTTCGTTGGCTGCATCAAGCTCCTGATTCAACGTGTCGATCTGTGTCTGGCATTCACCGATCAATCTATCAATCTGTGCAAGCATTGCAGAGATGTTCTCTGTAATCGGAACTACAGTTCCGCCATTCTCCAGAATAACCTGGTTATACTCTGCCAAAGCGTATGCACTTGACCCGGCGACAATGTTCGCACGAAGCCTCTTGTAGATTGTGATCTGCGTTTGCAGTTGCTGAATAGACTGCGAAGAGCCGGAACACTCGTTGAGCTTATTGTAGTATTGCAGGCTATAGCTGTAATACTCGCTCTCCTTGTCGGCAACAAGCTGTTGCCACCTGCGCACCTTCGCAGACAAGCCTTCGCTCATCCAATCCAGATAATACGAGAAATCATAGATCGTATTTGTTCCCAATGGGTTGACCGCCCCAATGGTAATGTTTTCGCCGCCCAACACACTGACGGCAGTATATACATCGCCGGAGTTTTCCTCGATGTGCAACGTATCGATCAGATCATCTTTAGTAAGATGAATGTTGGTCAAACGTACATAATTATTCTGATCGTATACATTAATAACCCTGTTAATGGTGTCGAAGACAAAGATACACTCGTATGCATTCTGCATGTCCTGAAGCATAAACGAAAGGATGTTCGCATCGATGGAGACATCTTCGAATGTTCTATATCTCTCAGCGACCGCATCATCGACCTCTCCAATCTCCCACTGGGGGAGGAGGGATACGAGTGTATCGAATAGGCCTTCTTGCTGCGCCTCAGAGCCAACGCCGGTTCTGAAGCGATATGTATTGTTCTCAATATACGGCACCTTCTTCTGCTCGATCTCTGCCTCTGCAGAGTGTGCCGTAACGTCAATATAATCAATTAATCCTTCGTATCCAACATTGATATCATCGATTACAAAGAACCCGATGTTCTCCGCAAAAATCAATCGCTTATTCTTGATGGCGTTGTAAAGGAACGCACTGTGAGCGTTACGCTCAGGATCGTCGTGTTCGACCTTATAAATGCGGAAGTTCAAGTCTGACGTTGAATTAAAATTAAAGACGATTTCTTCAGAATCATAATCAGAAAGGGTGCCTAGAACATTTGTCAATCGCCCATTGGTGTATTTAGCACCGGGGTTACAGAGTATTAACTTCGGCTTCTCAAAACGGTTAAGTGAATCATACTTAACGATCACCGAAGGTTCCTCCTGTTACTATAAGTAAACGTAATTGATTTAACTGCGCCGATGACGGTGAAGTTGTTCGGGCCGTCAAGAAGGCGAGGGAAGTTCTGCTTGGAAAACTTCAGATAGTATTGATCGTTGATATAGTTATATTCGCTATCAATGATTACGGTTGCACCACCAGCAATATCAACAAACGAAGTAAATCTTGCGCTGTTGTCTGTCTGGTTAATAAGTGTGACCTCGCCGCCAGCGCTATCCATCTTGATGGTAACTCGCGGATAGGTGTAATCGTCGATATCTGTGTCAACATCGATAGTGAATGTAGATGTCGCAGAGGCTGATGTGTTATTGACATCGATGGTTTTGGTGATAGCGTCCTGATACCAGTAGCCATTATCAGCTTCGAGCGTTGCCCGATATCCAACAATGCCGCCCTCGTACTCGAGGTAGAATGTGTTGATGAATCGGCAGTTCAGATACAGGCGCTTTTCTTCACCGTCAATTGTCTCGGCGGAGTAGTCCTCTGTGGCAAGCCCACATTCGTCCAAGTGATCGACGTAGAGCTTGCGATACCTGTGGCGATTGAACAGCCACTTCTCGATGGCACGACATTCAGAGTTGCTTAACGTCCTGCCGTCATCTGTAACAATATCAACATCAAATGAAAGCGGAGACCCAGAGTAGTCATCGTCAATCAGATAATTCCGCTTGCCGCTTTTGTTAAAGATCGTCACGCCGGCAATCGTACCGGCAACCTGAGTGAACCGTTCGGACTCAACGCTGGCAATCATAATGCCATATGTCGATGAAAGCGTTCCACCATAGGTGAAGTGCGATCCATATATATCTGCCATAGTTCTTCGGGCTCCTTTCTAAAATGATATTTTCATATACATAAAAATGCCCATACGGGCTTGATAGGGCGGATATGCCCCGCCAATCAAATGGATGATTGGCGAGACACTCCGTTTGAAATTATTTTCTAACCCCTCTGTAGAGAGTGATTTGATATTTATTGAATGCCTTAAGGACATCGTTAACCTGTTCACGCTGTGCACGGCGGATGTCAGAAACGCTCTGCTTATCAATATTTCCATTAATAATAATGTCACCCATGTTGATATCAATGGGCTGATTGATAGTGCCCACACCCCTGAACACATCCTTAGATGCGCCACGCATCTTGTCGAGAATCTCTGCGCCGGCCATCGCAAACTCATACAGGAAGTTTGTAGCCTTTGCATTGAGAACTTTTTCTCCTCCGTTGAACATGCGGTATTGGTTGCCGTCACCAGATGAGAAGATAGCTTCGGTGCCTTCCTCGTTAATCTTATGCAGACCAGGTGTCGCGTTCTTCGTTCCCTTTTTATAGCCAACAATGTCAGAGCGATAAATCCATCCAGTATATACACCGCCACGGCCAATGAGAACTTCATTGCCGCTAGTCTGATACACGGTGTATTGACCGCCCGGTACAAATGACGCCATGCGCACGCTTCCGCTCTTGGGGCTGAAATGTGTCGCAGACGTTTTCACCTGTACGGTTGATCCAGATGAAAGGGAAGGGGCGGAACTTCTGCTTGAAGAGCTGCTACTACTGCTACTGCTCTTTGAAGAACTGCTACTGCTGGTCGGAGGCTGAGGATTTGTCGGCGGGGTAGGGGCTTTATATCCTGTATAATTGCCGATCTTCGTATCTTCGTAATACTTGCCGACAATCTTCTTATAGTCCTCATTGTTCTTGAAAGCCTCTTCCCACAGCTTCTTGATTGTCTCGTCGTCGCCATCGCCGTACTTTTTATTAAACAGGATGAACGCCTTAAACAAATCTTCTGTGTTGCCTTTGATATCCGCGAGCGCCTGATTGTAAAGGGCGTTAGGATCATTCAACACTTCATCGATTGCTTCGATCTGCTTGTTGAGTCTTTCCTCTTCGGCATTATATGCTTCATCCAGAGCATTCAAAGCTTCTTCTAAAGCATGCTGATCTTCAAAATCCTGCAGATCCTTTTCGGCGTCAGACAGTTCCTGCAGCAACTCCTGACGACGTTTCTGTGCCCAAGCAGACGTATCGAACTGGAGTTGTGCAATCTGTTGTTTAATGTCATTTACAGACTTTCGCTTCTCCGTCTGCTCATCAAGATACTTTTCCTCATCCTGCTGTTTCTGCAACATTTCTTTTTGCTTGTTGTAGAAATCCTTGAGGTCGTTGAGCTGGTCGTTGATTGAATCCTTCTGATTCTCACGATCCTGCTTAAGCATCTTGACGCGGTAGTCAACGAGCGCATCAAAGGTAGACTTGGCCGCTTCCTTAATCTTGTTGTAGCCGTTGTAAATTTCCTCTTCGTACTTGTAGTATTCATCAAGTGTGATGATACCTTCCTTGTACGCTTGCTTATAGGCCTTTTCCAACCATTTCAGGAAGTCGGCGGTTGTCTCCTGATCCATATTGACGTAGTGTTGGTGGAGTTTGTATTGTTTCTGGAACCAAGTCTCTTCTTTCTCAGAAGAGCCAGAGCCAGAACCTCCGCCTCCGCCACCGCCACCTCCACCACCGCCACCGGAACCTCCGGAGCCGCCAGATGAGCTCGGCTTATAATTTCGAATACCGCTTATTGCAGAGTTGCGCAACCCCTCTAACGCACTAATCTGGCCGTGGATGGCGCCGATCGCTGCGGTGTACCCGCTGATATCCGCTTTAATGTTAGAAATCAGATTTTGAAGGTCGACATTGTTGCGGTTGCTCTCTCTGACTGCAGCATTGACAAGCGCCCTTTTATTTGTGGCTTTGTTAAAGTTTTTGACATGCGCAGATCCGGCTCCACCATCATCATAAACGTTACCAGCAACATTACCACTTCCGATTCCATTCACGGCCTTAGCCGCTTCGTGGGCGTGAGAGGTAATCTTGTTAATGTTGGAATTCATGAGGATCGTGTTGGTGTTCAGAGAGTTGGCGCTACTTTCAGAGGCAGATGCGAAGTTGTCAGCAATATTTTGCGCCGCATCACCTACGTTACCGTCGAAGATACTAACGTTTTCAGACATTGCCTCCAACGCCATCTGATAAGCTGTTGCCTCATCGTACCCCATCTGGATAAGGGCGTTGACAACTTTATTTGAATTTTCAAGTCTATTCTTTAACTGCGATACCGTAATAGCATCTTCGCCCTCGGCAACCGCTTGAGCCATCTGTAATTGACCTGTTGCGAATTCCTTCTTCGCCTCCAACACAGCTTCGTCTGCTCGAAGGTCGGCAATCTTTGCGTCAATTGACGCGTTGATCTCGCTCTCTTTGCCTTCAATAAACGAGTTTACCGCCGCTTCATTTAATTGAAGCTGACCTTCTGCGGTAACAGTTGCGTTATCAAGAATTTCGGGGTAGGCGGCCGCAAGTTCCATAGCTTTCTGAGCATCGACTACAAAGCCATTGGCTACAAGATCTTGTACCGAGCTGACCGCCTGCAATGAGCTCGTGACTCCATCGATTGTATCCTTGACACCCTTAAACGCATCATGCACTGCATTGATTGCGTCGGCTCCGCTTGTGATATTACTAAATGCACCTTGAATGCCGTTAGAGAATTCTTCGAGCCCGTATTGTTTGCCAAGGAAGTCGTCAACAACTGCACCGGCCTCGGCCATAGACCCAGAGAATTGATCCGATGCCATTACTGTTGAGATCAATTGATTACGGAGGTTGGAATACTCGGCGGCAGTCTGAGGAACACCTTGCTCAAGGTATTGTTGCTGCAGCTCGTTTGCGATTAAGTTGTTCAGTGCGCTATTGTAAGAATCTACACCGACTTGGAGTTGTGTATACAGATTATAAAGATCCTGATATACGGCTGTATTTGCATGGCCATCATCGATCAACATATTCATCATGTCGTGCAGTCTGCCATACGCTTCGATGATGCCTTCGGTTGTAGAAAGATCCCCAAGGTTATAGTTAACGACGCTCCCTCCGAATCCGTTGGAAGAGCCGCTTATATATCCTGCGCCAGACAAAGCTTTGATCGCACGTCTATCTGCAGCTGGGTTGTCGCCATAATCAATTCTGTGCGCTGCCCCAGCACTCTCATATCCGCTCGACGTAAGATTCTTTGCCGCGTTGTTATACGCGCCTTGCAATGTAGCACGCTGTGCTGCTACCTGTGACGCTGCTGCGTGTTTAATTGCCTCTTCATATGATCCGTACTCGGCAATCAGCCGCTGGAGCTCGTCATACTCAACATGCAGTTTATCAAGTACCTTGTCTCTAGCTTCAATAATTGCGGCGCTGTCAGAACCAACTTTAACAAGTTCTTCATACGCTTGTGTAAGGTTTACAAGCTCAGCACTTTCGGTGGCCGCTGCCTCACCAGCTCTAATAGTCTCTTCACGAGCTTGTGCAATGCTGTTCTTTGTTCTGATAACCATTGCGGCAAGTGCAGATGCAGCAACCATTACCGCACCAATGATTCCTGTCAGTGGCGCAGTTGCAGCCGCTGCGGATGTTGCGCTTACTTCGACCATATCCAGTGTCGTAATAACACCTGCGCCAGCCGTTGTTAACGTCCCTAGCCAAGTACCAACGGTACTAATAAGGCTTGCCATAGCAGTGCCAGCCTTGCTGAGCAATTTGATGATGTCATTTCCTCTTAGGACAAGGAGCAACCCGGAAATATTGATTAAAAGAGGCGCCAATCCTCCAGCCGACTCAATGAACCTTGTAACGGCGTCTGCCGCTTTAAGCATCGCCGTTCCAATGTCAATAACCTGCTTAAGGAAATCACTATCAATAATTGTGTGTGCTAATTCTTGGAAGGCGGCCTTGAACTGGTTCATGTGTGCCGTTGCAGTATCCATATAAATGGAGTTTGCGCGGGCGGCTTCGCCAGCCGAATTCTGCGCGTCCACATAAGCGCCTTGCGCGTCTTTCCAGTTGTTGATGATAGATGCAATAACCTGCAACTGCCTTGTGCCACCAAGGATCTCGGCGGTTCTTGCTTGTTGTGTATCGGTGAGGTCGTCCCATACCTCGGCGATTTCATCCATGATGTCGTACAGGTCTTTGAACTGATTGGTTGTTCCTTCAACCATGATGTCGACATTGGTTAATGCCTTAATTTCTTTTGCGTATTTAGAGAAACCGTCGGCGAGGTCTTCTGTACTTTCACCAAGCTCCTCGAGGTCTGTTTTAGAACCTCTGATTCTTGCAGAAATTGTTTTCAGGGCAGTTCCTACAATAGACGAGTTTTGCACTGCAGCGTTTGCCGCAGCAATTAACGCCGCCGATTTATCAAATGATGTGTTGGTTGCCGCTAATGCCGCACCAGCCTTTTCGTAGGCCTCCATCATTTCACCAGCAGAGACCGCGTACTTCTGACCGATGCTAACTAAAACGTCGGAGACGTGTTCGGCGTCCTCGACGTGCATGTTATAACCTTTGATGATAGAGGTGAGACCGGTAGTAGCCTGGTCAGTTGTTACGCTCGCAACATTTGACAACATGGTTGCATACTCTGCAAGCACTGTTGCGTCCGGAAGGGAGTAACCCAATCTTGAGAAGACCTCAATAGACTTCGCAATATCGGTGATGCTCTTACCGAGGTTTGTTGCGATATCAGAAGCTGTCGAATAGAACTCCTCGAGTTCCTTATCTGTTGCGCCGGTTACAATCTGCAACTGGGCAAACGCATCTTCCAATTCGATGACCACGTTCGCCATCTGCTTGATGGTCTGCCATGCCTGACGCGCAAGGAGGAAAGGGGAGAGGAATCGGCCGAGCTCCTGCGTGAGCCTTGCGAACTTTGTTGACAGGCCGTCTACACCGTAGCCAGCGTCATCAAGCGACTGAGAACTCCTACGAAGCTCCGCGTTCGCGTCTGCAATTCCCTTTTTGAACTGCTCTGCCGAGATGTCTCCTTTTTTATATCTCGTTTCAAGGACTGCCAGCTTGTTAGTCAGAGACTGGATGTTCAAATAACTCTGCCGAACGTTTTCGTCGGAAGACGATTCTGCCTTCTTATACCTCTCAACAGCAGATGCAACCGATTCGCGAACTTTCGCGGAAGAGGCAAGATTCTTATTTAATTCCTTTTCGGCCTTTGCCGCTTCTTTGGTAACAGCAATACTTTGCTTGACTGCCGATGTTGAACTTGAATAGTAAGCTTTGATATTTTTAAGATGCTCTTCGAACTCCGCTTGTGTCATATTGGCGTCATTCTGCATCCAGTCATAAAGCGCGTAGAGCTCAGATGCATAAGCCTGCAACTGCTGCATGCCCGGGTCGCTCTCTGAAATGCCGTTTTTAATAGCGTCGCCATAGAGCGGCCCGATTACTTTATTAAGCTCTGCCTCTACGGCTGCTTGAGCTTTAGTCCTATCTACGAGAGCCGCCTTTGCTTTTTCAGCCTCACGGACAGCCGCCGCTTCTTCCTTTTGCTGTTGTACCGCAAAACCGAGTTGCTTGGAGTGAACACTAATCAATGCGCTTGCTTCTTTTGTGATTTCGTTAAAGGCACTCTGCGAATAATCTGCATTTCTCAACTCAGATTCCACATCGCCAAGGACAGACTGAAGCGTCCGCAAAGCATCAATAGAATCGTTATCGTCGCCAACACCCGACCGTAATGCTGATTGGATCGCCCTTTCGGCATTTAAACGAAGATCATCCAACTTGGCTAGGGAGAGTGCGTCACTTTGCTTGATTAACTTATCGGTCGATTGCGCTGCACTGTCTGCAACTGCTTTGATTTTTTCTATTCCGCTGGCAAGCTTAGACGTCCACGTTACCTCTCCGGTCTCTTCGTTCACATTTCTTTTGAATTCGACAACCTGTGAAGTCAGCTTCTGGATACCGTTTTCCGCCTCAGTAGCCGTTTGTACGACAACTGATGTGACGTGTCGTCCTTCTTCCCCGTAATCACGCCATGCCGCTGTTGCGCTGACAAATTCGCCACGCATTCCAGCAACCGCTTTGGTAACTTCTTTAATATTTTCTGCGGGAACTTCCTGCAACCTTAAAGCACTCTTTACACTACCCGCCAAGTCTTTTCCATTTAATGGGCTGTAGCCATCTGGCTCGGTAGGCTCAAGATCCCGAGAACCTAATGCACCCGATAGATCGTTGACGGCGTCAGCGGCAGTTTCAGCCGCATCGCCGATCTGGCTCATCTTCTGCGCTATCTTATTAAGCTCTTCGCTAGGGTCGCCTTTTAGTGTTAGGTCTACATTGTTTTCTTTTAATATCTGAGCAGCCCGCGCAAGATTGGCGATGTTTTCTACAGATGCCTTACTTACTTTTAAACTGTTGATCCCGGCTGTATTTACGTTAAGTATATCTGCGAGCTTTTTAGAGTTGATCTTTGTAATCTCAGGCAACTTCGTTGCGAGATGTTCCAGGCTCGCCTTACTAACATTAATATTATTTATGCCATTTGTAGGGTCGGCGGCGAATATTTTTTGGAGCTGATCGCCATCCGCCTTAGAAATCTCTGGCAGATTTTCAGCAAGTGCCTTTAAGGACGCTTTGCTGACCTTAATACCATCAATGGCACTAACATCAAGCGACAGGGTGATCGGGCCGGCTTGGCCAACTGCGGCCAATTGCTTAGCCATGCTAATAATGTTTTCAACTGTCTTAGTTGAAAATGTGCCGCTTCCAATATTTTGCAAACTAATGAACGCATTAGTTATTGCATATAATTTAGAGGCATCGATATTTCCATAATCGTTCAGCCCTGTAACGAGTTTGGTAATTGTATCATATGCCTCTTTAGATTCTTCCGATAGTCCCTGCGTGGCCTGTTGAAGCTGCTCAAGGACGCCACCGACGCCGCTCTGCGACTGTACGGTGGTAACGCCTTCCTCGCGGATTAAACGAACCTCTTCCAGTACGCTTTCGAGCGAATCTTTTAGTTCTTCTAGCGTAGCCAACAAGGATTGAAATGATTGTAAGTCTAAGCCTCCTCCGCCAGAAGAAACTTCATTCAAATATGATGTGTATTCTGCTTTGAACTCGGCAATTGCCTGCCCAGCGGTCATTGCACCGTTCTCAAGATCTTCAAGCCACAGGCTTACGTCGTCGTGCCAGGTTCCATCGACGTCACTGAAATTTACGGTTGTTAAAAACGCCTTAAACTCAGCCACCGCTCTTTTTGCCGTAGCTGCGTACTGATCGAAATTTGTTTCGTATTTAAGTGTTTCGAGACCTTCCTCGGCGGCGGCAAGTGATGATCGCAAGGCTGCGATCTGATTGTTCAGTCTTTGTTGCGAATCCGCCGCCGCTTCCGCTTTAATCTTATATGTTTCTAAGCTTTGATTGTTAGCCTCGAGCTGCGCCTTTGTGGCAGTTAAATCCGCACGGGCCTCGGCTAATTCTGCTTTTAATTTTGCATTGAGGTCAATATTAATATCACCGGCATGGTAATGTAGGTCTCTGCTACCGTTATTGCTCATTCCATCATCGCCTCCTTATGTTGATTAAAATGTTTCTTGGGCAAGTTTGGTGGCATAGGCTGCAATATTCTTCTCCACCTCTTGGCAGTACTTAGTCCCTGTTTTAATAAAGTATGTTTGAATTTCGCTGTCTTCTGCCTCCTGAATTGCCGATTCAAATAAATCTTTAGGCGCTTCTGATTGGAAAGCCGCCACGTGCCACCTTGCCCATCGGTGTCTAATTTTCTTGCCGTTCTTAGCTGTGACTACGCCACCTTTACGCCAGAATGGTGTGCCGGGACTTGGGTGCTCGCCCCAGACCTTAGCTTTTCCTTTTTTAATTTTTGTAGCGCCTCCGTGGTAGCCAAGCTCAAATGTAGTTCTGAACAATTCTGCTGGTGCCTGTTCGCTTACAAATCCACCATCCTCATACTTCGAAATACTCATTTGCCCACCGTCAACAAGCGACATAACCCCAACAGTGGATCTGTCTGTCATCTCGTCGTCGGGTAAATCCAGCACCTCAAATAAGCCGCCGCTATTGTTCCCTGCCAGTCTTTTGTAAAACTTCGGATCGTATGCTGCGTAATAATTCTTTATTACCTTTTTAAACAGCTTCTCGTATACGGCGTCCTGCTTCTTGGCCATATCTTTTGCAAGTTTTTCTTTGATTTCGGCGACCTGTTTTGCCTCTTCAGCCCTAACAGCTTTTTTAAAATTAATCACATCTTGTTCTATTTGGTTTATATACGCATCAATTTCGTCCATACACTTCACCTACATAAATTGTTACTACCCTTAGTATTGACTCAAGCTGCGCTTGGTTTGCGTATCGACAAACCGTATCAAACAAGTCTGATGAGTATAAAACCCTGTAAAGATCATCAACATCGGTGGGGAGATCGACAAATGCATACGCTGAAACTATATTTTTGCGTAATGAAAAATCCAAAACGCCCAAATTAAATACACCGTTTTCGTCAAAACAATCATTGATGATTCTATCCACGAGGCTGGAATAACTTTCAATTGATAAAAGTGGTCGCATTATAAATTCGGCAGTATGCCACGTAACCTTCCTTGCCTGCTTCCCGGAGACGCCGGTTACGCGCATCACATCATTAGCAGACAGTCTTTTAATTTGTCCCATAATTAAATGGTGCCGATCGGCACCTCCTCCTTCCTTAATTCAATTATTCTGATTCTTTCGCAGGTTTAACCTGTTTGCGCTTTGCCTTCTCATCGAACACTGCTGAGACAACTTTCTTCTCATCGATATTCGTATTTGAAAGCAGCTTCAGGAAGTCTTCCAGCTGTTCGCCGCTGACCTCACCAACCGTTGATTCGAGTGTTGATACGAGCGAGCTCAGCGATGCATACATATCGTTCATCTGTCTCTCGACAACATTTGACTTGTCGCGGTTGAATGCGAGGCGACGTTCTCTGATGCCATCTTCAATGGCTGCAAACTGGTCGTAATTGATTCTGTCGGTGATCCAATCGCAGATGTCTGTTCCATAAACCAGGTCATACTGCTCGTTTGCATCCTCCGGCAGTTCGATATTTGTATATGCGGCAATTGTCGCAATCCTTGCGAGTGTGTGTTCTACCTCGGGGAGGTAGTTGCCGTCATCGGTAATAGAGCTACCAAAAACAAACCTGATAAAAGCCGCGGCCTGTTCAGCAGTGAGGGAACGCTTGATTTCAATTTCAACACCGTTCCATGTATCTGTAATAGTTGCGTCTTTGTAGATAATATCTTTGCTAATAGCTACCATAGTCTTCTCCTTTTATCCTTGTTAAATAAAAAGGGCAGGGGAATCATCCTCTGCCGTACTCTCATATTCAGCGATCTTGATCCTGAGCTCTGTTCTCGGGCGTTCAGTATCAGTCGCGCACTGAAGTGTTAACTTTGTTATATGTTTTGAATCGTCATCAACGATCATTCCGCTCTCGACCAATCCGTCTAAAATAAATTTCGGGACGCCGTTGTCGAGATCGTGCCTACGATTTGTGTCGTAATAAATCGTCTGTGAAATCTCGCATCTGCTGATGCGCAGGTTGGAACAACCTTGATCATCGACAAACCATTTAATAAAGTCCTTCCATTTCTGTTTTAAACCATTCATCATCGGCCGACGCATCACCATCCACGTATTAATGCTTTCATGAAAGGGATGTTTTATCGGGTATAGTCTTGCCTTGGGGTGTTCCGTGAAATAATATTCTGCATACCTGTCCAAGACTTTGTTGTCGATGACGAGTTTAATAGTCTTAGTCCTTGCTTTAGATTTTGCCATATCTTTGTCTCGTGTAGGATTATAAGAGGGCTCCCTACAAAGAGCCCTCTTCCTCAAGCTAACTAATAACGGATAACAGCACCCTACAAGCTGTTAATCCGGTGCAATGACAAGCAGCCGATTATTCGGCTTCTACTTTTGCGATCCAGCCAGAGAGCACGTTGCGCTCGTACTCACTGCCTGCACTGTCCATCATTCTTTCAAGCTGATCAACGATGCGGTCATTGATGCTATGTCTACTAGAACCATTTGAATATCTACGGCTCCGGTAACTTCTGCCTCTTGCATAGCTTCCTCTGTAAGCATGGTCAGTCTCAGAGTATTCTTCATCGGAATAGTCACCGTCTTCGACCATCTTAATCTTAGCGAGTAAGCATAATGCATCGGTGGCGTTCTTAATCTCTGCCGGGTTAAGTTCGCCTTTCTTGGCAAGTTTCTCGAGCTCGGAACTCACCGAATCTTCAAGATTCTCTAAAACCTTTTCCAGTTCCATAAGTTCCTCCTCAATAAGTAACGCTCAGATCAGGTCTTGTGAATCTGATGTTGGCAGACTCAACAAGGATCGGCTGATCACTTGTGTTGCGAATTGCGACTGTTTCACAACAGCCACGCCACACCGGCACGGAGATTGATCTGCTGACATTGAAGTATTCTTCAACGGCGGCAGGGGTGACTCTCATTGTGCTGGCGGGAATAGTTGTCCCATCAACGCTGATGGCTACGGAGATTTCTCCGGCTGTTCCACCGGTAGGCACAGCGATATTGGCTCCAAAGTCTACAAGATACTCGGCTGTTCTTGAGTTGCAAGGGCAACCGTGCATGAAGGGCGGGAGCCAACCGCTGAGAAGGAAACTGCCTGTGCCGTCTCTGTGCCTCACGAAGTTCCTCATGCAAGGAGCATCTGAGGCGGTGAAGACAACAACCTCACCGGGGTTAACAGTCTGGACGGCATTTGCACTGTATTCAGCCATTATGCCACCTCCTGTTAGGCGTTACATCCGCAACCGTATCCGTTGAAATAGTTACCGCATCCGTTAGGATTCTGAACGATGTAAGCGGGGACGGGTGACGGAGCGAGATAACGTTCCAGAATACCTGTCTGTGCTTCGTTGTTTGCAATGATAGAAGCTGTCTGTGCGTTCTGAGAAGCCGCGAGCTGAGCCATGGCCAGCTGGTTCTGGAGGTCTGCGATCTTCTCGTTCTTAGCATCGATCTTATCCTGGCACATAGTGTCGAGAATTCTCTGGACGCCTGCGTTCTGACTTGTGATAACATCACGGAGTGCGTCAGAAAGTGCCGCACGATCGGCACAATTCTCTGCGAGAATTGTCGAGTTCAGATTTGCTGTCTGAAGCTGTGACTGGCAGCAGCAGTTAGAAATCTGAGAGGCAAGTGTGTTCATTCCACTTGTCATGGCTGTCTGGGCCGCAAAGGCCTGCTGCATATTCGCAATCTGACGAGCGTTGTCAGCTGTCTCTGCGTTAGCAAAACCAGCATTCATCGCTGTTCCAAGATTTGTGATTGCAGATGTTACGCCTGAGATACCGTTCATAACAGCAGACTGATCGAAGCCACGCTGGACTTCAGCCTGACCGCTTCCGCCGCCGAATCCGTTACCGAATCCGTTGCCGCCCCAACCGATGAGGAGCAGGACGATGAGCCACCAAGCTCCGTCGCCGCCGAAACCAAAACCGCCGTTACCGCCATAAGGCATCGGTGAAACAGGCATAACCATGCCATTTGCATTGTCATATGATAAAGACATAATAAAAAGAATTTCCTCCTTCTATGTTAATTTAATAGAATTCTTTTTTACCCTCTGCCCGTCAGTTTATTCGCAATGCTCATAGCTTGATTGAGCTGATCCTGCGAAACCTGATGGGAGTTTAACATGTTTTGAATAATTGATTGTGGATTAAATGTAGGAGGTAAGGTTTGTGCCATCTGTTGGGCGCGATTAAGTAAATCGTTGTAGGCGCCGAGATGCGAGTTAACTTGAGGGTATGACAATCCCCCTAACTTATCGAAAAGAGGATTAGCCATTAGTCTTAGATCCTTTCTGTCCCTGAGAAAGCTTCTTGACATATTCCATGATCTGGTTCAGATCATCCTTCGTGGCGAAGTTGCTTGTGTCAACTGCCTGCGAAGCCTGTGAACTCTCATTCTGCATGTTCAGGTTCAAAGGTTCATACTTAAATGCCATAAGTGGTTCGGGCCGTCCGTCCGGGCCAACCACTTTGATGTAGAAAACTTGATCTTTAGAGTCGAGCAAAACAGCCCGCGAGCCCGGTTCCATCTGATACGCTTCAGCGCCAGCCTGACCGGCGACCCAGATAATATTCTTGTTGTTAACAGAGTTTGCGTAGGCATAATTTGCCTGTGACATCTGAGGCGATGCGTACTGCGCCTGATACGGCTGCGTGTAAGACATCTGCTGGTAGGGCTGACCCGAAGCGGGGTAGGCGAGCGCAGAAGACTGCGGCCATCCGGGTACGGGTACATAGGGGTTGTTAAAATTTGCCATAATTACTTCCTTTCATAAATTTAAGAAATAAATAAAAGGGCGGGCTGATTAAGCTCGCTCTACAAATTTGTTTACAATTAAAAAGGCCATCATATGATGGCCAAAGTCTTTTGGGTTGGTGATTTAAAGTTTCTGAGGACTGCACTATGCATCTTCAGGCGGCAGGTTGCCCCAGATGTGCGCACATCCGGCCTCAGATTTTAAATTCGGTCATTGACGTCTCAAAGACGCCCTTTGTCTTTCTCTGTTAGTAATCGTGACCGAAAGCCGTATCTAACATCAGTTGCAACACAATGCTAATTATAGCAGACCAAGCCTTCTCCCAACAGTCTGCCTTTGCTTCGCTCCATCCGTTACTTCAGCCACGGATCACGGCTTTGACTAGGCGAAGCGTCCCTGTAATTCTCTGATTTAAAGTTTCCTTTAAACTTCAGACCACCCGTAAACTGACGGCTCCCACACGTTACCATCAACATCGCTGATCCAGTGCTTTTCAAGGTGGCTGACCTTTGCTCCCTTCGGATATGCATCCTGTGCTCCTACAGGCTGAATCCAAGCAGGGTATTCAATGGAAGGATCGTCAACCCTAACCCATAAAGACACGGCTTCAGAAGGCTTCCAATCAGCCTGTGCATCATGAGCCTGTAAGCACTTATACAGTGTGCCTTCGTACTGAACTCTGTCGCCAACTGCATAGCTCGCTGATTCGCTCCACTTAGGGAACAGTTCAACACCGTTTAATGCCTGTTCATCGTCCAGTGATGCAGATGCCTTTTCAATCAGCTTTCTAAGCTGTCTTGCTTTCTCAATCGTAATCATACAGATTCTCCTGTGAGGATGGAAAGAATTTCCTCTGCTTCGGTTGCATCTGTTTCGATCGGAATATTTGTCTCTGTGTAGGTTCTTCCGAGTTCAGCAGGATCAACTGCTTCATCGTAATCAGAAGCAGGACTGCCACCATGGATTTTCATGCCTGCATCAGAATATGTACGGATGAAGGTCTTACCGCCAATCGTTAAGTTTTCTGTTTTAATCATCGTATTCACTTCCTTCAATCGCAACAAATTCCATATGTCCTTCATTGTAAATTGTTGACCAGTTGGTAGCCGTCTTATAGCTTTCTATCAAAGCAGAAGGAACATAAACTTTGCCTGTTAAGCCGTTATAACCTCTAATAGGGGTACTTATTAATGCGTTTTTATTACTAAGAGCGCAAACAGCATCACTTCTGCGTAATACCAAAGTCGTTAAGTTCCTACAACCGTTGAATGTATATTGTCCAATGCTTGTAACTCCACTTGGTATTATTATAGATGCCAAGCTCGAGCAATTGCTGAATGCGTCGTTTCCAATACTTGTTAAACCGTTCGGCAATGTTATAGATGTTAAGCCTGAACAATTGTTGAATGCATATGTTCCAATGCTTGTAACTCCACTTGGTATTGTTATAGATGCCAAGCTTATGCAGTCTCGGAATGTACTTGTTTCAATTTTTGTTAAACCGTTCGGCAATGTTATAGATGTTAAGCCTGTGCAATTGTTGAATGCATATTGTCCAATGCTTGTTAAACTGCTTGGCAATACTATAGATCGTAAAATTGCATAACCGTAGAATACGTAATTTCCTATTTTTGTCAAACCGTTCGGCAATGTTATGTCAGCAGCAGTTCTCTCAACAATCGCTTTGAGAACATCTGAGCCGCCACCGCTTCCGCTTACATTAACAACAACCTCATTCTTCAATGTTGTGTCATATGTTCCGTTTTCGGTAACTGTCTGACTTGACTGGCTGACTAATGCTCCGCTTGAAACTACCTTGCCTTCATCTGAGGATGTATAGGAATTAGGGACGCTCACCTCTGCTGAAGCGAAATCAGTAACATCGTGTGTTCCGTTCTGAGTAATGTTCACACTTCCACTCGGCTGAGGAACAGCGACGTGAGCAGTAGCATAATCGGTTACATCATGGTCGCCATTCGACGTAATATCAATCGTTCCTGTCGGTGTGATGCCACCGCCTCCACCAGTTCCGTTATCCAGTACTTTCTGAAGAAAGATTTCTTCTCTAGTGATCGGCTTCATATCGGCAGGGAGTTCGGTTTCTCCTGCGATAGCCGAGAGGTACATTTCTTTCCGTGTGATCGGTTTAATTTCTGAGCCAGTTCCTTCTGCAATGGAGTTCAGAAGGACTTCCTCTCTTGTGATTTGTTCAATATCTGACATATGTCACCTCCTGTCTTTGATTTAATGTTTCCTTTAACTTTCAACCGCATACGAATAACTTAACACTTGATCGTTACCTGCACCGATTCTTCTCATGACTACCTGTTTGGTTATCGTATTAAATGAAACAACGGAAACCGCCTGCTCGGTATACGTTCCCGCCTCTCTATGTCCTCCCTCTGTTTCTGATTCGGGATATGTTTCAGAAAATCTATCACACAAAAGTGTTAATTCATAAAAGCCATCTGATATTTTCGATATTTTATCAGCGTGCTGATGACCGCAGATATAGCCAACGATGGAGCCATTGCAGGTTTCGATGACGGCTATCAAATCCGCTTTATTTTTTAACAAACCAGTTCCGTACATCATGTTGACATGTGCCAATACGATAAGCGACCATGTTGAATCTGGCAACTGCACAACCTCTCTAACCCAAGCAAGCTGTGTTGCGGAAATGGTAGTTGCGTTCTCTGCCGTTGTCGATGCATCCGTTCCATCTGATGTATTTATAAACATGTATCTTATTTTGCGGACTGAATCGTCAAAATAATAGTAGTCTTGTTCAAGATTGCCAACCAAATCATCAACTTTATCAGAAAGAAAATCACTATAAATATCGTTCAACGCTGTTGGCATTGATTGATCTCCGCCAAAGCGTTCGTGATTCCCAAACAGTGCATGAATATAGTGTTTATTTTCGCTTTCCCTAAATTCAGCAGTCCATGTTTTATACCGTGAAGAGTTGTATGAGCCTTCACAATAATCGCCTCCAAGAACAATCATTGATGCAGATGAGTTGCTTAACAGATATAGCGCAATTGACTGTGAATGCATTTCATTTGATGGATAATGCGGATCGGTGACAAATATAAATGATTGCCAATCATCGCTTAGTGCATTTATCTGTTCGGTTACCTCTAACGTTCTCGGCTGATAGTAGGACTGAACATTTTCGATTGAATAGCCTGTGGCTTTGCCCCTTCTGAATATTGAATTACCATCAATATCGAATGCTTCGGCTAAATCTGTTCCATCAAGATCATATGCATGATTAATCTTGACTCCATCAATATCGTAAATCATACGTTATTGCCCTTAACAAGACTTCCAGTTCCTGCGTTTGTAAGGAATTTACCCGCTATTACATCGTACATTCCAATTTCTAAATCGGACTTTCTGTAGCACGGAATGTAATTGTGTGTCAAACCTCCGTTTGAATCTGTGATAGTTAATGATTTAAACTTCCCGTTAAACGCATACGTATTGGTGCGGTAAACTAATATATGTAGATTTGATCCCGACACAAATGACATGTCGATGCTATCCCAAGAGTCACCAATTACATAACTATCTAAAGTTGGTTTCGTTACTTTAGTCGAAGGGGGAGAGTCCAACTTTATCTCGTTCAGTGAATTGTTGTAATAAATTTCAAATGAGACCCGTCCGTTTTCGAGGTCAGAAGGGTAAGAGCCAAGAGGTGAATCATACTGTCCGACCAAGCTAAACGGCTTAAACTCTGCATGTAATGTTGAATTTTCACCAATGGCTCCTTCATCGGTCAAGTAAGCTGTTGGAGTAGTAGTTGAATTTTCAACACCAATCCATTCAACTTTCTGATATTCAGATGGTAATGCAGTTGGATCGGTAACTGTTACGTTGAATGTTGTTGATTTACCGCCATAAGTTACTGTTATTGTGGTTATTCCTTCTATCAGCGTTCCACTTAACACATAAGTGCTAATGATTTCGCTAGTGCCATTGTCATAAAAAGCAGTGACCACAAGATCAGCCTTCAGAACATCAAGTGAATCTGTAACATAAACATTGCCACTCTGTGTATAAACGGCTGTGATTCTTGACAAATTTGCAGGTGGATACATAGCGTTGTGTAAAGCTGTCAAATATGTTCTACCTGTCGGATCGTTGCCTTTATATACCACGTTTGAAAGAAGCGTTTCCAGTGCAACTTTAAACTCTGCACTCATTCCTCCGCCGCGTATAAGGCTTTGTAAATCAGAGATCTCCGAGTCGAATTCTGCATGTGTAACAAGTTCAATCTCCTGACTGTTAGGAGAGACAAGAACCTGCGTATGACTATCTGATGCCGCTGTACCGACGTAAACAATATTATTGATTGCGTCGCCAGCAACCTTTGCGTCCGCTGGGGCACCGCTAACGGACAGGCTTGTATCTGTTTCGACTGCGGCGCTGTTATACACGCCGCCACTGACCCACGAGGAGCCATTGTTATAATACCAGTTGCCTTTAGTATATCCGCTCTCGGAACCGGTATAGACGTAAATCTTGGATGTGTCGGTCATTGCTGCGACAGTTGCGGCTGTAGCAGGGGCGCCAGTCGAAAGTCTGGCGACCGCATCCTTAATATCATATAAAGTGCCTCTTACTCTGATTTGGGACACTTCTGCCATAAAGTTTTCCCTCCTTACTATCACCAGGATTTATGCGCGTAAGCATAAAAATGGCGCTAGGCCTAGCTGTTAGACCTGTGCGCCATTTACGATCATATAGGCCTCGTCAATTATCGTCCGTGCCATCGATGCTTACTAAAACCGATCGTAATTTCCCGAATAAAATTCAAACTGCGGAGCATATATACATCCCGTGCTCGCGGTACTCCGCATACCGCACAGCACTCTTACGAGGCCGATTTACAGCCGCTGCTTATTTATTGACATTGTTGGCGTCCGTCAGCGTTAAAAGCTCCAAAATATAGCATAAATACAGAACACTGGCATCAGCAGTTGATCACTCTGCCCACCAGTTCATAAGGACTTCCTCTCTTGTGATAGGTTTAATATCTGACATGTGTCACCTCTTATTCATTTGCAGTTGTAGTTACGTTAATCCACACATCTCCGACAACAAGATTTGGAGTAATAGTTACAGTATTACCGTCTATAACCACTGCGTCGTTTTCGTAAATTAGATCATTGTCGCCCTGTCCGCTTGATATGGCAGAGATCGTATAACCACTATCAGCAGTCACAGTGTAAACAACTGGCTCAGTCTGTCTTCTATCTAACCAGTATGTTCCACCGCTTAGTGTGCAGTTTGGCAAGGAAGTTTTAACAGAAATAAGATTTGAATAATCGAATACGACATCAGCGAATACAAGGTCGTGGTCAGATATATTATTGTGCAGATCATATGGAATTACATCATCCCCAACAATTTCAATTCGATCATTAACGAAAATGAAATCATAGAAACCTCTTCCTGCTGTAGGTGTAGAAGTATCGGTCAACTGAGGAGTATATCCGGCATTTATAATAGTTTGTATCGTACTGAGGTCAGTTGCCATCTCATTAAAGTCTCCTAAGATGATAACGAACGGATTCGTGTCTCTTGCCACTTCAGCAAGGAGCTGATTAACTTGCGATAATCTTATTGATAATAAATTATCCGTTACACCCGGTTCAAGCTGTGTGTTATATACAGAAACCATGAAGTTTTCCGAAGCCTTCTTATCTTTCCAACGTGGTAGCTTCAACTGCGTTTTTGTGAAGTGACGATTTCCCCAACCGCCTTGCTGAGTATACTTTGTTTCTTCGATGCTCACAACTTCAAACTCAGATGTAGCCGCAACTGGGCGACAATTTGTCGGAACGTCTTCTGTTTCGATGATGGCAAACTGCGATAAATGCCAACTAGTCAGTGCTTGTTCGAACGTCAACCCCGATGAGTTTTCGCTCAGAGGAGTGTGAACCTCTTGGAAACCAATAATGTCGATCCCATAAGACTGAAGGAACTCTTTTAATTCTACCCACTTATTTCTATTGCCAATATATGTATTGAATGATGCAACTCTGAAAGCATGACGCATTTGGTTGACTGTCTTGATTGACTTAAATGACAAGAGCCTTGACATTTCTCCTTGCGTAAGCTCTGAGTAAAAGTCTTTGTTATCAACATTTTCCCAATTAACATGGAGATCGTCCGCTTTTTTGTTAGCAACTTTTACAAGTTTATTCACAGCTGTTGAATGAACTGAAGTCGTTGTTCTTGGGAAATTAGCACTTTGTCCATACATCCCTATATATGCGGCATTTTCCGGAATAGTATAATCAACTTTTGCATACGCTGTTGTTACTGAATCAATAACATTCAAAGCCAAATCAAATACAACCAGTGTTTTTAACTGACCTACTTTAATTTGGGTTAAAGGAATAACAGGAATTAAGGTTGACCGATTTTGCGTAGCATCAACTACAGGTTCTCCAGTTGATAAATCAAATTTTTCACCTTCAACATATAGTCCGTTTTTATAAAGATAATCCGAAAAATTAATATCTACATTATCGGACTCCTGCACGTTCACGTAGTCAAATCTATATTTAGCACTTCCGTAAATATCGGTGATAAGTTCGGAGTCAAATTTTGCTTTTGTAATGGAACCATTACTTACAACATCGGCATTTCTAAGCGCATCATAAAAACCATCGAGATTTTCGTCATTAGGGATAACCGTAACACTATCTTCGGAAAGCGTTCCATATGAATACTTTTCTCCAACAGTCCAAAGAAATGTCGGTGAACCGCTAAGTTTTGCTATACCAAGCTGAATGTAAACAGGAGTACTGGCGAGTTCAAGAGTACTGACTTGTGTCCCGTCATTTTTATAACAAGTCACAATGTTATCTGTTACAGAAAAACTACGATAATAAGCGAGGTTTGAACCGCTTGTTGAGTACGCTAACGCATAGTTTGCATCAGAATTGTACGGATATTGTGGCGCTTTAAATGGGGCAGATAACGAAGCACCCTCTGCAACTTTAATTATTTCTTTGCTCTCATTAAGAAAGCGCATGTATTCGTAGCCGTTTGAATTTGTATATGGGAAGTATTTCACATCAAACTCAATCGGTAAAATTTCGCCCTTGCCGATAACCTTCTTCTTAATGGTAAAACCGTTCTGAATGAGATTTACAATATCAACATCATTCTGCAAATCACTGTCAAGTTTTACCTTTGTAATTGCTCCGTCCCCAACCGTTGTGGTTGCTTCGGGATGTGCATCAAGCCAAGCGTCAACCTGTGCCTGTGTTGCTGTTCCGTTCGATACGCTTGCTGTTGTTGTGCCATTTTTGTCGGTAACAGAGATTGTCGCTCCAGTTGCTGTGCTTGTTATTGAAACTGTCGGAGAAAAGCCATCAGCACCGTCTGAACCGTTCTGTCCTCTGCCGTACAGCCCTGTATCTTTCCATTCCTCGTCAATATAAGCATAGACATGACCGTATGTGTATCCTGTTTCTTCGCCGAGATACAGATAGATAGCTTCAGTATCACTCATTTCAGAAGCAAGAGTGACTGGCACTGGCTGACCGCCTCCGCCCATAGAATCTATATCGTGCTTTAAGTCGGAGATTTCATCTCCGACTTTTTTGGAATCAGCTGCTGCTCCGCTGACTGAGAGGGAGGCGTCTACCACAGGTGTAGTGGGCTGTGTAATATTTTCGGTGAGCCATTCTCCGGTAGCACTTGCTACTGCATCTTCGATCGCCGTCGAATTATCGAGATAATCGGCGACTTCGTCATGGAGTGATCCATTGCCAATAACGAGCGAGCTCACCATCCGCCCGTTAGGGTCGCGAAACTTAATTTCGCGTGTAGTTACTTTCATAGTCCTCCTTACTTATGGTTCTCATTTTTTCTTGAACCAATAATAGATAGGAATGGCGTCGCCAGAGTCCCAGGTGTCAAAGTAGTCGCCGTCAACGACAGCGACGACATGGTCTCCGGTCGCCAATAAAAAAGTGCCTTTGGGATTGTCTGCGCAAAACTCTCTTACCGAGTAGCAATCAGGGCACATGTTCGGGATCGAATCCCGCTCATAGCCAAGATCGCGCATGTAAGCACCCCAAACAACATTTGCGTTTGGCATGTTGTGCATCTCAAACCCCTTGGCAACTAGGCCAATGTAGCATTGTTCCCAGCTCTGGCCTGTTACTTTTGAAATCGCCCGGACGGTACAATCTATTACAAGATTGTTGTCCGGGTTCGCATTATAAAATTTAAAAGACATATACTATAAAGCGCTGTTAAAGCGCATTCTAATATAAATCAAAGGTGCAGCACACGGTCTTTAATTTCCTGCGTACGACCTTGGTTCCAGAAGTTAGAACCAATGTACCCACATGTGCGTCTTGCGATATTTAATTTATTCTGATCGCGGTTGCCGCAATTAGGGCACTCCCAGTAAAGATGACCAGGCTCACCCTTGATCTGAATTTCTCCGTCGTAACCACATTCCTGGCAGTAGTCACTCTTAGTATTCAGTTCCGCATACATGATGTTGTCATAGATGTGCTTCATGACAGCAAGAACCGCCGGGATGTTGTTCTGCATGTTCGGGACTTCTACATAGGAGATGGCTCCGCCCGGGGAAAGCTTCTGAAACTTCGCTTCCTTTGTCAGCTTGCTGAATGCGTCGATCGGCTCTGTAACATGAATGTGATAGGAGTTTGTGATATAGTCCTTATCTGTGACACCCTCGATGATGCCGAAACGATTCTGTAAACACTTCGCAAACTTATATGTAACAGACTCCATCGGAGTTCCGTAAACGCTGAAGTCTACATTGGTCTCAGCTTTCCACTTCGCACATGCATCATTCATGTACTGCATGACCTTCAGGCCGAACTCTTCGCCTTCGGGAGATGTGTGGCTGACGCCGAGCATATAGCGAACACACTCTGCCAGTCCGCCATAGCCGAGGGAGATCGTTGAGTATCCATTATAGAGAAGGGGATCAATCGTAGAGCCCTTCGGCAGTCTTGCAAGTGCGCCATGTTCCCACAGGATAGGGGCGACAGTAGTCGGAGTGCCACGCAGATGCTTGTGACGAATCATGAGTGCGCGATAGCAAAGATCGAGACGTTCGTCAAAAATCTTCCAGAACTTCTCCATATCTCTGCCAGATGAGCATGCAATGTCAACGAGGTTCAGAGTGACAACACCCTGATTGAAACGCCCGTAATATTTGTGCTTACCATCCCAGTTGCCGGCGTTAGAGGGGTTGACAATTCCGGCATCCGTGAATCTGTCCGGCGTAAGGAATGACCGGCAGCCCATGCATGTGTAGACATCTCCCTTAAGCTCACGCATGATCTTTGCGGAGATATAATCGGGAACCATTCTCTTGGCAGTGCATTCTGCTGCAAGCTTTGTGAGATAGTAATATTTTGAATCCTCGCGAATGTTATCTTCATCAAGCACATAGATGAGCTTCGGGAAGGCAGGCGTGATCCATACGCCTTTCTCGTTCTTAACGCCCTGAATGCGCTGTCTGAGTGTCTCTTCAATGATCATTGCAAGATCATCTCTGATCTGGCCTTCAGGCACCTCGTCAACATACATGAACACAGTAACAAACGGCGCCTGTCCGTTTGTGGTCATCAGCGTGATTACCTGATACTGAATTGTCTGCACACCATCAGCAACTTCGGCGCGGACTCTGTCTTCTGCGATCTTATTCACCTGATCGTAAGTGCACTGCACACCTGCACGCTCCAGTTCTTCACGAACAATCTTTCTATGGCGCTGACGAGAAATGTCAACGAAAGGGGCGAGATGCGCGAGTGTGATTGTCTGCCCGCCGTACTGGCTCGAAGCCACCTGAGCAACGATCTGTGTGGCAATGTTGCATGCGGTTGCGAAGCTGTGCGGCTTCTCGATCTTAGTACCTGAAATGACTGTGCCATTCTGGAGCATATCTTCCAGATTAACTAGATCACAATTATGGATCGGCTGGAGGAAGTAGTCTGCGTCATGGAAATGGATCAGTCCGTTTTCGTGAGCCTCGACAATATCCTTCGGGAGATACTCACGCTTTGTTAAGTCGGTACTGATTGCGCCGGCCATATAGTCACGCATCGTCGTGGCTGTCTGGGCGTCCTTGTTTGAATTCTCAGACTTCCAGTAATCATCTGTCCCTGAGATAATTCGTTTGATAACCGGGTCAATCAGATTACCACGAGCTTTATTACGCTCGTTTCTATAGATAATATATGCTCGCGCAACGTCCTTCCGCTTGCATGACATAAGGCCGTTCTCGACCATGTCCTGAATTTCTTCGACGTTGATTTCATGGTCGGCCTTGTTGATTGCTTCTTCAATAAATGTTGCGATGTTGTTAGCTTTTAACCTTGCATAGTCCGTCACTTCGCCGTCAACATCTTTAAAGGCGGCTAAAACCGCATTCTCAATTTTGTGCTTGTCGAATTCGCGCTTCGCACCGTCTCGCTTTAAAATAACCATTTTCTTTTTCTCTCCTAAGTATTTTCTATAAGTCTAGGTATAATGTATGTGACGTGAAAAAAAGCGTGCCATCATTACAATGGACACGCTTTTAATTATTCTTCCTCTGCTTCAGACTTCCTCTTACGCCGCCTAGTTACTTTCTTTTCTGTCTTAGCTTCGGGAGCTGGCTGTTCAGTAACCTCCGCAGCATCAGCGGGGAGTTCACCTCTCGCAATTGCGACTCTGCGGAAATACTCCGCACCGCACTCAGGCGAGCAGGCTACATCTTGCCATCTGAACAAACCTGCAGGTCTGTTGGTATGGCAGTATTCGTACTCCTTACCACAGACCTTGCAGATTTTAATTACGGAAGCCATTATTCTGCGTCAGCAGCGTTTTCTCCGAAGACTGTGTATGTCCACAGGACACCTGCGACACCACAAGCACCAGCGAGTGCTTCAGCTTCGAAGTTCTGAACAACCTGGTCATCGCCGAGGTCGATTGAATATTCACCATTGAAGTCAGCTTTCGGGATGAAGAACTGAACGTGATAGATGTTTGCACATCTGTCTTCGCCAATTGCATCGATGTAAAGCATAGCCTTCTTGGAATACTTGTCGGACTCGTTAACCAGAACGTCAGCTGTGATCTTTCTCTCGTAGTAAGCTACGATTTCAGTTCCGTCTGCCAGACCGCTGAAGGACAGTTCCTTGGAGGACGGATCATAGGCGAACTTACCTGTTGCTGCGGTAGCATCCTGCACAAGAGCTTCGCCCAGTGTGCCATCGGCATTTCTGACATACAGACCTTTGATCTCTGCGCCAGCTGTGCCAACCGCCTTGAAGGAGCTTGTAGCCTTGTTACCGGATACGGACAGATAGTCAGTCCACATAACGTTTGTGGCCTTGTTCTCGAACTTACCACCGGACTGGAGTTCCATCAGACCGCCGGAGAGCAGACCGTTAGCGCCGCTAACAGTAACGCCCTTATTTCTCTTCAGGGAGCTGAGCTTACGACCCTGCTTACCTGTGATATCAACCTTCTCTTCAGTGTTGGCAATAGATGCATTCTGCAGTTCATCGAGGGTGAATAAGTATGCACCGGATGCCGGATCGAAGGCTGTAATTGTCTCAAGACTTGTAATAATAAGGTCTTTCATTTGAGTATATTTTCCTCCTATTTTTTATCACTAGGGCCGATCCAAGTGAGGTCACTCGGGTCAACCTTGGAAGTATCAACTGTACCGGCGTAAACGCCGATCATTCGATTGTCATAGTCGATCTTTCTCTGTATCTGTCGAACACTCTCATTGAACTGATAAATAGAAAGACCCAAAGTTCTTTCGTAATCATATTTGTACTGCTCAGTGTTGACCATTGCGACTATGAGCGATTCCAACATGGAATCCTGTTGGCGCTTTCGGCGCCTCTGTAATTTAACACGTGCTCTCTCGAGCATATATTCTTTGGCAGCCTCGTTGCCGGGGCGCTTGTTATTTTTCTTAAGGTGGTGAATCTTTCTTAAGGCACTCTGAATCTGACTGTGTACGGCACGATCGATTACGATGTCATTGACAGGATCGACAAGCACCTGCAGACCATTCTTTTCGTTCGTCATTCTTGTAAAATGCTCAAGACTCATATCGCCAAATACGAGTGAAGTATCTTGGGATTGAATAACTGGAAAGAACATTAAAAAAAGATCGAACGCGGTCATCTCAGTGAAGTCGAGCCCCCATTCGTCCAATTGCACCATATAGTCAATCGGCATTGCAGTGAGCATTGACACGAGTCCGTAGTACCCATCTTCGTCGTCGATGATGTCACCGACAGTAGGGATGGTCACATGGATCTTATCATTAACCCGTAGATCCTTTGCATACAGTAAATTAAGAGTTGTCATCAGTCTTTCTGTTCACAGGTGTCTTCTTCTTCGGATCGTAGAACCTGTTAACCTCTCTGGTTCTGAACGCAATGACTTTGCCCTGATAGTCAGTCTGTGGTGCGAATCTTTTACACATATAAATGTTCAATTCGCCGAGTCCATAGAAACGACTACCATTAATCTTTTTGCAAATAGCATTACACAATTCGTCTACTCGGACACCACCTTGCGGTAGACGTAATTGACTCCTGTGCGTAAAAACCCAGATGTATAACTGCGGGATGAGGAATGTTGAACTCATAGATTCATACACATCGACATCAAAGCAGATATATGTTTTGCCTTCCTCGGTTGTCTCGGGGACAAACTCGTAAGGGAAGACCTGAGTGTACGCCAGCGACTTCGCGTCAGCGAAATCAATATCTCCGTTGATAAGCTTGACAATCTCTTCGGTTGTAAGAATGTCTTTCATCAACTGGTTTTTATAATCAAAAAAGTCAGCTAACTGCACTTAGAGCCACACCTTCTTTCCGCCGGTGTCACCACCGTCATCATCGTTGCCGTCTTCTTTGGGAAAGTACTTGTAATAGTCAGCGATCATAAGATCCTGATTATCATCAACAGTAGTTTGAACTTCCTGTAAAACCCATTTGAAGACGCCTTCTTTGTTGTAAACCCCTGTAAACTTCAGAGGCTTGGAAAGGGTATAGGCTAGTTTGACCGGAGCATATTCATCGTCAATGAGGAATCTGTTCCTTCTGCCTAATTTTGCGGTCTCTAAATTGCGTGCGATGGTGATCGCGATTCTTGAGTCACCACGCGCTACGATGAAGTTACGATCTTCATACTCGCCGGTAAGATCCGTTATGTTCGATATATTATTATGCAAACTTCCAAATATATCCGCCGGCTGTGTTGCGTTTACCATTACAGCATTGAGATATATGTGCGTGCGAAACTCCAAGCTCTACCTCCGCATCTCTTGCGGCGCGAAAAGACTTTATAAATGTACCGTCCTTTGCGTACATTTTGATTTGCTTGCTGTTGCCGTCTCCAATTTTCTTCCTGTGCTCCGAAGAAAAGTGCCGGCCTTTGAGTCCTTCAGATCTTCTTCGAAGTGTTTCGTCTGACAGGTTTTCTTTTCGCCTTGCTCTTGAAAGCTTTTGTCTCGTTTCATCTGACGGGTGGCATCCTGGTGTGCCATCACCGCCAGAGGTGGCGTTATATCCGAACTCTCTATCTTGCGTGTGCAGTATGCTGATTAGCATTCTTTCAGCGATCTTTGCCGTTCGCTCATCAACATTACGCAACAAGATTTTATGTTCGAAACCGTCCCACCCATATGCTTGGATGGCAGAAAAGAAATGAGGATTCTCACGATAGCCGCGACCGCCATTCCAACGATGTTCTGGCTTTGGCTTTGATGTTATACCAACGTATTTCTTGCCGTTAACTTTGTTAACATGCATATATACGAACCATTTCTTTTCCATTTATCCTCCGTTTTTGCATAATAAAAACAGGGTCGCTAACCCTGATCGGTACTATATTTGTACTCCTCTATATCTCTATAGAGCGCAGATCATATCTTCGCCATGCCACAAACTAAATGTGGTTTAGGGCTCCCCACTTCGGAATGCTTATTCCTACGCCTGCTGCGGCTGATCGTTGAACCTTCTCCTGTTCGGAGCTTGGCTGCTGATTGTCCAATCATTATTCTTTTCACGCGTTCGCGCTTAGCTGTTTCATGCTTACGCTGTAGCGAATAATGCTCTAAGGAATTTCCAGCAATTAAGGGAGTAGTTTTTACGTACAGTTTCCCGTACGCCAAGCTGTGTCGTGTGCGGTTACACACGCTCAACTTTGTGCCGTCCTCAACTACGCACCACTGCCTAATAATCTCCTTACTATCTCCTGACACCCACTTTAACAGGAAATTGCACTGGAGTAATTTAGCACGTGTATACACGGTTGTGTTGGCATCTCTTTCAGTAACGAGCCAGTAGTTGTCCATCCAATGAACCAGTGAGCCGTCCTGAATATCTTCACCGGGAAGCGAGAAGATATACTTCTCGTTTAAGTTATCTGAATTTATGATTGCTACATTTTGCTCGGACATCCACTTCGACTGAATCATTCGGTCGTCGATATTGTACCCATGATAACAGTCGAAGATCTCGACTGAATGATAGGACAGGGAGTCCGGCAATCTTTTATTAAGGTCATGAATTTCGCGACGCAGAGCCGTCTTTCTTTTCGTCGTACCGTGTACTGCGGCACGAGATTCATAATTGCTCCACGCTGTCATCCAAAGCCTCCATGTAATGAGTCTTCAGTTTGTTGCAGATTGAAATTGCTTTGAACACTTCTCTGCGAACTTTATTTACAGGGTAGTCCGGGTTATCCTTCAAAAACTCAAGGATAGCGAGCAGGCTCAAAAGGCGTGCGTCACTATCGAGTTCTGGAATAAACTTGCCGGCACCAGCAAGTTCCGACTGCAGACTCTCAAGGTATGTTGTTAATGAGCTCTCCTCGTTCTCTCGCATGGGGAGTATTTTAAAAAAGTTGTTAACGAGCGATTTGAAGTAGTTTCGGATAAGTTCATTATCAACAACAGTATTGATTCGTGTTTTAGTTCCCTGATTGGCCATTACAGATGTAACCTCGTAAGATCGCCATGATTGTACGAATACTCCCTGCACATCTGTACATAATCCTTCTTTACACGATCATAAGCTTCGCCAACTCGCCTCAGCAATTCAGCAGGGGAGTAGGCGGTAAAGTCTCTTGTGTTAAGTCCCATCTCCAGAAGTTCCTGTTTGTACAGGTACTGCTTAAGCCACTGGAGAACCATTCCTTCGGAGATGATCTCAACGAGCTCATCTTCGTCGGCTTCGTTAATATCAATACTGAACTCCCTAAGAGTATCGTCGGCGCTACTGGTCAAATCGTATTTGCAGACATGCTTGAATGCGGAGACTGCACGCTTCATAAAACCTTCGGCAATTTCAGTACGCTCCGCATCATCCATCTCCAAGAAATCATATTCTGTGATCTTGGCGAGGAATGCCGCAGTAAATACATCATAAGGTAAGCTCATCTATAAATACCTCTTATTTCTCAATAAGCTGAATGTTCAGAACTTCCTCAAGTGTTGAGATCGTCTTTCTTGAATCGATTTCACCGTCGACGACTTTCTGTCTGGCCATATAGCCAACAGTCTTCTTCTGACCGTCTGTCAGCTTCGTGAGTCTTTCACGGAGCTCATCTGCGGGCAGTTCAAAGAAATCGTCGAACTCATCGGGCTTGATGGCGTTCTTGTAGTATCTGCCCATTCCGAGATACTCAACAACCCACTCAAACTCCGGGCCGAACATAAACCAGTTGTTCAGAAAATAACTTTTAGCAGAGGATCTTGCGTTGCGAAGTTCGCGCAGTTCGATCTCCTGTTCATCGCCAAGGTTGTCCCAGACAAAACGTTCCCTTGTACGCGGGCTGACATAAATCAGCTTTCCACTATAGCCGCTCTTGACTGTAATCAATTCGGAGAGGTCTACAGCCTTAGGAACAATCGGCTTGTCTGCCTTGGCACTTTTTACTTCGGCAACTGTTTCTTCGTCACCGTTCAGTTCTGTTTTAACAGCTCTTGTTGTGCTTTTTGTAGCCATAAAATCTTCCTTTCACTCAAAAATCGAAAGGGGCATCGTCAAAGATGCCCCTTGATTAACTTTCAGAATTGCTTATTCAGCAATCTCGAAGCGACCGATTCCAGAGTTAGCTGCAGCAACGAGACCTACACCGTAAGCTTCGCCGTACAGATATTCCTGAGTCAGGTCAGCATTTGTCATCGGGTCGCCGAGCAGAACGATCGGTTCACCACGTCTGACAACCTTGATCGGCTTCTCGTCGCCAGCAACGATGGTGACCATGTTGTCCGGGAACGCAAATGTGGTTGTGCCCATCTTATGGCGCTGCGGCATAGCGATGACCGGTGTGCCATAGAACTTGCCAGCATAACCAGCATTGTATGTGTCTTCCTTGTAGCTGTCAGCCTGAATGGACGGGATCAGCTTGAGGAGGGCACGCTTTGTGCCGATGATTGTAGCTGTCTTTCCGCCAGCAGCTGCTTCAACGTGTGCAATGACATCGAGGAGGTCAGCTTCATCCCACTTGTTGGATGCTGTCGGGAAGTAAGCAACACCGCCCAGCTGCTCTGCTGTCAGGCCGCTGTACAGTGTGTAAACGTCGCTGAGGATCTTCTGCTCGAAGGATCTAGCAACTTTGTTGATCATGTCGTTAAAGTCAACACGACCAGCGAGGATGCGGTTCAGTTCCTCATAAATACGAACCATCTTCATGGTTGTAGGGATGGTGACTCTTGTCAGATCACCAAGTCTCTGTCTGCGGAGAGCCTGTGTGCCATCGGCAACTTCCTCTACAACAAACAGTGTGCTGTCTTCAACATCGAATTCAGCTTCGTCGCCTTCGGCAACATTACGATAATCAACAACGGAGTTGAAGAAATCGTTTGCGGAGAGTTCGTCGGAAACAGTAGCAGCCAGCAGTTCTTCAACGAGTGTGAAGAGACCAGCGCACTTGCCGTCACGAACAGCTCTGTAGTCGAGCTTTGTGCTACCGCCATTGAGTTCAATAAGAGCTTCTCTCAGCGCATCCTGGGACTGCTTAACAGAATACTTTTCAACAGATCCCTTATGACCATCGATAGCAAGCTTTCTGAGTTCTTTAATATCTGTCATTAGTTTTACCACCTTTCTATTAAGCAACCTGAATTACGTTGTACTTGTAACGACCAACCTGCTCGATCTGAATGATCTTGCCGATTGTGGCGTCGCCAGCCTCAGCAGCGACCTTCAGCTTTGTGCCAGCCTGCAGTTCAACGAACTTGCCAACTGCAGCCTTGCCGTCCAGAGCTTCATCTGTGACGGAGAAGATGTCATTCTCGTGGAGATGATATCCACGAGCCGGCATGTCAGCTCTGTTGATGAATTCATCCAGAGCGTTATGAGATTTTGTAAACACAACTTCCGGTGTGGCGACGAGCAGGATGTCCTTCTTGTCAGCGGTAGCGGTCGGTGTGACTGCGTGGTACTGCTCACGGTTAGTAACAACGGTTTCGCCTTCAACTTCTTCGGAAAGCAGACCGTCGATCATAACAACGTTGCCATTTTCAATTTCAGCCTGTGTTTCTTCGCCTTCAACTTCTTTGAAGAATCTGAAGGACTGAAGACCAGACTTAACCTGTGTACCGAACATTTTATCGGTACGCACAACTGCATATGCCATTAAGTATATTCCTCCTTAATTTATTCAGTCTCTCCGAGGAGTCTTTCGACTTCACCGCCATAAGGCTTCGGAGCAGAACTGTGTTTCTGATTTACTTTAATCTTTGGAGCAGAACTTTCTAAACTGAAGTTCAGGTTCGCTCCCTGTCTGCCTCTGATCGCATAGCACTTTTCTTCCAGTGTTTCGATATCATATTCAGAGGCTTTAGCCTGAAGTTCTTTGAATGCTTCAACATCGTTAAGATCTTCAAACTTGGCGAAGACTTCGTTGCGTTCCTTTTCCGCAGCGGCTGCTTCAACGTTAGCTTTGAATTCACGCAGCTTAGCATTAGATGCTTCAAGCGCATCGAACTTAGACTGCAGTGATTCATTCTCGGCCATCAGTGTTTCAATCTTGGAGAACTTCTCATCAAGAGCTTCAAACAGCTGAGCACGAGCCGGGTCAATGCCCGGATCGGAGCCTTCAACAAATTCAACGAATGTACGGACAACGCGCTTCTTTGACTCGAAATCAACACGTACGTTATCGTTATCCATTGCATAAGTCAGAGCATAATAGAGGCCATCAACCGGGTCTTCGACATATGCGACACCTTTCTCAGCATCGTAGTCGCAGAGCCAATAAGTGACCTGCTCGCCCCATCTGTTCTGGATAGAGTGAGCTCTCAGCTCACGGCGGATCTCCTCTGTAACGTTACCGGCCAGTGCAAATCCTTCTTCTGCAGGAGCCTCTTCTTCGGGAGCATCAGCCTCAGCCTCAACAGCCTCTTCAGCCTCTCCTCCTTCGGGAGTAGTCTCTGCGAAAGTTTCAGCTTCAGCACCTTCCGCTTCGGAGTCGACACTTTCAGACGCCTTCATAGCTTCGAACTTTTCTGTCAGCTCTTCAACGGTGAAGTCTTCCAGAGAATAGTCGAGACTATTGACATCGATGCCGTATTTAGCGGCTAATTCCATCTTGTCTTCCAATGTCTCTAAATCTCCTTTCATAACAATTTGTGGGTGTGTATTGTCATCTCCCGAAGGAGTACTGACCAAACTAAAAGACGCTCGCAGATCGTTCATCATTTCTGTGAGCTGTTCTTTGTAGGCACGCTGAGAGAACACCTCAATAGCAGAACTCTCAAAGCATGGCTCTACACCAATTGCCGTAAAGGCAGTAAATTCAAAATCGTCAATGTGGTAAATACCATCTGTTCTTTTACCTTTATTAACAGCGATCTCCATTGACTGGTTGACAATGCCGTCCTTCTTTAACTTCTGGTAAGCAATCTGTCTCTTCCAGAAGAGAGCTTCGGCATACAGATACTCACGCTCTACTCCGTTTTCATCTGTATAATTCTCAAACCAAACCTTTGCGCTCTCGGGGATGACTCCGATTGGATCGGTCGCGTTGACCACCCTAAGTTCACCCTCAGAGTCTCTTACTACTTCTAAATCATGCCCGCCGAGCTCGTCTGTCGTAATATCGTAATTACATACGATAGGGCAGTTGTAGATTGTCGGCATGGCATGTTCAAATGCCTCTTTCGAAATATAAGTTTTATTCCTGTTCTCACCTGTGTACGCAATCCTGATTACACCGGAGTCAAAAGACTTGTTAACTTCGCAAAGGTTTGAAACCGATGAGTCGAACGTGAGGTTCATAACTTTTCCCATGATTTCAACCTCCATATAAATCCTTTTCTTCCGTCAACCCTCATCGGGCTGCCCGACAAACGACATGATGCATGTCAGTGCATATCGACCATCTGGAAGGCCGATATCGAGAGAGTCATCATTTTCGAAGAGAAAGTATTTGCCATCACCGTAGATCATTTGAAATCCACGATCAATAAGCGCATCTCTATCTTCTTCGGAGAAGACCATAACAAAAGGTTCTGACATTACTGCTCAGACTCCTTATTTGCCTCTCTTTGATCACTGACTTCGCCGAGGCCTTTCTCTGGTGCTCCCGGCTCACCATTACTGTCGGATGTAACGGATTTTGTGCTTGATGATGTCGAGTTAGAGCTCATCTGCGTTGAGCTCAGAAGGGGCTTAAATCTTTCAGGCAAATTCAGAACAGTTCCCTCAAGATAACTCATTGCGTCCATCGCCATCTGGTCAAGACCTGATGCTGCACAATAGTAACTGATCATAGGGATACCGAACTGGCATGCCTTCAAATATGAATCGGACGCTTCCTTTCTGTTGAAAGGGGAGATGTCCAGAATGTTTAATCTGAAGAATTCTGCGTATGGACGTGACGCAAGGTATCTATTTAATGCGTCCGTAATTGACAGAACAATTCCATATGTGATCGCCTGATCCGCTTTGATAGAGAGAAGCAAAGCGTTGGAACTCGCCTTAGCATTGTTGAACAGCAGAGACGAAACGCCAGATGCAGTAAAGAGATTTTCCTCTGCCTGTGTGACCGTCTCTGTATCGCCAGTGTTAGACTTCTCAAAGCTGATCTTATTTAACGGCATGGGGGTCAGAACTGAACCGACCTCTTCTGGCAGTACGCTGTCAAGGTTACGCCAGAACTCTTCCGCTTTATTAAGATCGATTCCCCACTCGCCGCTATCAGACATAGGGATTGTCATAGCAACGAGCGCATAGTTTTCAAGCGCAGTCTTAGCGAGCTTTAACTGCTTATAGTCTTCTATCGCATAGATCTCTCTAAGCACGCCAGCAAACGGCGGGATCGCATACTCGATAATATCCGCGTTGCATTTAATAGCGAACGAGTTTGGAGAATCCAAAGTCATCCAACGATGAATGTATTTTCGATCACTATTCTTATAGAGCATGTACTTGACTCTGAATTCTTCAGGGAAAGAATCAAGCATGTCCTCATTATTTGTGAAGTAGCTGAAATTGAAGCTTACATTAAAAACGTTTGCCTCGATTTCAGAGATCGCACAATAGTCGGATGGCAATTGGATAATGGTAACTCCTTTTGAAGTTTCCCAGAGCGTACCATAGAATACATCTTCTCTCAGAACTACAGTAAGAATCTTTTTGAGCTGCGTCTTGAGATTCATCGATTCAAGGATCTGGAGCGTTCGTCTGTAGTTAAGGTTAACCTTACTTACAGCGGTCTTCTTTGGATCGATACCATACGGTTCAATCAGATAGACAATATCACTCAACCCAACGAAGTACTGGATGATCCGTCTAAAATGCGAGCTTACCTGATAAATATAACGGACGGCTTGACGCAGCTGTTTCTCATACCGATATGGATCGGACAGCCAAAGGGTTACGTCGTCCTTGTTGAAGTATCTTGTATAATAATAAGGAAGATCACGGCGGTATCTGTTATTCAAATCCCGCAATACCACGCTTGTGATCGGGCTCGAATAAGTAAACCGGTCGAGCAGCGATGGCTTTGCTGATGTCAGCAACGTGTACTTCTTTTTTGTTTCTGTGTTATTTTCTGGCACCTATCGCCAACCTCCTCTCGAAATTTGATTCTTCGGCGCTCTAATCGCGAACATGGAACTTTCTTGCGAATTCCAATTGTGTCTTCGCGATTCCTTAATTTCCAGCTGCGTAGCTACGTAATAGTTGTACGACAGGCTGGAATATCTATCCTTGCGCATTCCTGTCTGTTCATATACACGAATACGCGAACCGGTTTGCTCATGCTGTAGCTTGGTGAGTTCACCGATAAGTAATGTTGTATGAATATAGGGAAGCTGTAACATAAGTCTCTCGGCGGGCGTCAGCGAACTGTACCCTTTTAAATTAGATAGGTTCTCTTCGCCATCTGACTCATTGACCAGCAGCCTGATCCTCCCGTTGTGTAACGCTTCACGTAACAAAACTGCACAGTCTGAATTAAACTGTGCTGTTCCCTTAATCGACCAAATTGCCTTCTGCGCACCGATGACTGTACACCTCGCGGCCATGTTATCATCGTTGCAACATGACAGGGCAGGGTAGATTTCGCCGGTGTCTGGATCAACAATTTCTCCGGCTAAAGCGTCATACACGCCCAAACCAATACCATTGGTATCAAGCACAATGTAGTTGCAGTCGTATTCATCAAACAACTTTCTGATCATCAGTGCTTGGGCGTCTGTTCTCAAGCCCTCAGCTGCGTCTCCGTAAACAATATTGTTGGAGAACTTGCCAGCCTTGGTCATTAACATTTGATTTATCCAAATCGCCGTGGCGTCGTTCTTATGCTTCGTCGACGCCATGAGCGCAATATCCGCTGACAGGATTCTTATCTCGCCGTTTACTTTTGGCGGGATTCGAACATTCGTATTGTCTTTTACCTTACCAGACAATCTCCCGGGCAACATCGGATACTTAATTCTTCTGTTGCGAACTATTGCATCATAATTAAAGAAGGCATTATCAGAAGCTCCCCAGAACAAAGCCTCCATCTCCATTGAAAACTTTATCTCGCTGAAATCGGAGTCTGCCATTTCATCCGCAACAAACTCTGGATCAAGCATGCCTTCGGCGATTGGAAGCTGATAGGGGAAGCCGCAGATAAATTGCTTTCGATTAGGATTGACCATTGCATGCAGTGTATCTACACACTTTTGGTAAGCCCAGTTCTCTTTCCAATATGCACTGCTCAGGTACATGGTTAAGTTCTTTTCCTTACGCCACTCTTTCTTACGTTCTTCTGCGGATAAGGCGTTATAGTTTGGCTGCCTCGTAAGTGTCAGGAACTTTCTGAGAATGGTGTCAATGGTATCCTTTGGAACCAATCTAAACTCATCGACAAGAACGACGTTGGCTCTGTTACCGCGTGCACTCTCACCCGCAGTAACAACCTTAATAACGCTTGAATTTTTAAACGTTATAATCGCATTTGTTGGATTAATTTTTGTTTCTCTCCAATCGATCTCCGCTCTTAGCTCGGGCGACCTCGGTACCAGTTCCTGCGTGATCTTTTCGAGCACATTTATAGATTGCGACCGGACAGACGACGCAACGCAAACTCGTGTGCCCGGGTAGAGTATGCATCTTACTACACAATAGATGGCGCTTAAGAATGTCTTTCCAAGACCACGACATGCTATAAACACCATCGTTGTGCTCCAGAACATCATTACCAAAACAATGCGCTGGAACAAATGCAACCGAACATGCAAATAGGATTCGACAAACTTGTCGACGTTCTCACGATAAAAAGCGCCCCAAGTTGCAGCGCCGTTTAGTGCGTTCTCATATCTACTCATCTGTATGTGCCTCCTCTGTCAACGGCAGAGGGTCATCATCTTCATCGCCTTCATATTCTGGCTTCTGAACAGAATATCTTGCGATAGCCTCATCATACAGGTCTGAGTACGCATTCTTAATATCGAGCATCTTACACAGATGCCCCATCCATGTAAACACATATTTACGAATGCGATTTACATCTTTTAATGAATCATCAACCTCTGGGAGCGGACGCTCATTCTCATATCTATACAGCCAGACGCCAAGGGGAATCTCCGCAAGCGCCTGTGCCTCGTCGGCCTTCTGCTGCTGCGCCGGTTTAAGATTGGCGCTTCCCATGAGACTGTTTAGAATCTGGATGTTCTTATCGGGCACCCTACCCTTGGAACGTTCCCTGGCAATATCTAGCTCGGTCAGGCAGATTTGCTTGACGAGCATCTCGGTTGCGACATCAAATGTGGCGTCGCCTTTCCACTCGTCATATCTTCGCTCAAGCGAAGCGTAATCTTCTGCCGTAAAACCAGCACCCCAGAAATCAACCAAAGCCTGGTCGGCAGGTTCCTCTTCAACCTCTTCCACGGGTTCAGGCTCAACCTCAACCACATGCTCTGGCTCTACTGACACTGGCTCTGGCTGCGCCTCTTCCTTTATGGAAAAATCCCACAGCCTATTCTCTGCCGCAAGTGTATCGTCGTAACACATGCCTGCATACCTCTGCGCAGACAGCCTTGACATATACTGGGCAACGGATGTCTTCGGGGTTGACTTTGATTCGATTGTCTCGTAGATTGTATCGTCAAAATACAAATCAAGTTTTCTGCAAATCTGTCTGATCGAATCCCTTGCACTGTGTTCGTGAAGGAGGTTATCTACATGCATGGCATCGATACAGTTCTTGCAGATTGTTATATAACCAACACCACGGTAAGGCGAACCGTAGCATGAATAGAAATTACCTTTATATTTTGGATACCGCGTTCCGCATCTTGAGCAGACTACGGATTCACCAGTGAGCTCAATCGCCATTAATCATCACCGTCCTCATCCTCATCGTCGTCGTCATCGCCGACAAAGGAGAGGGGAAGGGTGATGTTGCGCATATCAGCAATAGATACACCATATACCTGTGCGGCATTCTTCATATCGACACCAGGTACAAACTTCGGAGTGTATCTCTCCGGGATCTCAACCTTTTCTTCTTCGTTCTCGAAGTTGTAAACTGAGATTGCTTTCATGTGTCTGAGCCTGAAGGAACCAAATCCAAGAAGCCCGACTTCCTCTCCTCGCTTAAGCGTCTCAAGGATAACGTATAATGTGGCGTTGACGATCGCCTCAACGTCTTCCGCCGTGAACAGAACTCCTTTTGAATTCTGTTTCAATGAGAACTTTCTTGAGTTCCCATCATCATCTGAAATATAAAAAACATGCTTCTTACCCGGCATGTTCTTTCGCACGTCGTTCTTCTTAAGCAAAGAGGCGACTTCGCGAATCAATCCACTTTTATTCATTCCTTTCACTCCTTATTTTTCAAAGCTTAGATTTCATCAAAGCTCTTTTGTTCTTTTTTTACTATTCCATCCTTGGTGAAATACATACCCAGCTCTTCGTCCGCGCCTAAGTCGTTGTATACAGACACCATGTCAATACTCTCCCAACCTACATATTGCTGAACAACAGAATCTGGGATGCCGGCCCGTTTCAGACGCGAACACAGGTTATGTCTCATGGAGTGCCAGTACCAAGGGGAACCAACAATCCTTGAGAACACCCCAGCCCAACTACTCAATGTTGACACTTCAAGCTGTTTCGAATAATCGTCTAAATTTGGTAAAAGCCACTCGCTTTCAATTCCATGCTCTTTACGATATTCCATCCAACGATCAAAATACGGCTGGAATTGTTTTGCTAACGTAAAGCATTCAAGCATCTTTCCATTAACGCCACGGCCCTTGGTCTTGATCGGGGAACTCTTATAAAGAGCGCCGTCGCAAACAAGATGATCCTCTCCGAAATCAGACACCCTGAAACGCGGCAGCTCGGCCTTTCTCCTACCTGAATACACAGCAAGTGCAAGTGCACATGCCTTCATGTACTGACCGTGCTCCGTTAGATAGTCAAGCAGGCTATCGACCTCGTCATCTGTAAAGATTGCTTTTTCCCTGACCGGATGATTGACTGGGCTCTCGATCTTGTTGATAATATTTCTGAAGTTTGGATACTCGTCATCCAATACATTCTCAATAAAGTTGCTCAGCGAAGACAGCGCGGCTTTGAGCCTTCTAACTCTTGCCGGACTGTTTTCGTTTTCATTAAGCAACCAGTTCTGGTATGCGACAATATTTCGCTTTGTCCAGTTAACAAAGAACTTATTGCTGTTATGTTCGAGGCACCACACGAACGCAATCTTCAGGTCGTTAATATACTGATCGATAGTGCCTTGACTGCGCTGAACCGATTTCAAGTAATCGGCGAAGTCGTTCATTAACTGTATATTTTCTGGATTAACCTGAGCAAGCAGTTCAGGTGAAACAATACTGTTCTGTTTAGTCTTTCTGCCCACACAGGCCTCCTTTCTTAATAAAAACTGATTCTATATTCGGCATCTACGCCGCGCTTCGGATTGACGATGAGCAACAGCTGAGAAGGGGTGGAATATAAACGCTTCTCATTTGCATAATCATCAGCGCCGCATAACGATCCGCAGATCATCGCGGTTACCCCAAGCTCCTCAAAGCTTTCCCGGTGATGCTTGTCGCCGAGGAGAATGTATTCAATATTTCTTCCGAACTGCTTATTGAATAACGTGGTAAGAAGTTTGGGTGAAGCCTTAACGCTATCAAGATCGCCGTGGCTTGCTACAAAGTCGTGGCCAGCGGCGTTGAAAATAATAAACTCTGAGTCAGATTCCTTTTCGATGTGGATGTTGTCATAGCCAGAAAGGCGCTCAGAAATCCACCAAGGAATCAGTCGCTCCATATTGTCACGGTGTACGCTGTCTTCTTTCTTCTGGATAGTACGTCCGTGATTACCGTATGTCATATACACATGTGTTTCTTTGACAACCGTGCTGAGCTTACAAATAGCCTGAGCGAGAATCTCTGACACCTGCATCAGCTGGTCACAGACAAGTTCTTCTGAGGCAACACGTGTCCCCACGTGGATGCACCCGTGAACTGCATCGCCGAGACAGACAATATGCAGAACAGAACATTCATGCAGTGCAATGCGCTCGGCTGCACGCATCACAGTTTCTTTGACGCGCTCTCTGCAAATTTCTTTGTTATAGAGGTTGAACACATTGTTGGCAACAAGGCCATAGTGCCAGTCACTAAACACAAGCACCGCTTCGTTGTCAGATAAATCCTCTAACCGTTCTTCATAACCGAACAGCTGGCCGACTGACATTTCAAGGTTGTTAGCTGCATTCACAAGAGATTCATAGAGATGCTCTTTTCTTCCTTCGGCTGCAACGACCTTGTTAAACTCACGCCTCTGATCGTTGTATCGCTGACGCTCCTTCTGCAGCTCGATCATTTTCATATCGATATCAGAAAGAATCTGCTCCGCTTCGGGATCATCTTTGACTGCATTCTGAATAGCGTCTTCTTCGACAAGGTTCAATGTTCGCAGTGAGCCGTACGCCATCCTACGTGCCACATCTGGCGCATACGTCTTTCCATACAAGTAAGGGGCAAGCGTTGAGTAGTCGAGGTCGAGCGTCTTGTCGACAAGCTTTGCAGTGAGCAAACGCTTATGATACTGGAGGTCAGATTCTCCAGCCTGACGTTCTAACATTTTGTCTGTATCCATTAATGCTCCTTTCATCCAAAATAAAAGGCGCCCGATGGACGCCGTTACTTTTACTCTCGTATAACGCTAATTCGAAAAACGAAGGCGGTATACTCTCTATCATTACATGCAATACATCACAGACCGCCTCAGGCCGCATGAAAAGCCGCCTGACAAAGTCTCTATTTTTCCAAATTTACACTAACGTCTCAAATTCATTACGGCATTGACATTTCGCTGTGTCTTTATTTTAGCGCTGCAATCGATGCAGTACTTCTGAGACCGCCCGTGAATAGATCGACGCTTATCTGTGATACCACAATTCTCACAGACAAAATAACCGTCTTCTCCACAATATTTCATATACTGATAGCCGAGGTTGCGGAAGTCTGTAATTTCAAGCTCTGGCTCAGTATTGTCAATAAACTTCACACGTGTATTTATATTATCGACCTGTTTGGAAAACTGAACCATTCCCATACGATGCAGGTAATTATACATCGAACTCTGGCGCTTAATCGAGGTGCTGATGTTTGCCATCTTCATGATGTCACTATCCTTGATGTTCACCCAGTGGTCGTTCCCTGAATTAACTTTGTCCAGATATTTAGCGAGTGCTAGAAGCGTGAACGCAAGCCGCTTTGCCTGACGCTGATCAAGCTTGTTGATAGCATCAAGTTCCCCCTTGGTGATAACGATCTTATCGATGTTGATCGACTTTCTCTTCAATGCACGCTTGAGCGCATTATCAATAAGATCAGAGTAGAGGGGAAGAGATGCTTCTGGATCGCACTGAATAATAAATGCGTCCAGAAGCTTTCTTACCTCACGCTTTGCGAAGCCGGACTCAAGATAATATCTGGCGACACGTGTGATAGTCTCAAATGTATTCTTGCCAAGATCACGGCGGAGGATAGCGTCCCTCGCCCATTCATTTTCGTGAAGCACAATGCTCATAACAATTCCTCCTCTCGTTCCTGTTCAATGAGCACATCATTGATGGTCTGCACGGAAAACTTTTTACCGTTATAATACAAATCACCATTGTCATCCCGAACGGGGTAGGATATTGAATTGTTATTCTTGAGCAACAGGTTCATAATAATCTCTGAACCGCATAGTGCCCATGCAAACCTTTTCGTTGTAGCCTTTTGATAACACAGATCCAACGCGATGTCACAAAGCTCCTGCGAGTTGGGACAGACAGAATCGCATTCAGCACGGAACTCATCGTGCAAAGAAATCAGTGTTTGATTCATAGCGCCGCGATCAACACGTTCACGCTTGGCGGCGAGCGTGTACTTCTGGAGGCGGTGGCTATATTCTTTATAGAGCCGCTCGACCTCTGTATATCTTCGCGGCGTATACAGCTCTCCGCTCTTCATAATCTGATAGTCGAACGTATTCGTCGAAGCCTGTTTCGAAATCAAACGATCAAAACGATCCTCGAACTTCCTGCAGATAACATTCATGACAGAATCGTTTACACTGACGGGCATACGCAGATCGTAATAGTGCAGAAATTCTTTTTGACGATCCGTAAGCAGGTCGACATCAACCATTTTCAGGTCAGACACCGTCATACCGAATTCACGCAGAGCTTTACGATCTGTGTTCTTAATATATGTATTATACTGACGCATCAGGTCGGGATAGATATACCGCATGAAATATGGCTTCTTGTCTGCAACGACCCGGCGATATAATTCCCGCTTGCTGTCGTCTTCGATCTTGAATACCGCGTGGCGATCGTACCATGACTTTGGCATCGGGTGTGAAATGATACCTTTTGATTTGTCGATTTCATCCTGCTGGAACTGCTGACCGCACTGGATTCGATATTGCAGGATATCGTACTCCTGACACCCAGGCTGATACTTTGCGACGATATCATACATTGACGTCACGCGATTTGTGATCTGCCCGATATTATTACCGAAACTGTTAATGTTCGTTCTTACAAAGTCATCCTCGGTAGGGATACATTTTTCCGCCCTTCGCTGCGCACACATCAGGGCTGGCAACGGAGTAAAGTTCCTCAACATAACGTCGTTATCTGTTAAGAAAACTAAATCTCCATCGAAATCCATACCGTTGAGCGCCATGGTAATGGTGTCCCAACCATTAAGAATGGTCGCCGTTGGCATATATTTGTACCAGTACAGAGCATCTTTTCTTCGCACCGGTGATACCATCCTGATGTTGTTCGCACAAGACATCGGTGCCCGGAAGCAGAGTAAGTTTTCAGAACCGGCATCGGCCCAGTACTTATTGAAAATCTCCCCGGCCTTCAAAAGCCCATGAGGTTCGAGCCCCCAAATATGCTCACACAGCAGATATGGATCGCCTGATACGATAGAATAGTTGCCGTGAACCTTGAGGACGCCGACCTTAGCTTCGTCAATCTTATTACGGATCAGCTGATAAATATTATTCTTCACGAACGGATCTTCCAGAACACGGGGATCGATCATCGTCGCCTTGATGAAATCATCTGGCATATTCTCCACACCGCGCCTTGTCAGGTGCTCGCCCCGAAGGAAGAGGATTGCTTTCCTCCAGTCACCGCCGAGCACATCCGCAATTTCGTTCATTGTGGGCGCGATCAGCTCATCGATATCTTCGTCTGGCATGGTGAGGCACTGAATGAACTGATAATTCAGGGTGTGCTCATTCTCAAGCTCCCCCGGGCACGTCTTCGCAATACCGAACGTATACCCGTGATCGAGGCACTGCTGGATGTAATCGTCGCAATTCTTATAACTGTCCCACAGTTTGACCATGGAGGTGGTGAGGATCAATTCCGTGAATCGGACGTCGACGTCATTTCCCCATGCGTCCTTGACGATGTAGCCGCCGCCAACCTTATTTGCGAAGTCGAGATAGTCGAATGTATAGACCATCCCTTTCTCCCAGCAGAACCTGGTGTTGACCCCAGACGTAACGTAGTCAAGCCCGAGTTCTTCGCTCCAACGCTTAGCCAGCGATGGGAGCATGATCCCGTAGCCATCGGACGCATCAATTGTTATATCCGTGTTCTCACGCAGTGTCATCTCTGGCTCGCCGCCATTCTCATTGGAGAGATAGATAACTGTGTCTTTAAATGTAGTCTCGACGTCATTAACGATGAGGATGCCTTTCGGCATAGACACCGGATTGGAAGCGCTGCACGTGAGTGCCTTATACGCCTCCAGCTTCGCCGTGACGAGTTCCTTATTCGGATCGCGTCCGTTTTCGATTCGTCTTCTCAGTTCAGGTGCCAGCCTTTCACTGACGAAGACAATTGTAGAATTCTTGATGCCTCCGTTCGTTCCGAGAAGGCGGACGTATTTCACATCATTGATTTTGAATCCCTTGCAAGCCCGGTAGTAGTCAGTCGGCTTGTCGATAATGAGGCACATGTAATCCGGCTTGAACTGGAGATCGTCAAGATCGGAATAAAGCTTGCGAATCCGCCTTCTGTTCTCTGCGGAGTATGGCTCACGATTGATCCTGCGAATCTCAGCCTTAATCCGTTTCGCCTTGAAGTCTGCGTCGACAACGCCGTTCAGCTCGTCAATCCAGCGAAGGATCTGGCTGTCGGCGAGGGCGATGACCTCTTCATTTTTACGTGCTTCACTAATGGGAAGGGTGAGCTTCCATTTTTCCTTTCGGAGTCTGGAGCTGTGTATCTTGAAGATAAATTTCTGACAACTTAGCTGTTTGCTCATTCTCTCCCCGCTTGTTATCAGAAGTGAAATCCATCAAGATATTCGTTCAGGATTGTGCACCCATTCACAATCAGATCAGCCTTAAACTTTTCGTCATATGGCTGATTGAAATAAATCTTCAGTGTATTCTTATTTCCAAGGAACATTGTATAGTCGGTGTCAGACCAGAAGTTGTTGGCGATCACTGGCGCGGCGAGCACCAGACATGGTGTGACTTCATTTCTGAAATCCTCTTTGCTGAACGGCGTGTTGCCGCCGTATGTATAATCGTTGCCGGGTTCAGCGACCGCGCCATCGTAATCCATCGCAATGTCGACCGCACCGACCATGAACCGATCGTAGACCTCACCGGCATTATGTTCATAAGGGCGATCGTTCCAATCGTCTCCCCAGTAATCGTTACAATCATCATTTCCAAGGAAAAGGCGGAAGACGTTGCCTTTCTTCGCAAAGTCAATTACTTTCATAAAAACCTCCCTATACTAACAGATCTTCATCATAATCTGTGATATATTCAAACCACGCTTTGACGAACCGCTTATATTCTTTCGACCTCAGTTCGTCTTCGACATCGTATTCATCCATCATGCGCAGGGATACAAAGCAGTTGCATCCTTTGCAGGGGACATCACCGGTGTCGCCATCTGGAGTACAGACGACTCCGCCGTAGACGCACTCGTTGAATCTGTGCTTGCACACACCGCACCACCTCCTTTACTGACTTCATCAATCCAGTTAGCAAGAAGTTTCCTCATGCGGCTGCTGGGCAGGTACAGCCATATGTCTTTTCCATCTCGAATCGCAGACCTCCACACCCACTGGATCAGTGTGGAAAGGGCGTAGGCGTCCTCATCGATCGGAACGCCAAGTTTCACAAACAGGTTCCTATGTCCTGTATTTATATATATATTTGCCAGATATGCCAGATGTGTCTTATCGCGATAGCCATTCATCGCACGGGCGTTGAACACCAGATATGACTTCTTCATTCCACGTCCGCGGAACTTTTCTTCGTACCCCTTGAACGTGCCCCACATCATATGTCTCTTACCGCCGTCGGCCGACCAGATATTCTTATAAAGATTACCGAGAGCATTCTTTGCCTTACGTTGGTTCTCTTCGTCTCTTTGCAGCCAGCTCATCGAGAACGCATTCTCCGGCTCGCCAAGGGCGTTCAGCTTCTTATGGTCGAGAATATGGATCTTATCTTTAAGAGACTTCACATATTCGGGGATATACTCCTGGAACTTTCCAAAACGATATGTGCCGTCAGGGTCACGGGCTACGCCGATCTTTTTATAGTCATAGCCACTCGCTTTCAGGTATACGCCAATCTCCTGACCATCGATCATATAAGTCATCACAATGACCTTGTCGAAGGCTGAGATGAACCGCCTGGGCAGCAGCCAGAAGAGCAGAGCGTTTCCATGCTGATCACCTTCAAAGACAGACAGACATTCTCTGCGGCTGACCAGATCAATTACACTCGCAAACAGTCCCGTGCCGTCTGTGGAGTATGTACGGCAGCCAGCGGTCGTGTAGCCATTTTTTGTCTTGACGAGGTAGCCGCCATCGATAAGCATCTCCTCATCCAGCTTGGACAGCTTATAGGCGGTCAGAATATCAAGAGCCTCGTCGATGATAATGGTGTACCCATGTCTGCGGATATCGTCGAGCATCTCAGCAGTGTAACGTGTGAACGCCGCATGTGTGGATGTGATATTCTTTCCGGCGTTAATCAGCGCTGCTATATGTTTAATCTTTCGGAATCCTGCTCCGGGGACATTCCGTGCCGGTTCAACAAAGTCAGCTTCCGGGCATGACTCTTTGATACGGGAAGCCTCACTGAGGTACGGGGTGATATAAATAAACTTCTCATCGGGGTGCTCACGGATATAGGTGATAGCGCTCTCAGTCTTTCCGCTCCCCATGATGGCATCACAGACGAACACTTCCGGCTTGTGTTTATCCTCTTCTGTCATTAACTCCTCCCACTCGTTTCAATCCTTAATAGATATCAGAAAGGAGAACATACCGCCGCAGTCAGGAGGGCAGGCCTGAGCAAAGGACGGACGAGTTCTCCGGTTTATTCATATAATTATCCACTAAAATTATAACACGTTTCAAACGTTATGCAAACGTTTTCCAACGGGAAAAACAGGTCAGGTACAGATAAGTCCAAAAAAGTTACCTAAAACGGGTTTGGAAGGTGTCGAAAACCCGCATGGCAAGGGCGTTTTTGGAACCACCCCCCTTAAAAGTACAATATTTAAGGTTCCCTTTTCCAAGGCAACATCCTTGTGATACATCCGCTGAAACGCCAACAGCCTTTCATAACGTGGCCTCGTTTGTCGTATTTCCAACAAAACTATAAACACCCACTACCCGATCGTATTGCCCGGGCTTCATGTTGCGGCTGGCGGCGGAACACTCCTTCAGGGGAATCGGGTACACCGCATCTGATATACATAGGCTGCGCTCCGAGAGGACACGAGGAGCCGTTTCCAATAAAAGAAAGTATTATTTAATTTATATTTATTTTTCTTTCTTTTGATTAATTTATATTTATTTTTTCCAGAAAAGAAAGGAGCGATTTATAAAGGACGGCTCCTTTTTTTTCTATTGGAAAATGTATGCATGGAAAAGGTTGAAGAATGTTGAAACACAGGCGCCGTCCTGTGACGGCTGAGAGAGGGAAGGGCAGCGTCCATGATATAGGCTGGAAAGAACAAATTGATGTAGATTAATGAATTTCTGCTGAAAGGTCTAGCCCTGCTGGTTGTCTATGTCCTATGTCTCAAAAGTTGCAAAAACTAGAAAGCTTTGCAAAAATTGTGGAACTGCGGTGTCAAAGAAAGGAAAGGCGGATTTGCGGAAAGGCTCGATAAATACTGGAGATTTTTGATGCGGGCAGTGAGATGAAACGCCATAGACAGTTTTGGGAAAAAATTCTGTAGCATGCTACCAAAAACAGGGCTATGTCCACTTGTGAGAAAATAGGACTTAGTTCACAAACGCTTTAGCCTGCTGATGCGACCTGGAGTACAGGGAGACGGTACACACCTGCGCCACTTATGAATTTTCTGCTGAAAAGGGATTGAAACGAATTTTCAAAAATGCTATATATTGATCGAAGGGAAACCTTCCGCAGGGCAGGCCTGCGATATCAAAAGCCATGCAGGCACGGTTATAGAGACCGCCAAAAGAAAAGAGAGGAAAAAATCATGAAACAGATTACATCAAAGAGCGCAGAAAAGCGCACATCGACAGGCGCACAGATGCGCACAGTCACAATGAACACATGCACAGACATTAACGGAACAAAGCACACCTATGAATCAATCGAATACCTGCCGTTTGTATCTCCGCAGGTCAAGGCAGGTTCATTCAATGATCAGACCTATGCACGGCAGGCGCAGGCAGAAAGCACACAGGCACAGATGCAGATGCGCAGGCAGTCCGATGCGGAGTTATGGGATATGCTTTCATTCCGTGGGCAGACCTTTGCCGATGCGGTCGCAGACCTTCAAAATGAAATAGTCATGCATCGCAGGACAGGGAAACAGATTTCAGTTAATGCCCTTGAACGTTTCGGGATGTGTGTTGTTCGTGCTACCTTCAAAGACCTTATAGCAAAGGGCGCAGATGCATACCAAACCGCAGTCTATGATGATTTCCGTCATGACATCCGTTTGGAAATGAGTAGACGCATGGCAAGCGATACCGCTTATGAAGTGAACCGCAACCGCAAAGGCGATACAGTCAGAGCAGAGGCAGACCCGCAGGCGGTAAACGTTCTCAAAAATCAGTCTGAACGTTTCGGCAGTGGATATGATTTGATGCATGCTATCATGGCGCAGGTACTCGAGGCGGTATCATGGGGCGCAGATTTTGAAACAGTGGTTAAGGTGGACAGGCGCAAAAAGTCTGCTCTTGCATGGAAGGGCGAGGATGAATTAACCGATGAAATGATTGAGAAGGAAACAGATCTTGTAAGCCTTTGCTTTAAGGCATGCCGTGATGAGATTGAACGGCAGGCAAGCATCAAGGCGGTTGACAATGGCTACACATATATCGAGGCGCAGACACGCACTAGGGCGCATGGTTGGTCAGAGTGCATCGATGCAGTAAGCGCAGATGATAGAGACGGATACACCGATGAAAAGATTTATCTGCGCATGAAACAGAATGTGTTCACAGGTGAATGCACTTCAATAGCACAGGTCAGAGCATTGCGCAGTATGATTGACGGCATGCATCTGACAGATGCGCAGATGCGCAGACTTGAGATGAAGGCAAGAGGCTATAGCATCGAACAGATAGCAGGCGAAGAGAAAACATCAAGAAGAGCCATTCAGAAGAGCATTGAACAGATTAGAGCTAAGGCGCTTAAATGGTTACAAGCGCAGGAGATTACCGCAGGCGCTCAGACCGCATCCGAAATGTTTATGATGATTGAACAGATAGAGGCGCAGGCAGAGGCGCAGGCGCAGGCAGAGGCACAGGCAGAGGCAGAGGCGCAGGCAGAGGCGCAGATGCAGGCGCAGAATCACAGAGCGGATTTCATTTATTGGAAAAACAAAAAAGCGAACGAAAGAGCGCAGGCGCAGGCGGATGTATACCGTTTCGATTATTGGAAACAGGAAAGCGCAGGCGCAGAGCAAGCGTACGATATGGGCGGATGGTCAACTCTTACAATGCAGTCTTATTGGAAGGCAAACGCACGGCAGAATCACAGGGATGCGCTCAATGCCCGCAGACCTTCAAAACCCTGCGCAAAGGCACGGCACAGAATGGCAGTCTATGAGATGAAACACGGCAGATAATCACAGGCGCAGGCGGTCGAATGACCGCCTTTTTTTGTTCCTGCTGCGCCTTCCTGGAGGGCGGCAGTTAGTCATATCTAACATGTAGCATGCTACGGCAATTTCAAAACATGCCCTTTACAGAGGCGCAGAGGCGCAGGAGTCGGCACGGATGAACAAACTATCACGGCAGGCACGGAAACCGCCTTAAACGGCACGGAAACCGCCTTAAACGGCAAAATATGAGAGCAGGCGCAGTACACACCTGCGCCACTAAGGTGCAAGGGTACACACCTGCGCCACTAAGGTGCAAGGGTACACACCTGCGCCACTAAGGTGCAAGGGTACACACCTGCGCCACTAAGG